ATGCCAAAGATGCGCCTGACTAAGCAGGCGGTCGATGAGTTGCCGTTCCCTGAAGTATCCGGAACCCGCATCAACTACATCGACAGCGAATGCTCAGCCCTCTACCTGCGTGTTACGACGACCGCAAAGACCTTCTATTACGTCACCTATAACGCTGCTGCGAAGAAGCGTGAATGGGTGAAGATCGGGCGACCGGATGAGGGTCACACCCCAAACACCGCCCGTGAGTTCTGCCGGAAGGTAGCCCGTGGAGAGATCAATCTCGCGGAGCCGGCAGTCAACGAAGACGAACCCACTACCCTTTCCCTTGTCCCGGAAACCGACTCGGGAGCCGCACCTGCGCCGGAAGAGATGACCTGCCGACAGCTGGCGAAAGACTATCTGGAGCAGTACGCCGTCAATAAGAAAGACGGTGGAAAGTCGGATCGTCGCTTTCTGGAGATCGACTTCCTACCCTCCTTTGGGGATCGGGTCGCGGCTTCTGTGAAGCGTTCGGAGCTTCAGAAGCTCTTTCAGGACAAGGCGAACGGTGATCCTGACCTGGGGAAGAAAGCCGCCCCGGTCGCAGCGAACCGTCTTCGTGCCGTCGTTTCCAAGATGTTCTCCTGGGGTATGCCGACCCTCGATGACGGTGTTCAGGTCAGTCCGGTCATGGGAACCCATCGTCGGAAAGAGCAAGCTCGCGACCGCGTTCTCTCCCATGATGAGCTTCGCCTCGTGTGGAGAAAGCTGTCTAGCTTTCAGTCGGACTTGATTCGCAGTGCGGTGAAGATACTGATCATCACCCTTCAGCGTCGTTCCGAGGTAGCTCTCATGGAATGGAAAGAGATCGACTGGAAGCACCGCATCTGGACTATCCCGAAGGAAAAGTCGAAGAACGGACACTCGCAAACCGTCCCTCTGTCGAAGATGGCAATCCGTGAGCTGGAATACATGAAGCCCCTAACCGGGCACACGCCATACATCTTCTGGAGCAACAAGAGGAACAACGCGAAGGTGCTGGAAGCAGGAGTTATTCACCCGGACTGGATCACTCACGCAATCGCGGACTTGCGCGCCCGCGACGAGGAACTGAAGGTCTTGGACCGTTTCACTCCCCACGATTTCCGTCGTACTGCCGCTACCAATATCGGTGAGCTGATGGAGAGTCGTGAAGCGGTGAAGCGTCTGTTGAACCACGTCGAAGGTGGTGCGACGTCGATTTATGACCGTGCGACGTACACGGGGTTGAAGCGCAAAGCCCTCAACCTTTGGGCAGATCGCCTGTCTAAGATCATCCGAGGCGAGCACATTCCCATCGCGGATCTGGACGAAGCCGCATAAGCAAAAGGGGCACCCTCATCAGGTGCCCCTCTTTCTTTACCAGCTGATTTCAGCCTTGTCGGTTCGCAGTCGCTTGAAGACCGGGTGTCGGAGCGAGCCTGCCGGCGTCACCTCCTGATACTGCACCTCGGCCAGCATACCCATCACCTGACGGCCCGCCGTCTTCTCCATGTCGGCATTCAGGGCTTCCCAAAGCTCGCCACGCTGGGACAGGCTGAAGCCCGAACCCACCTTTACCTGCTCGCCCTTGAAGTCCACGACGATCCCGCCGAGGGTGCCCACCATTGCCCCGGTGCCCTCGAAGAAGCCGATGATCTGCAGATCCATCGTCTCTTCCGCCTTGATCTTCATCCAGGCGTAATCGCGCTTCTTGCGGTAGAAGGCGTCGGGGTCTTTGATGATCAGACCCTCCAGGCCGTTGTTGCGAGCTGCCTCGTACATTGCCCAGATTTCGTCTTCGGATGCCGCCCAATAGCTGCCCGGCAACTCCAGGAACTTCGGCTTGTTCGTTTCCTTGTATGCCTTGAACGCAGCCTCCAGCAGCTTTCGACGCTGACGCTGGGTGCCCATTTCCTCCAGCTGGGCGTCGGACGCCTCCAGAAGGTTCGTGCCGGGCAGACCCAGAACGTCGAACACATGGAGGGTGCCCTCCTCGATGGGGTCATCCGAACGCAGGGCTGAGACCGACTCGTTGAAGGAGCCCGACGTTGCTTCGGCGTCCAGGCAGACGATGCGACCCATCTCCTTCTCGTCCATGACCACACGAACGAAGTCGATGACTTCCATCGTCATCGGGACGAGGCTCGGGATCGGGTTGCCTGCGCGGGTGTAGAAGTCCACGACCCAATCGACGGTATCGACGACGACCAGGGTGCGCATGCCATCCAGCTTCGGCTCGATCATGCGGGGCCAGCCGCTGACCTTCTTCACGTTGAAGGGGTGAGCCAGCATGACGCCGAACTCGGACAGCAAGCCGGGGATGACTTTGTTCACGCTCGATGCCTGAATGCCGATCTTCAGGTTCTTGTCGAGCGCCCACAGGGACCACTTGAGCACCGGCTGCTCGTACTTGGTGCGGATGTCCTCCAGCATCTTGATCCGGCGATCCGTCGCACCCGTGCCCGTGGCGAGCTGAATCTCGCGCATGGCGATGAAGTAGTCAGAGTCCAGGTCGTTGCCCTCGGTGACGTGAGCCACCGAGAAGTCGGTCAGTTGCTTGGGAAGCTGCTTGCTGGTGATGCCGAACTTCACCTGGTCGTCGAACCAGAACTTGAGCAGGCGCTTCAGGTAATCCACCTGGGTTTCGTCGGCGTCTTTGACGAAGTTCTCCAGCAGCTCCAGCTTGGTCTTGCCCTTCGCTGCCCCGATGGCAACGAGCAAGTCGTGGATTGCGTCAATATTGGGCGTCGTGCTCATTTCCAAGTTCCTCAAGTGCCTGGTTGATCGCTCCCTGGATGATGTTCTGGGAGGCAAGGTCGGTGTCGATGTGACCGTTACGCTTCACGGGCGCGGTCACGGGTTCAGCACGCTCGCGCTTGACCTTGATCGGGTCGGCGTCTGCGATGGTGTTGGTGTCGGTCGGGACGAAGCCGCGCTGGGAGTTACCCCGGCGATAGCCGATGCCAGCTCGGGCGGCTTCGGACTGTTTCTGGAACTCGGCCAGGGTCTTGTGACGGTCGCGGAAGTACAGGGCGTGACCCACCTGCATCTCTTCCTTGCGCATCTTGATCGCCGGACAGGTTCGGCTGCAGATGGCGTCCTGGCAGCTCGTGCGCAGGTTCGGGCGCTTCTCCAGCACCGCTTCGATGGTGTGCAGGCAGACTGCATAGTTCGAACGGCCACTGTACTGGTCACACCAGAAGTAATAGCCGTTGCTGCCCGAGCGAGATTCGCCCATCGGCAGCTTGTCTTCATTGATGGGGTCGTTCGGGATGTCCCGAAGCTCGATCTTCTCTTCCACGCTCTTCTCTCCTGTGCGCGCATTTGCGCTTCACGCAATTATAGTATGTGCATACATACCATTACAGCGAAATCGTTAGGGGCTTCTCTGGGTAGCGCTTGGCCACCTCCCCCTTCAGCAGCACGATGTCCACGCCCGTCCTGATCCGCTTAGCGTTCTGGATCGCGGACAGGATCTCCACCGGCTTCGCTTCGCCTGGGTCTTTGTCCTTCGGGAGCATCGCCACGTAGCACTCAAACCCCATCTTCAGGAGGCTCAGACACGCCTTGGCAGCTGCGAAGGTCGCTTTCGCCTCCCCATCCCAGAGGAAGGTCAGGCGCTTGACGCCCTTACCCCTGAGCTTGATGAACTGGCCCAGCTGGTCATTCCCTTCGTTGTTGCCCTCGGACAGGTGCATGCCGAAGGTGCCCACGGCCAGGGTGGTCTCACGCTTGGAGAAGTCCGTGTCCAGGGCGATCTTTGCCCCGATGACGTCAAACGCACCCTCGCAGATGACCACATGGTCTACCCCAGGCACGACGTTCCACCCGTTGTAGAGGTAGGAGCCGGTAGACGCGAAGCCAGGCGGGAACAGGTAGCGCTTCTCGTGCTCCCCAGTGCCGTCTCGCCCCTGGAACGTGACCAGCTCACCCTCCAGGTCGAAGACCGGGATGATCACGCGCTTGCCGTAGTCCTGCTTCATCTTGCGACCGTCAGGGCTGACGACTTCGAAGGAGCCCTCTTCACACCAGCGGAGCCCGAAGTATTCAGCCAGGGCTTTATCCACCCCTCGGCGTGCCAGGTATTCGGGAACCTCCTCCATCTCCGCGACAGGCTTGCTCTCGGGGAGATAGAGGGAATTGAGGTCCGCGATGGTCAGGACTGACGTTCGCTTGGGCCTCCAGCCCTGCTCCTGAGCCAGTTTCCTGAGCGTCAGAAGCAGCTGGTTGCCAGCTTGGGAGTACAGACCCTTGAGGAAAGTCCATTTGGAGAAGGTCTTCTGGGGGCAACCGCCAGAGAAGCAGTTGCCGACGCCAGAATCCGCGTTGACGTAGACACGATAGTCGTTCGACCCGCAGAACGGGCATGCCCGGACGTTGAGCTGACGACCTGAACGACCGTAACTGTCACGGTGGGACACGCCTTCACGGTCGAGCACCCACTCCATGTCGATCTGGTCGAGCAGTTCTTTTGCCTCCTCCCACATGACGCCTATGCCTCGATTTCGATGATGGACTCGATCATTCGTGCCTGTTCAAGGTTCGTCTTGACCCGGACGATGAAGTTGCCCTTCTGGTTACGGGACGCGGCGAAGTAGAGCTTTGCCTCGTTGTTTGCCTTGTCCTCGTCGCTACTGTTGATGGAGATCAGCAAGTCCACAGTTCGGACCTTGTTGATGTCTTCAGCGACGTGCTCCATCTTGCTGACCGTGGACTTGAAGCCCTCACGGTTGGTCTGGGTCGCAGACAGAAGCGCGCAGTTGAACTCGTAGGAGATGGCACGCAGGTCGATGTAGATCATGCGGCTGTTCTCGCGCATCTCCGACGACATCTGATCCGGACGCATCAGGTCGGCGTAGTCCACCACCACCATGTCGTAGTGATTGCCCTTTGCGGCTTCCCGGTGAAGCAGACGACGGAGGTCGCCAGGGCTGAAGCTGCCCGTGGGGAAGTCGAACAAGGAGAACTTGCCGGCCTTAGCAGACGCTGCCTTTACCTTGTCGCGAACGGCACCCAGAGCGATCTGGAGATCCTTCATCGCGGTCTTGGCGATGTTCGCGTCCATACGATCCGCGATGATGCGAGCGGCCACTTCCAGCGAGACGTACAAGACGTTGTAGCCGGCGAGACAGGCATTGACCGCGAACGCGATCAGCGACATGGACTTGCCCGCTTTCGCAGCGCCCATGATCACGCTCAGCTCCTTGCGACCCCATCCCTTGTTGTAGAGAACACGGTCCAGCTCCTTGAAGCCGGTGGTGATCCCGTCATAGGTGATGCGACCCGCCAGAAGCTCCTTGCGGTATTCCGCACGCCCCTCGATCGTTTCGAAGAAGTCGATCTTGGAGTTGTCCTGGTTCTCGCCCACCATCAAGGCTTGCTTGATGGCCTTTTCGATGGCCGGGAAGTCCCGCTTATCGACCAGCTCTGCAGACTTCAGGATGGCCTCGGTCATCGCAGAGTGACGAGCGAACTCGGCCACGCGGTCGATGGTGAAGTCCTTGTCGTCCAGCTCGACTGCGTACAGCTGACGCAGCGCCTGCTTCATGTCCTCAACGAGGTCGCCACGGATGGTCTTGTTCTTGACCGCATCCGTGAAGAGCATCACGAACGCCGTCTTGGACGGGATCATCTTGTACTTGTTGAAGTAGTCGAGAGCCAGGCTCACGATCTGACCGAGGCTTTCGCTGGTCATGTAGCGCGGCTGGACGAGCCCTTCGGTGCGCTGGTTGAAGTCCGTGTCGCGAAGCACCCAGGCAGCGATCTGTTCCTGGAAGTTCTCGTCGAACTCATAGGTAACGCCCTCTTCGGTCGCTACCACCTCTTCTTCGACCGCCGACATTTAAGCCACCTCGGCAACGGTGATCTCTTCGAGGGCGTGCTTGAACAGCAGGCGCTTGACGGCACCGTTGTTGGTGGAGATCAGGATGGTGTAGCGATCAACCTCCAGGACGTAGCCGTTCAGGACGACATCAGCGCCCAGCACGAATTCCAGCTCGGTCTCGGACTCGCGCATCTCCTGCAGCCACTGGTCATGGCTCCAGGGCTTCGGCTGGGGCGGGAGGACGATCTTGGTCGGCGGGGTTACTTCGGGACGGCGGGCCTTGCCGTTCAGGTGGAGGGTCTTGCGACGGGGAAAGTTGTGATCCTTCATTCTCTTCTCTACTGCGTATGTATGTCGATACATACATTGTAGCGAGGAAAAAGTTACGCGATCAGTTCAGCGGGAAGCAGCTTCTCGGCAGTCGCTTGGGACAGCACTCCCTGGTCGATCAGACGCAGGGCGACCATCGAGCTGCCCTTGGCACGGATCATCTTGCAGAGCCATTCGTCGAACGCGCCCTTCCACGGGGCAGTCGAGTCGGCCATGAGGGTCGGGGCGGTGAAGTGCAGCGCTCGGATGGGGAGTTCCTCCTTCCAGCGCATTGCGATGAAGCCGATCAGGGGCAGGACGCCGGGACGGGCCTTGCCGTAAAGCTGACGGACGTTGGGGAGCCTGCTCCACCCGCGATCCACTGCCTCGTTGATCCCGAGACGGACGAACGTGTCATAGGGCATCCCGAGAGCGTCAGCGGCCTGTCGTGCCCCGAATGCGTCTTTCATCTGCTGCTCTTTTATAAGAGACGTGAACAGCTTCGACACAGCGATAGGGGCGCGATAGATGCCGGTGTACTTCTCCTGCGACTCGACGTAGACCTTGTTGCAGAGCTTCCCAAACAAGCGCGTGCGCTTGACGGGGTGCATGCCCCTGTATTCCCACCAGCAGGCTTTCGCAAGCTTGCGCTCGCGCTCACAGATCGCGTCAAAGTCGTTTGGGAACGAGCGCATCAGCGCTAGATCCATGTCCCTGGCTTCCATGTCGAAGCCAGGGAACTCGATGGTATGTGTGATGGTCGCCATAGTTAGTGCTTTGTCTCTGAGCACTAATTATATGCGCTCACATACTTATTTTGTCGCAGGATCTCGATACCGCCTCAAGATCTCCTTGACCAGGCCCGAGCGCACAACGTCATCCTCGGTGAACTCGATGACCTTCACGCCCTTGAGACCCTTCAAACGCTCCATGGCGTCCTTCAGGCCGCTTTCGCCAGGGATGTCCTTTTGGGTGATGTCGCCATTGATGACCACGGTCGAGTTTTCACCGATGCGGGTCAGGAACAGCTTCATCTGCTCCGGGGTGACGTTCTGGGCTTCGTCCAAGATCACGAAGCAGTTGTCGAAGGTCAGGCCACGGATGTACTCCAGGGGCTGAATCTCCACCTTTTCGAGGCGCTGGAGGTTCTCCAGATGCCTTGCGCCGAGGACCGAACTCAGGATGTGCCGGAACGGGGCGAAGTACGGTTCGAACTTCTCGTGGATGGTGCCGGGAAGGAAGCCCAGTCCCTTACCTGCTTCGACTGCCGGACGGGTCACGATGATCTTCTGGATCTTCCGCTGAAGCAGCAGGTTCGCAGCGTGCGCGGTGCAGACGTAGGTCTTGCCCGTGCCAGCGGGACCGATGCCGAAGGTCAGCTGATTGGATTCCATCGAGATGAGATAGTGACCCTGCACCTCATTCTTCGGCACGACTTCCTTGACGTAGCCGTAATCCTCTTCCCCACGGTGACGCTCACTACCCACACGCTCCTTGCCAGTGCGTTCCCGGTTCTCACGTTCCATGCGCTCGTTGCGCTTACGTTCTGCTCGGCGTCCCACGTTTGTCCTTCCTTGGTTGTGAAAAAGGGCGTCCGTCCTAGACACCCTTGGGGTTTAGTGATTCTTGGTGGTGAAGAGCGTCGTTGGTATCCCGGCAAACTCGCTCTTGTCCCGGTAGTAATACTTGCCACCCACCACAGCGAAGTTGGTGATCGGGAAGTATTCGATGACCGTGGCCTTCGTCAGCGTGTCGATGTGTGCCAGGGCGAAGCCGTTGTGCCACTGCTCACCGTTGCAGTAGCTCGCGGAGCGCTTGTGACCGCTGCCTAGCTGATGCCATTCGTATGCACCGTAGATCGGGGAGAACATCGGCCACACTTCATGCTTGTGGTGATGACCGTTGACGCCGGGCAGACCCATGTGGCGCGCATGCGGAAAGTGATGTGCGAGGAAGGCGTCCCAATAGATGCGGTAGTTGTTCTTCACTTCCTTGGTCGTGTCCGACTTCGTGAACGCCGTCATGTCGGCCTGGGCCACGTAGTTCATTTCGAACTCTTCCAGACCCAGCAGCTTGCTGATCGTCATGCCGTGGAGGTCGGAAAGGACCGCACGCAGGGCCGGCGTAGCATCAGCCAGGTGACGCAGGAGGCGGTGCTCGTGGTTGCCTTCGATCAGGTCCATCTGCGTGCCTGGGCAGGCTTCACGGATGGGAGCGAAGATCTTGGTGTGGGCGAACTTGATGCGACCCACCACGTCCCACTCACGCGGATCCACGCCGTACTTGCCGAACTCGGGCAGATCGAAGATGTCGCCCACGAAGCTCACCACGTCGGGCTGCACTCGCTTGGCGGTGTCGATGAGGACGCGCAGGAAGAACGGGTCAATCTCGATGTCGTGGAGGTCCGAACACAGCAGGATGGTCTTGAAGCGAGCCTTGTTGTCGCGGGTGTACTTGTCGCCCCACTCCCGGCGCTCCTCGTTCATGCGCTTGTAGTGGTCAACCGAGGCGTGCTTGGCGATGGCCTTCTCCATCGCACCGACCTGACGTGAGCCGGTGATGCCCGCCTGGCGCTTGAACTCGTGGAAGGTGCCGAAGTGCATCGTCCAGACGGACTCGGCATAGCGTCCGTGGACGCGGTAGTAGTTGCGGGTGATGAACCGTTCGGGGTCCGCTTCCGCCATCGCACGAATGTCTGCGATGCAGTCTTCGGCAGTGCCATCCTTCAGCTTGGGGATGATGGTTTCAGAGAGTGGGGCTTCCTTGCCCCGTGCAGCCTTCACTGGCTTCTTACTCGCTTTCACTTGCCGATTCCTTGTTTTCTGAGCTGTTCCGTCAGCCCATGGTGGCGGTCCTTGCACTCCCAGTAGAGGTGCTGGACTTGTTTGTGGTTGGCTTGAATGGCTTCACGTTCACCGGATTGAAGCTCCGGCAGCTCTTCAGGGCAGTCCTCAAGGTATTTCGCGTTGAGAAAAATCTGCCCTCTTGTTTCCGAGGTTCCAGAGGCGCAGCTCGTCAGCATCAAACACAGGCTGATCCACGCTGCGCTCAGAAAGAGCCGGTATGGGTTCATGGGTGTCGTCCTTCGGCGGATTCCGTGCCTTGGGTTCAGTCACGGGGTATCCGGGCTCCTGTGCCCGGCGCTTGTTGTAGAAATCGACAACGGCGGTGTCAGTCCAGGAGAAGAAGCCGTCCCTGGCTACATCCTTCCCTGTTTGCTCCTCCTGGACTGACATGGCCGCTTGGGCGTTGTCTGCCGTTTCCTTGCTCACCGCAGCGGACTGCTGGGACTTCTCAATGGCGTAGCCACGCTCAGTCCAGGTGTGGCCTCCGTAGAAGCACAGACCCGACCAGGCCACGACGAGCAAACCAATGAGAAGTCCCTGCTTCATGCTGCTTCCTTGAGTTCCTTGCGTTTCTGCCAAACCACGTAGATCGAGGTGCCGATGCTGACGGCCACCAAGGTCAGAGCGATCACTCGGGTCCACTGCGTCATGCCGGCAGTGTCCGAGGCGATCTGTTTGATGGCTGCCACCGTGGGAGCGATCTGGCTGTAACCAGCGGTGATCGCGCCTGCGATACCCGTCACGATGGTCGTGATGGATGCCTTGCCACCCGGCACTTCAGTCACCTTCTGGACGGGTGCCGTGGGCACTTCGTTGGCGGTGTCGATACGGATGGCTTCCTGGATGACAGGAGCTGCCTTCGGCACTTCGATACCGGGCAGAGTCATCTGCGGAGCCGGCACGGAGATCTTCCCGATGGGAGCGATGTCCTCGACCGGGAGGCTCCACAGTCGGATTTCCAGGTTGCGACGGTTCACCAGGCCCGGCAGATCTTCCTTCCAGGTCCGAACCTTGCCGTCAGCAAGCTTCTCGGTCTTGGTGATCTTGACCCACTTGGCCAGCTCAATCGGGACAGCCTTGTAGTCGCCCTGGTTGAGCTTGCGCAGCAGCGTGCTGGACGCGAACTGATCCCAGCCCACGTTGAAGGCGAAGGACACCAGTGCGCCGTACTGATGATCGTTCAGATCAACCAGCACCTTGCTGCACACTACGTCGATTGCTTCGTGGAGATCCTGGTCGAAGATGCGCCAGGCTTCGGCTTCGGTGATGACCAGGCCAGAGCGAACCTCGGGACCGGTGTGGCCGATACCGATAGTCCAGACGCCCTTGCTGTCCTTGTAAGCCTTGAGGACGGGTTTACCGTCAGTGCCAGGAGCGCCCTCGCACACAGCGAGGAACTTGCGGCACTCTTCAGTCAGTGGACGGAAGTTCACGGGGAACCTCCGCTGAGCTTGGGGATGTTGACGTCCGCTGCCTTGGCAGTCAGATAGATCAGCAGGAGCCAGAGACCGATCTTCGTAGCCCACGCGAATACGTGGCCCATGAAAGAGTCGGTCAGCTTGTCCATGCGTCGGTGGAACTGTTCCGTGATACGGATCAGTTCGAGAACCTCTTCGGGCTTTCGGTCCCCGAAGTGGCTGATGAAGCTTTCCCGGACTTCGGATCGGACGACAGACCGAATTGCCTCAAGCAACTCGGCCTGTCGGCCTTTCTCAATGAGTTCCTTCTCACGTCCGGACATTCCATTGTCCAGGTCTTTCTCGCTCACCGCTCAGTCCCTTGTAGCCAGTGTGTATGTATGCGCTTACGTATTCTACAAGGGACGGAAAGGGTTAGCCACCCTTGGTGGAGTTGCCCTTGCCGGTCGGCTTCGACTTCAGCTCTTCCAGCTCGCTGGTCAGCTCGGCAATGCGCTGGGCCTGCTCCTGCAGGTTGCCGTGGATGATCTGCACAGCCTGGCGTGCGGCCTGGACGAACGGACCACGGGCAGCGCCTGCGAGGGTCTGGGTCAGGTCATCGGATGCCTGGGCGAGGAACTGCACGGCTTCCTGGGTTTCCTGCTTGATCACGGGGTTTCTTCCTTGTTGGTTTCAGTGGTGGGTTCGATGATCGTGACGGTTTCGTCCACGACCGGGGGCGGTTCTTCCGAGACGTTCGGAGAGTTGGGGTTCAGGGTGCTCTGCAGGGTCTCGCTTGCGAAGCCCTTTTCGTTTGCCAGGCGGTCGAACGCGAGCTTGAACATGTTGACGACGCCGGCTCCCGAGATGTGCTCCAGCGGAACACCAGTGACGGGATCGAGGTCTTCGGGCTGGGCAAACAGACGCGGGAGCACTTCCATGCCATTGACCCAAAGGGTATCGCGACGACCCTGCACGTCCACGTAGGCACCGTCGATGTAGATGTATTCCTGGCACTCGTAGATCAGCTGGATGTTGCCGCTGACCGGATCCCACTTCATGCGGATCTCCGGGGCGACCATTTCAGCGACGACACCGTTACCCAGCTCCCGGAATCGCTTGTTCACAACATTGGTCATAGGTATGTCCTAAAAGGTGACTATTACATTATACGTATGCAGATACTTACACGGTCAGCCCGGCCCTAAGACCGGGTGACATTTCTTCGAATTGCCTTACACCGTGTTGAAGTAGTTCATGCTGCAACGTGCGGTCACGGTCTGGGACGAGACGCCATCAGAGATGTCGCACGCCACATCCACGTAGCTGCCCCCATTGAGCAGAGCCGTACACTGCGCGCTCACCTGGTTGGTGTTGCTGCCGGCAGTAGCGCCAGATGCGCCACCACCCCACCCGATCACACGCCAGTTGTAGCTGAAGTTGCCCGTGCCACCGGATGCGTATGCGGTGGCCAAGGTGCTCATCACGCGGGTCGTCGGCGTGGTCTTGTTGCCGAGGTTGAACGAGACCGTCGAGCCGGTTGCAGACGCAGTGAACGGGACGTAGTTGGTCGCACCCACGAACTGCGCGAGTTCCAGATACCACGAGTTGTCCGAGACGCCGTAGTTCTGCGAGATGTTCGGGACGAGACCACCACCACGGGCATACGAAAAGAGGTCGCCAGGGCCTCCGAAGACATTCACTAGATCCTGGAGGCTCGGGTTGGCGGGAACGGTAGCCATTACAGGCCACCGTCCGTCAGACGCTTGTCCAACATCTGCACCGCTGCGACGAGGGGAGCCAGCAGCTCGGCCACCGACAGGGTGAGCGTGTCGGGACCAGCAGGGCCGTCACCGGAGGTCACCATCGTCGGATAGTGGTCCTCCATCTCCTGAGCGAAGAACCCGAACTCCCAGTGGCCGTCCTTGAGGTAGGAACGCGGGATCAGCTTCTTGATCTTCTCAAGCTCCTGGCGGGGGTTGAGCTTCTCCGCGAAGCGCTTCAAGCGCGCGTCGGAGTTGATCTTGAAGTTCGGCGCATACACCCAGGCGGAACAGTAAGCGTCACCGTTGGATTGAACCTTGAACTCGCCAGCACCGTTATATGGCCCGTTGGGTCGCATATAGATCGTGCCCGCCGTGCCGTTATTGCCGAGAACAAGGTGGCCCTGGTCGGAGTTGACGTAGCCGTTGCGCGCCTTCAGGGTGTTGCCGCTTGCTTCGCCCCAAATCGTTGCAGAACCGCGTGCGACGAGATCGCCGCGCATATTGAAGTGGCCGTTACGAACGTCAAACCAATGCGAGTATTCGCCCAAAGGCACAGCCTGTCCGGAAATGGTCGGGGCAAAGCCGATACCGTTCCACGACTTGATGGCAAGGTTGTTCGCAGTGATAGAGCAGTTGTCACCGTTACCCGGATAGATGCCGTTGCCGCCACCGTTACCGTTAAACGTGATCTCCTTCATCATTACGCCGCCGACGTTCTTGTCTAGCGGGGTGATAAGAGCAGACGTCCAGATGGTGCCGCCTGCGGCGAGGGAGGCGGTAAACCCAGCCTGCTCGTTATAGAAGCTGAACTGTCCGCCCTGCTTGAAGATGTACGAGTTGGCGTTTCCGAAGTAGACAACGCCATCAGTGGCAGTGCCGTTCCAGCCGGAAGCTCGGAGGGAAGCGTTGTTCGCGATCACCGTGCCATTAACGGTCGTCGTGCCGTCAGGCGCGACCGTGACCCTGGAGATCAGGGCACCGCGCTTGGCCCCAAAGCTGATGTTGAGCGCACCGCCCACCGAATAGAGGGCGATGTCATTGTCACCATCAGAGATCGCATAGCCGCCGCCGTAGCTGCCGCCAGCCTGGTATGCCATAGCGCCGACGCCCTGACCAGGGCCACTCCAGACGTGCGTCGAGACAACGGACTTCGTGACCGTAATCTTGTTCTGAGCCTGGAGCGAAATGTCGGTGCCGTTGATTGCGATGGGCGCGTACTTCGACGCATCCGAGTTGACGGCATCCAGGGACACGCCATCCGTGCCGAAAGGCATGAAGCGAGAGAGGCCAGTCGTGCCGTTCACCGGCTTGAAGTACACGATGTCGGAGAACGTCGGCCCGACAAGGTTCGCCTTGCTATTCGGGTTGAAGTTGCCGTCGTGCCACACATTGCGCCACGGACCCCAAGTCGTTGCGTTGGTGCCCTTACGGATTGCCAGGCCATCGCCAAAGCTGAGCTGCGATGCGTAGCCGCCCGATCCGCCGATGTCCCAACCCATCATGGTCAGAATGTGCGCATAGGTGCCGCCGTTGTTGACGGGCGGGTTATTGACCGACGCAATGCGCTTGAAGCTCGCGAATACCTGCTTAGCCCCGAAGTCGCCCGGAGCATCCACCACGTCGCGGGTGTCCACCACAGCAATCGAGGTTGCGGATGCAGCGGTGGCGGTCTTGTCGAGCTTCGTGGTCGGATCGAAGTTGGCACTCGTCCACAGCTTGTTCCAGGTGGCGAACTGCGAGCCATCCGAGGTGCCGCCGACGAAGGAGTCAGAAGAGCCGGCCTGGATCCACAGACCCGCCCAGCCGCCCGAAACGTCGCGATTGGCGATCTTGTGGAAGTAGCCGTAGTTGTCGTTGGGCGCACCACCTGCAATGCCGATAGTGCTGCTGTTGCCCATATAGCTGGAGTAGCCCATCGGGAGCGCAGCCCAGGCAGCGGCGGTGTTCGTTACGCCGTCGTAGGTCTGGTTGCCAGTTTTGCCCAGCTTCGTGGCGAGCAGCGGAAGCAGACCCAGATCATCGGTCACGTCGATGATCGAGACGTCATCAACCGTCAGCGTGCCGACCGTCTGGTTCGCATTCACGGACAGCTGGAGACCGGTCACGCCCGGCTGCACGGTGTAATCGCCAGTGACCTGAGTCCAGCTCGTCTTGTTGCTGGAGAACGTCGGGGCGATCAGCAGACCACCGCCCGAGTCACCCAGGCGCAGCTTGGAGTTGTTGGATGCCCCGTTGTAGTCGGCGCTGGTCTTGTAGTAGCACGAAATGCGGTAGGTGCGGCCCAGCACAACCGGGATCGTCTGCACCGGCATGCCAAAGCTGACATCACCGCTACCAGGTGCGATCTGAATGGCCGTGCTGCCGCTGCGGGAGTCCGTCACATAGGTCACACGCCCCTGAGCGCCCGACTGCGTGAGATCCCACAGCTTCTTTTCGAAGTTGCCGTCCGAAACGAGGTTGCGACCAGCCGTGAAGTTGATCAGGTCCAGCGAACGCTGGAGGTTCGTCACTTCACTGATGGCGTGCGTATGCGCGCTCGGAGTGAACGTGGTCGGCTTGTTCGCCAGGTTCGCCCAGGTGAAAGCAGCAGAGTCGAGCTTGGACGACTCCAGGGCGGCAACCGAGGTCAGGTTGCGGACATGCCAATCCGTCGCATACCAGATCGAACCGTAGTCCGGCGAGTTCTGGTTGATCTGGAGGAACGGCAGGATCCAGCGAACCGAGCCATTTGCGGGCACGGTATAGCGACCCACCACCTTCACCCAGCCTGCGCTGATGGGCTGGCTCTTGACGTTGGTGTAGGTGTAGGTGCCTGCGCCACCCGGAGCCCACGGGCTGAACTGCGACTGGCGGACGTAGAGATTGAAGGCATTGGTGCCAGGCGTGCCGACACTCGATGCCACGACAGCCGTCATCTCGATCACATCGCCCGGCTGAACCGGAATGGGATCGAAGTTGGGCGTGTGGTCGCGCACAGCCAGCTTTGCCACATAGGGCTGCGGGCAGCCAGCCGGGACGTCCGGATCGGTCGAAGCGACGACCGTGAAGCCCATGCGGTCGTAGCGGGTTTCGAACGTCGGGTTCGGGATCAGGTCTTCACCCGCGTTCAAGGCCGACTTGACCGCGTAGGTCAGCGTATCCAGGTTCGTCTGGAGGCTGCTGATGTCACCGATGCCCAGCGTGACCGCACCAGTGCGACCGGCAACGCTCGTCACCGTCTGCTGGTTGTCGATGCGATCCCAGCCATTCTTGTCATTGGCAACGATCATGTCGCCAATCTTGTAGCTCACCGAGCTGACGGTGCCCGCCACGCTGATGATGTAGAAGTCACCCTTCTTCGGGGTGGCCGGCAGCGTGCCCTTGGAAGCGTCCCACGAGCCCATGTAGACCAGGGTGCCCGTCGATGCAGCCTGCATCGTTTCCGCCCAGTGGCGAGCGGAGAACTTGCCCGGCTGGACTTCGGTGTTGCGGGGAGCGTCAGCCCACTGCTGAGCCAGGTCGCGAGCGGTCTCGGCAGCCGTCTTCGCACCGCCTGCAGCCGACGAGGATGCGGCAGCGCTCGTTTCCGAGGACTTCGCGTTGGTCTCGCTCGTTTTGGCGTTGGTCTCGGAGGTCTTTGCGTTCGTAGCCGAGGTGGCTGCAGCCGTAGCCGATCCAGCAGCTGCCGTCTTCGATGCAGCAGCATTGGTTTCGGACGTAGCAGCGTTCGTTTCCGAGGTCTTGGAGTTGGTCTCGGAGGTCTTCGCCTTGCTCTGGGAGTCGGCAGCAGCAGCTGCGCTGTCAGAGGCAGCCTGGCTGTCCGTGATGTCCTCGATGTAGAGCGCCTGCAGCTCGATGGTCGCGCCCGTGCCAGCCGTCGCAATGGCCTGACAGGTGGCATAGGGAGCCGTGCTGCCGCTGGTGAACTGGAACGAGACCGTCTGCCACGCGCCGTCCTTGGGGAGGTTCGCGTTCGCAGGGATGTTGGCCATGACGGAGGTCGCCATAGCGTCGTTCACGGTCAGGATCGACAGACCCAGGGTCGAAGTGCCCGCAATGGATCGAGCGACCGCAGTTGCACGATAGGTGCGACCGGACGCATTGCGCAGGTAGCCCTTCGGACGCGGATACACCGGGCTGGTTGCCGTGGACTTGAAGACCGTGCCAGAGCCCGCTTCAACGACGAAGTTGGCATCCGGGATGTCAGTCGATCCCGGACCCACCGAGTTGGTCAGGGTGAAGAACTTACCCTTCTGCGAGAACTCGCGGGGCATGGCGAACATTGCACCGGCAGTCGCAGCGGTCGCACTGTTGGCAGCGTTCGTTTCACTGGTCGCAGCAGCGGTCTTCGACGCAGCAGCAGCGTTTTCCGATGCCTTGGCATTGGTTTCGCTGGTCTTTGCATTCGTCTCGGAGGTTGCAGCAGCCGTTTTGCTGGCAGCAGCAGCATTCTCGGAAGCCTTCGCGTTGGTTTCCGAGGTGCCGGCAGCGGTCTTGCTCGCAGCAGCAGCCGTCGCGGAGCCAGCAGCGTTCGTTTCGCTGGTTTTCGCGTTCGTTTCGGAGGTCTTGGCGTTGGTTTCCGACGTCTTTGCGTTCGTTTCGGAGGTCTTCGCCTTCCCTTCCGACGTGGAAGCATTGGTGGCCGACGTAGCAGCAGCCGTAGCGGAGCCGGCAGCAGCGGTCTTGCTGGAAGCAGCGTTCGTTTCGCTCGTGGCCGCAGCCGTCTTGCTCGCAGCAGCGTTGGTTTCCGAGGTCTTGGAGTTGGACTCGGAGATCTTTGCGTTCTGCTCGCTCGTGCGGGCAGCTGCAGCCGAAGCCGCCGCATTGGTCTCGCTGGTCTTGGCAGCGTCACGCGATGCGTTCGACTTGGCCAGGTTGTCGCGAGTCTGGGCAATCGCACCGCCCAGCTCATCAGCCATCTTGGTGCCGCTGTCCAGGATCTGTGGCAGCGAGTAGACCTCCATCGCCACGCCGTCGAAGCTGGTGATCGTGACCTTGGTCGGATACACCGGGTCATCGGATGCCGGCTTCGTCGCCCAATCGGTCAGCTGACGCTCGCGCAGGAGCGACTTGCTGATGAGCTGGAGCTGGGCAGCAACAAGCTCGGCACCGGGAAGCACCGAGAAGTTGCGGATGACCGCGTAGGTCGTGGTAGCCAGGCTCGCGCCCTTGTAAGGGGACGCGAGCACCAGGGTATCGGCACCAGTGACGTCCGCGATCTCGTAGAACGCAGCGCCGTCGATGGTGAAGAGATCACCAGGGCGGATCGGGTTGCCAACATTCCAGAACGTCGAGGTTCCGGAGATGTTGGCCGAGTCCTTGGTTACTTTGACAGTGCCGGCTCGATACCAGCGGCTGTAGTCCGTCATTCGATCATCCTTGATCTATGGAGGTATGTATGTGCCTACATAGTATAGCAATCAACGAAGACCAAAGATGTAGCCCTGCACGAGGTTCACATGGAAGTTGCCATCACGGTTGCCGCCCGAGGTGGTGTGGACTCGGTAGGCTCGCGACCCGTTGATCATGTCGTCCGGGATCAGGAACGTGTTGACCGCACTGTTGCGGGAGCCCAGGTAGATGTTCACCTGGCGCATGGGCACCCACGAGCTGCCCACCAGCTTCTCAATCGTCACCGTGCCGTTACAGGGGTCACTGCCGCTGTTGTACGAGTTCACTTCCATCATCACGACCGGACGGTGCCATTCACCCGAACGAACCGGGTTGTCCAGCCAGAAGGCGTCAGTCGCACCACCGGACGCAGTGATGTCGCCCGACCAGCTGATGATGTTCGACGCCTGGAACTTGCCCGTGATCGAGCCAGCCGTCAGGTCGCCTCGGATGATGGCGTTGTTGAAGATGGCCGTGCCGTCCTTGCGGATCTGCCAACCATTGTTGCCGTCGTAGTTCCACGACTGGATCGTGTCACCGATCTTGGCGTTGGTAATCGTTCCGTCACGGATATAGGCGGCATCCATCCACACGCCACGGTAGTCACCCGAGGTGATCACCTGGAATGGGAAGACGTTGGCGATACCCGGCGCACCCACGAGGAACTGGTCCGCACGGACGATGAACTGCGAAGTCGGGCCTGCACCCGGCTTGCTAGTCACACCCAGGCCGAAACCTGCCACGTAGCCATTGACGTCGATACGCAGGCTGTACTGGCTCTGGAAGTCCGAGATCGACAGGCGCTGTTCGATAGCCTGGCGCACGGTGCCGCCCGCGTTGTAGGTGTCGTAGCTGAGCTGGTTGACCTGGCTCACCAGGTTGCCCGAGCCGGTGAACACGATGGATTCCAGGTTCGTGATCTTGGCCTGAGCCTTGCCAGCTTCAGAGGTCGAGTCCGCGAACATCTGGCGTGCCCACTCCGTCACGAACTTGCCGTTCTGGAGGTCCGACACAGAGGTCTGGAGCGAACCAAGGTAGCTGGAGTTCGTGATGGTCGCGCCATCCTTGGTGCCCGTCACCTTCAGCGACAGCTGCTCCTGGCTCGTGATGGTCGCGTAGTTGTCCTTGACGAGCGCCTGGATGGTCTTGTCATAGGCGGCGACCGACGAGGACACCTTCTGACCAATGGTCGAGTCGTCGGTGACAGCGGAGCCGTCAGCCTTACCCACGATCTTGGCGATGATGTTGTTGCGGGAGGTCGCTTCAGCGCTGTCACCATCCGAGCGCGCCTTCTGCTCGTTCGTGATCGCGGTTTCAGCCGCACCCATGCGGGTAGCCAGCTTGCCCACGTCCGACGAGATCGCCCCGTCAGCGTCCACACGAGCCTGCTTCTCGGACGAGATGCCCGCAGCCAGGTCGTCCGCCATCTTGGCAGCCAGCGTCGTGCGGGCAGTCGCTTCTGCAGAGTCAGCGTCAGCGCGAGCCTTCGACTCGGAAGCGATTCCAGCCTCAGCCTGCCCCATGCGCACAGCCATCGCGTCCATCGACTTGGCGAAGGCTTCGTCAGCAGCAGCGCGAGCCGTGCGCTCTTCCACGATGCCGGCAGCGATGTTCTCGTTCAGCTCGGCATAGAACGTGGTGATGCGCTGAGCCAGAGCCTCGTCTTCGCTCTGGCGCACATTCTCTTCCACGCTGATGCGCGTCTGGTGGTTGTCAGCCAGCGTCAGGAGACGCCAGGTCTCAGCGATGGTATCGACGAAGGTGGTCATATCCACCTTGCCGTTGAGGTCGCTGCCAGCCAGCAGATCGAACAGCTGCGGGATCTGGTCGATGTTGGTGCGCAGCTCCTTGTCCAGCATGCCGGCGCTGACCTTCTCGCCGTTCTCCTCCATGATCTGCTGGATGGAGGTCTGGGCAGTGCCGATCACACCGTCCTTCGGGAACGGGTCGCCCTTGTTGCCAGCCGTGTCCTTCAGGCGGATCCAGTAACGGAACTGCCCTTCCCCACGGTTCGTATGGGTGAACGAGAACGCGCTGACGGTATCCGCAAGGGTAGCGTCTGCGAAGCTCTTAGACGGCTCCTGGTCGATTCCGAGCGTGTAGTAGATCTCGGTCTGCGCGACTCGCGTGGCGTCGCTCACAGCCCAGCTGAGACGACATGCGAACGGGAGCGTCGTGACATTCAGGTCGAGCGGGGTCACAGCTGCCGTGATAGCAGCCTTCACCTCGACCGTGACGGTCGGAGCCTTGGAGAACGGCGCACGGTTGCCCACGCGGTCGATAGCGACCACGCGCAGGCTGAAGACGTCATCCTTCTCCGCTTCGAACGAATAGATGGTGTAGCCGGCAGTGACCTTGCCCACCGACTTCCACTCGTCGGCGTTCGGGTCCAGGCGGAACAGCTCAGCACCGTCGTAGTCGCCAGTCTTCGGGCGCTCCCAATGCACGTCCACGTAGAAGCGAGCCTTGATGTCGTCGTAGCTCACGTTCGGGGACGCGACCAGGTTCTCCACCTGACCGATGTAGAGGGGCACGCCGTCACCAGGCGGCTTGGGCGCGATCAAACCACTGGTGCTGTAGACCTCAGCGTTGTACTCCAGGGCCGTGATGCTGGCCGTTTCAGCGGTCGGACCACCATTGATGCCCGTCACACGGTAGAGGCGCTTCACAGCCTCCAGCGTGCCGAACAGGAAGTGGGTGCGGATCGGGGCGGACTGCAGCAGCTGGCTGAAATTGCCGTCCAGGTCCACGTAGTCCTGAACACCAGTCTTGGCGGGAGCCTTGACCGGCAGCTCCACCACTACGTCACCCGCCACGAGCTGCACGAAGGCGCTCGTGTTGACGTCAGAGGTGGACCAGGGGTCAACCCAAGCCAGTGCGGTGCCGTCGTCCTGCTCTTCCCACTGGTTGACGCGCATTTCCTTGTAGGACTTGCCGTCAGCACTGCGGACGCGGAGGAACTGGGCCGTCAACGGGCTCACCAGGCCACCCTTGAGCGCCTTGAAGCCGGACACGCGGATCCAGCCACCTGCCGGCGAGTAGGAACCCACTGCGCACGCGGAGCTGAACTGGTTCACTTCCCAGCTGGCTGCGAACAGCAGCACGGTCTGCTTGAGGCCCGCCTGGACAGTCACGTCCTGGTCGAGCAGCAGGTGGTTTGCCGTCGCATCAGCGATCAGGCGACCCGAGGCGACCGTCTTCTGGGCCAGGTGCTTGACCACGATGACGCTTCCCAGAGCACAGCCCAGAGAGTCGTATGCCGCACTGAACTCCACGGTGCGGGTGATCAGGCGGTTCATGTTGAGCTGGAGGTTCAGATCCTCCATCGCACGCTGACGGCTGGTGACGCCGATCATGTCGATGGACGCAACCACCTCACGGAACGGGACGCCGGCGATGTCGTCGGAGATCTTGATCGTGGACTTCTTGAAGTCGTCGTCGCGATCCCAGAAGGTGCCCTCGACTGCGTTCGCGCGGTCGGCAGTGCTGAGCCAGCTGACCTTGAGGCTGTCCTTCACGATGTTCGCTTCGGAGAACATCATCACGGGCTCATCAGCGCGCTCGATGACGACCGTGTAGCGCGTGCCCGTGCGGATAACCTGCGCATGACCGCAGCGGGAGACCAGCTTGAGCGCTTCCCAGATGTTGCTGGCACTGTCGATGACGCCGTTGAACTCCAGGGGAGCCGGTGCCAGCGTGTCGCAGTAGTGCGCCCAATCCTTGAACGACTCCAGGTCGAGATCGTCAGCGGACACATCTGCGCCCAGGCGGTCGTCCAGGAGCATGTCCAAGCAGACCCACGCCGGGTTGCTGCTCGCACCGATCATCCACTGCTTCGTCGCACGATCCCAATAACGGATGCGGCGACCCTTGTTCAGGTAGGTGATGTTCGGGAGACCATTCAACTGGTCGGACAGCTGCACACGCACAGCCACCAGGGCCGTGTTGTTGTAGGCGACCGATGCCGAGGTGATCTCACCGATGGCCTCGAAGTTCACTGCGTCGATGCCCTTGTCATCGGCCAGCTTCGGGTTGGTGCGGCAGACAGCGACCTTGTAGTAGCCAGGCTTGAGCGGAGGCGTGTAGTAGCTGATGCGAGTCGGGTAGCGCGTGTTGGACGAGAACGTGACCTTGCCGTCCTGCGACTTCTGCGTGTAGACCGGATCCTGGATCACCTGGCCAACGATGTTGCCCTGGCTGTCCAGAATGTCATCGCCGTCGATGGTCGAGTTTGCACGGAGCTTCTCGGCAATCTCGGCCTTCAGGGCATTGGAGATCTTCAGCCCAGTGTCGGGGGCAAAGGTCAGCTTGTCCCAGTAGTAGAACTTGTTCGTGTAGCCGGCGATCTCGTAGGTGCCGATGGTGTATTCCCACGCAGCGCCTGGTGCCGGGCTTCCGTCCGCATTGACGCGCATGTAGGCGATACGCAGGTCCACATTGGCCCACTGCGTCTTGCCCTTCTTGTCCACCGTCATCAGGCCCGTGGGTGCGGACATGTCGATGCGCAGACGGTCCACCGTGCCGCTCGTGAAGCGGACAAGGGGGCTCGTGCTCGGGTCGGCGTTGTAGACCGGAACTTCCGGGTTGCCGGTGTCGGTCGCCAGCTCGTTCGTCGAGAACCAGGGGATTACAGCCTGGTCTTCGTCGCCAAGGCGGATCTCCGTCTGGACGTTCTTGAAGGAATCGAGCGGCTGATCGTTGATGCGGATGTCTTCGATGCCCGCGACCGGGCCTTCACCCGCGTTCACGAGCATGTAGACGATCTGGGTCTTCTGCTGGTTTTCGGTGTGCAGGCCGATGATGTTGCCAGCCATGCGGAACTGGCCGTAACAAACGGGGATCGGCATGTCCTCGTTGGACGTGTTCACCGGACCCGACAGGCCATACGTGCTGCTCTCATCCGAGCCACCACCCAGCTTTGCCGTGGGCAGCGGGATCAGGGCGTTCACGAGCATCGAGCCTGCAATCACGATACCCGCTGCGAACGCGCCTGCGTAAGCACTGGAGCCCATGATCGTGGTGGACAGGGACGCACCCCAGCCAGCCGAGAAATACGTGATGACAGCCAGCGCAATGATGCGCAGGGCCATCTTGCCACCGTTGCCACCGTGCATGACCGGGACGATCACCACGCTGTCGCCAGGGTTCAGCGAATAGCTGTCCCACAGCTCATCAGGCACAGCAGAACCGTTGACGCCCGCAACGAAGCGGCCATCAGGAATGAAGTCAGCGATTACCGCGCCTTCGCGGAACTCTTCCCAGCGCGCCTCTTTGATCTCAGGGGCGAGAGGGTTCCGAATTTCGATGACGCGAATGTGGGTGTCGAACTTGTCAACCGACGAAATCGACGAACCCAGCGATACGGTGTTCCCAATCCCGGAACTTTTCCGAAGCAACTCCAAGGCCGTTCTCCATTGTGTGTACGAAGCGATCTTCCGTGATCGCAAAACCGACATGACAAACGTATCGGCCCATGCGGAATAGTACAGCAACGTGTGGCTGCCTCTCCACGGATTTCCACACCGAATCCCGCTGAATCAGCAGGTTCGATTCGTTTAGAAGTCCATTTGTGGAGCTGGTTACGTCCGGGATGATCACGCCCTTGCGTCGATACATCTCCATCAGCAAACCGTAGCAATCCATTCCGTTGTGGTCCCGCCCACCGTAGGCGAACGGGACGTCCAACAGATCGGCATACGCGATCATCGGGTGCCTCGCGGCTTGATGCCTGGGAAGCCTCCGAAGTTGAGGTTGTTGTTATGCGCCTGGCAGCCGTTCGGGCCGACCAGGGTGTAGTCGCAGCTCGGCATGGTGCCGGCGTAGCGACAATACTTGTCCCTGTACTTGTGACCGCAGAAGTCCTTGCGCTGCTTGCGACGCGGGAACTCCATCGCGAGCATGTTGTTCGCGCCCAGGGTCCAGGAGATGTTGCGACCGTCCACCGAAGCGCCCGTGACGATGAACTTCTCCGTGGCTTCGAAGTTGGAGCCTTCGCCGTCCAGGATCACGTACATCGTCACCAGGAAGCCCACACCACCCTGGAACTGGTCCAGCTGGTCGCGCACGAGTCCGGTGATGTCAGTGATGGTCAGCGTCACAGCCGACACGTCGCCCTGGCTTTCCTTCACGGATAGGTCGAACCAGGCGGGCTGGTAATACTCGCCCCGGAAGGTCACGCCACCCGTCTGCAGGATGTCGTCATTGCCCGAGTCGTCCGACACGAGCTTGGTCGTGTGGACGATGCGGATCACGTCACCGCTCTGCTGCTGGGTGAAGCGGTCAACCGGCGTGACAGCCAGGAGCACCTGATAGACGCGCTCGCTGTCCAGCTGCGCGTTGTCGATCATCGCGGTTAGCGAGATGGTCTTCCCTACACGCATCACACTTCCTCCAACGTGATGCCCTGGACATCCCAGCGCAGGTTGGAGCCGAAGCCGACAGGCGTGAACTTCATCTGCTCGCCCGACTTGAAGCGCACGTACATCCGATACGGGGCCTTATCGACCGTCGCTTTCGGGTTCGTCTTCTGCGCGTTCCAGAGCGCGGCCTCGTACTTGTGCTTGTCGAGATAGATGAAGATCAGGGAACCGCCCCTGACGTCGTTCCAGAGCGTCTGGAGCGCATCTGCATCACTCGGAGACAAGTCAGTGAACCCCGTCGAGATCGTGCGACGGAGTTGCTTGCGGGCATGGCGAGGACGGCTAGCAACGTAGCCGCCCTCGAACTCAGTGGACTTACTCGGATCTTCGACCGTCACCGAGTAATACTTCCGGTCCTCGCGCTCGGCAAATGCCGTTACGCGGTCTTCCCAACGAATCGTGGCCATCCTTACCTCACTGCGTTCCGCATTCCTTCGCGGAACGAACCTGCGCTGTTCATGGCTTCCAGAACCACGTCGAGCACCATCTGTTTACCGTCGAAGCGACGGCTGCTTTCCTTTGCCTGCACCTGCTGGCCGGACTGGTTGATGACGTTCACCTGGACGTTCATCTCGGGCTGGGCGCTTCCTGCGCTACCGCCCTTCATCGTCACAGGGATCGTCCTGCCATCCGGAAGCGGGACATACGCTTCAGGGAGGCGACCTTCGCCATACAGAGCCAGCTGCGGCTTGTTGGCGATGCCACCCATCGAATACTTCTTCAGCGGGATCGAACCCTTCGGGCCGAACACGCCACCGTTCGCATGCTTCACGACGCCGCTGTTGGCATCGGCTGCGAAGTCGAACGAGTAGCTGCCACCACCGTTGCCCGAACCCTGGACAGCCGTGGTCTTGCCCATCGTCATAAACGACTCAGCGATGCCGGCGATTGCCTTCTGAAGCTGGATGCGAGCGATCTGCTTCAGGATGTCCGTCGCGAAGCTCTTGAACTGGAACTTGCCGGTCTCGACGAACGTCAGGGTGGCTTCCACGCCCGAGTTCATGGCATTGCCCCAGACATCAGCCATGCGCTCAGCCAAGTTCTGCCAGTCGTCCAGCTGTCGCTTCCACGACGCACGGGTGTCGAACTCGTAGCGGTCGTTGATCGAGCGGATCGCCTCGTTGGACTTTTCCTCCAGGCGCACGCGCTCATCACCCGTCAGCTGGGTCGCGCTGACGCGCTCACGCAGGAGACGGATCTCCTCGTCAGCCTCGGCACGCTTGCGAGCGTTCGGGTTGGCGTTCATTGCCGCGCCGTTCTGGTTGATCGTCTTGACCAGATCCAGCTGCAGCTTGTTGGAGTCGATCTGAGCCTGGACCTGGCGCAAGTTGTCGAACTTGGCAGCCAGCTCGTCGGTCCACTTACCGTTGTTGCGGAGGGTCTGCTCCAGAACAGCCAGCTGACGATTGAGACCAACAGCGCCGGCAGCCTGACGACCGTAGAGATCGCCCGACAGCTGGTCCTTGCTGGCATCGAGGTCAGAGTTCAGACGCGCCTGGATGTCGTCGAGCTGGCCCGTAGCCTTCTCAACTTCAGCCAGCGACTTCTTCTGTGCCTTGAGCTTGACCTGGAGGTCTTCCAGCTGAGCGATGCCGGCTTCCATCTGCTGAACCCAGCCAGCCGTCTCGCCGCGCTTCTTGCCTGCTTCCAGCTCAGCCTTGAACTTGGCCAGCTCACCCTGCCCGCCCTTCAACTCGTCGGTCAGCTCCGCGATCTTGCCCTTCAGGGTCGCGAGTTCGTCCGCACGAGCGGGGCCGGTCTTCTTTTCCTTCTTGTAGGCGTCGAGCTTGCCCTGGTAGTCGGCCAGATCGTCGAATGCCTTCGACTGCTCCTGGAACTCCTTGTTGGTCGCCAGCTCGGACAGGAGAACCTTCTTCTCCTTGCCAGCAGCCTGGGCGAGACCCTCGATCCACTTTTCCTTGCGGTTGAGAGTCTTCTGGCGGGCATCCATGTCCCGCTCTTCCCACTTACGCTGGGCGTCGCTGCGCTCCTGCTCGACGTTGCCACCTTCCTTGTTGGCCTGGGCGGTTCCGGCAGAACGCAGGTTGAAGGTGTCCTTGAAGGCGTCGCCCAGCCCAAACAGGCCGCTTGCAGCCTGCTTCAGACCTTCCAGGCCCGACTTCGCACTGTTCGCCTTGTCGTAGATCCCGGACAGGTATTCCTGGATGCCGCCCTTACCCGACCAGGTGGTGCTCAGCACGAGACCCGAGTTGCGACCGATCTCCTGGTTGAGCTTCTCCAGTTCCGGCGTGAGCTTCTCGACCTTTTCCTTGGCCGCATCGTAGGTGCCAGTCATCTTGGCCCACTCAGCGCGCAGGCCCTGGAAGCCGTTCATCGCCTCAGCGCCGAGCATGCGGCTCATACCGCCGTACTGGCTCTCCTTGAGGGACGCCTCACCAGCGTTCCACTTGTTGATCTGCTCCTGGAGATCGGAAACCTCCTTGAGGCGGTCCTGAAGCTCCTTGGTTGCAGACGCACCCTTCTCGGCAGCGTCATTCACCGACATGCTGGTGGTCGCGCGCTGGAATTCCTTGTTTGCGGCTACCAGCTGCTCGCGCATGTCCTTGATCGACTGAACGGAGCCGGCGATCTCCTCCTTCATGGCCTTCGCCTTGGAGCGAGCATCCATGAACGCGAAGCCGACCGTGGTGACAGCCGTGATCAAGAGACCGATCGGTCCACCCACCAGACCCAGCGCGGTCGTGCCGATAGCCTTGATGCCCGTGCCGATCAGCTTGAACGCGCTCGATGCCTTGGCAGCTGCATTTGCAGCGGCGTTGGCAGCCAGCGAGGTCTCACGATGGTTCAGCTCGATACCCTTGAGGGCTCCTGCAGCCGCTCGGGTGCGAACGATTTCCTTCTCGGTGATCAGCAGCGTGCGAGCGGAGTTGAGGCGCTGAGCCTCCATCTCCTTCTCGATAGCCCACTGGTCGAGCAGCTTCTGGTTGTTGGCGATGCGACGCAGTGCGTCCTTCTCCGCACGAGCAGAGCCGGCAGCACGGGCAGCCTGGAGATCCATCTCAGCCTTGAGCTGGTCGCGATTGATCTCCTTGGTGATCCGGCCAATCTTCATCAGCTGGACGCTGGCCTGGTTGTACTCCTGCTGGATGCCTGCGGTGTTGCCACCGAAGATCGCGGAGAACTTGTCCACGCCTGCGTTCTTGGCCTGCTCGCGGGCGAGCTGCTGCTTCGCCTGGAGATCAGCCAGAGTCGCCTCAGCGGAGCGACGGTGAGCCGTTGCGATGTCAGCGGTCTGCTTCAACTCGACGGCGTTTGCACGCGCCTGGTCAGCGTTGTCGCGAGCCTGGCGTGCCTTGTCGATGTAGCTGTTCAGACCACCGGAGTAGTTGCCGTCAGAGCCGCGCTTGCCCACGACCAGGCCCGCACCGAAGCGAGCCAGCGAGATGGCAGCGATTGCCGTGGCGACGTTTGCCAGGCGCTCCAGGTTGTTGGTCATCAGGCGGATCGAGCCGATAGCCATGTCCGAGAACAGGCCATTGCTCATGTCCACCTTCAGCTTCAGCCAGGCGTTGCTCAGGCGGTTCAGCTCGGCGTTCATGCCGTGCGACGCCTCTTCCCAGCCGTTGCCAGCTTCGGAGATCGCCTGAATCAGGGCCGGCAGCACGTCAGCGGTGACGAGCTTGCCCTGCTGCATGAGCTTGTCGAAGGACTTGCCTGCGTCCTCGGTGCCTTCCTTCATCTTGAGGACGGCATGCTCGAAGCGAGGCACGATACCGGGAATGGCCTGACCCAACTGCAGACGCAGTTCCTGAGCCTGGACCTTACCCTTGGAGAACATCTGCTCCAGCGCGAGCAGTGCGCGGGAGGACTGGTCAGCGCTCAGGTGCATCACGGTCGATGCCTGACCTAGCGCGGTGAACAGTTCCTGCTGCTTGCTCATGGCGATGCCATTGGCGGTTGCAGCAGCGGACAGCTGAGCGAAGCCCTGGCCTGCGGAGGCAAGGTTCAAGCCCAGCTTGTCGGAAGTCTTGACCACGAAGTCGAACGCCTGCGCAGCCTGGCTGAGCGAACCCAGCGCGCCGACAAGCGTGTATTTGATCGACTGCATCGCCACCTGAGCGTCGATCAGGGAGGTCACGCCCTCTTTGATAGCAGTGAAGCCGACGAAGCCCACCATGAGCTTCTTCAGGTCATCCATTGCCTTGAAGGTGGACTTGCTCTGACGCTCCAGCTGTTGCATGGAACGGGTAGTCAGGCCGAACGACGCAGAAGCCCCGACCGTTGCGCGGTCGAGGCCACTCATCTTTGCTGCGATCTCTTCGGTGGTCTTACCGAAGATGGTCAGCAATTCGCCTGCACGTTTGATCTTGGCGGAGAACTGACCACTGTCGAGGTCGAGTTCTACTTCCATCGCAGCAATGTCGGTCACTCACATCATCCTTGATGTTTAGCCGGCGAGTCCTTTGAGCTTGTTCCAGCCCTGGCTATCGAAACGCGGCTTCTCTACAACAACGACACCGATGCTGTCCTCCAGCTCGGATACGTATTCCCTGCGGGTGTCAGCCTCCGCGTGCTCCATGCTTGCCAGCCTGAAAGCGGAAAGGCGTTCCGTCGCCTTATGCCGATTCATCTGCCGGTAGCAGGTCCAAAATGCGTGGATTGGCGTGGACATGGTTTGTTGCCACGTCCACGAGTAGAACCGCATGACCTCAGTTACGAGGAACGGAAAATCGACTGACTCGATTTCCCTTACGGAGTCGGCTCCGCTTGCTGCGTCGGTTCGGCTTCCGCTGCCGGAGCTGCGTCGTTTCCCTTGTCACCTTCGTCGCTGGGGAAAGCGTCGAAGATCAGGTTCACGACGGCGTACATCTGGCGCATGGTCAGCTTGCCGACGAGTTCACCGGGCATGTCCGGCAGCGCGTTGCTGATGATGACCTTGGCAAGGCGTGCGACCTTGGCGTTGTCACCGACTTCCTGCGCTTCGAACAGCTCATCGGCTTTCGCCTGGATGTCCACGAACGACTCAAGGTCGAATTCCTGGATCTCGTATTCCGTCCCCTTGAGAGTCACGACGCGGCGGGGAGCTGCCAGTTCGTCGAGGTTGATCAGTCGCGTCATTTCTTCAATCCATGAAGAGAGGCGGGGAGGTTTCCCTCCCCGCGTGGTTGGTTACGGCGTCGGGAGATCCGGGCCGATGGTGAACAGCACCTTGGTTGCCGGGTCCGGGTAGCCGTTGAACACGGCATTGAACACGCGCTCGTCGTCCACCTTGTAGGCGAACTTCAGAGCGCCGGCAGTGGCTGCCAGCGGGATCACCAAGTCTTCCGACTGGTCGGCGTCGTCCAGGCCGATGGGATGCAGAACCAGCTTCTTGGCCTGGTTCAGGAGGTTGATGCCAGTGCCCACCTGCACGAGCGCCTGCTTCTTGGCAGTCGGACCCGTGCCCTCGGTCACGACGGTCGTGCCGGGCATGATGAGCTTGAGGTTTTCGACCGTGGTCTCGGCCAGCGGGCACGTCACGGAGATCTTGCGACCCATGATGTACTCGGAGATCGGCGTGTTGCCGAACTGGTCCACGTTCACGGCATGGGTGTCCGTGGTGACTTCGACGTCCACACCGCCCTTGGTATAACCCAGGTCAGTGCCATCCAGAGTCACTTTGCACACGCCAATCTTGACGTTCTGAGTGCTGCTAGTGCTAGGCGTTGCCATTTTGCTTCCTTGCCTCTTCGGTTATCTGCGGCTTCCTGCCCCAGGGCGATACGTCTATGTATCTACATACATACTACCACAGGCGAAAACAACCTCAACGGTTGATGGGTGCCCAGGTAGCCTGCAGGTTGATGAGCATTTCGATCATGTCGCCCGGCGTGTCAGGAAAGGTGATCGGATCGTGGGTCGCACGCATGCGCTTGATCTCCAGCTGATCCGGGATGATTCGGCGGTGAATGTCCAGTTCCCGCACGATGGCCTCAGCACGCTTCACGCACGCCGAGTAGTCGGTATCACGCACCACCACCTTGAAGGGCGTGCGCTTGAGGTCCGGGATGTCGTCGTCACGTTCGGTGCCCATCAGGTCGTCCATGATGAGAACGCCAGTTCGGATCTTCTCCGGCATGTTGTGGATGAACAGCGTCTTGGTCGGGATGCCGTGCTTCTTCTCGGTGAGAATCGCGGCTACTGCTTCAAGGATCATTTGCGCCTCTTGTTGCTGATCTGGGTGATGGTGTCTTTGAGCCCGTCCTTCACGCGCTGGGCGATACGGGGTTTCAGCTCTCGATAGGCGCGCTCCAGATACTTCGGACCCACCTTCTTCCCGTTGAGCAGCGCTTTGGCTAGGCTCAACCGTCCGAGGCGATACTCACCGGCATGCTTCTGGTTCCAGATGAAGCCTTCATGCAGCTGCCAGGCGTACTTCGCTGCCCTACCCTGCACGCCGATCTTGTAGGTGAAGCTGGACGAGTTGCTGTCACGACGGGCACGAATGCCCATCTCCAGGTCGCCCTTCTTGAACGGAGCGTAGGAACGAGCAAGGGCGCTCATCTCCTGAGCACCCTCTCGCACTGCTTGCTTGGCGGCGTCCGTGCATCGACGGTCCACTTCCCTGAAGGTCGAGACCGTGGATTGGAGCCCTTTAAGCTTGAGCCCCATCCGCCTTCTCCGTGGTGATCAGGTCCACCTGCCAGTGATCCAGCTTGCCGGGCACGTTGTAGCGAGGGAAAACCCCGCTGATGCGCATCCGGAAGTCCATGAACTCCACCAGGTCGCCTGCCTTGGGCGTGAAGGTCTTCGGGAACAGCATGCGTGCCTTGGTGATGGCCTCGTGAGCCGCACTGTGCGACGCGGAGCTGTCCGTTCGCACGCTGGTCGTGTCCTCGGACTGGATCAGGGTGACGATGGCGCAGCGGATCTTCTGGGCGGGTCCGAACTGCTGCATGCCGTAGAGGTTCGCCCCAACCAGGCGACGAACCTTGCAAGTCGTGTTGGGGATGAACATCAGACAGCTCCCACCACGGCGGTCGAACGCGGGTGGAACACCTCGTCCGCGAGATCCAGGTAGGTCGGCAGCTCCAGACCATCCACCAGGGCGATCTGACGACCGTTGTTCTCGCTGTCCGCGCTCAGGGTGACGATCTGGGCGGTCTCGTGACCATCCAGACGCAGCAGGTTCATCTGCACCTCGTTGAACAGGTCCAGGGCAGCCTTGCGCATGGTCAGGTAGACGAAGTTCTGACTGGTCATCGACTGGCCGGCACGGTTGAGCGTGCGCAGATCGGTGGACAGCGGGACAGCCGTGCCCTGACGCGAGGCGACCATGTAGCGGAACTTCCGCTGGTAGATCTGTGCGACCTGGCCGAAGTGATGCTGGATGCTGTTGCCGACCAGGGGAACGCTCTCTGCCAGCGGCTGACGAGTCGCCTGCCCTGCCAGAGCGTCATCACCCTTTGCAGCGCTCAGGAACTCGACCATCTGGCTGCCGAAGTGCATCAGGCTCGATTCCGCCATGATGCGGGCAGACGTCAGCACGGACGGGAGCACGTTCTGGAACGCACGGTATCCCAGCAGCGACGGGCTGCGATGAAAGTGCGTCTCCAGCGCCCCGTCGAGCGTCATAGTGTGCATCTCAGACGCTTGAGCAGCACGGGTAGCAGTTTCATCGAGAAGCGCCCAGATCGACGCATAGAGCGACTTACGAGCGTCCAAGGTTCACCTCCCAGATGACGTAGCCGCGCAGCAGATCCATGGTCCGGCGATTGACCGGCATGAGCAGCGCCTTCTCGGGGCGGAAGAACATGGTGCTCTCGCCAATCGACTCGGACAGGAGACCCTGCTGTCGCTTGTAGGCGATGCTGTTGGTGTCGAGCAGCTCGTTCGCTTCGGCAACCTGTGCCAGGCGCAGCGAGTCCACGAACTGCTTGGGAAGGTCGAGGTAGTCCTCAGCCTTCAGATTCAGGAGACCAGTCAGGCGCAGGCGCTCGTAGCCACCATTGGCCGTTGGCTTGGTGACAGAGAACGTCAGGCGCGAGATCTGCTGGTAGGCGGTGGACAGAGCCACGACCTTGTTGCGACGGTCTGCCTCGTTGAACGCTTCCACGTTGGCCATGGAGGCACCGTTGACGATGGCCTGGCCGTAGGTCTGGAAGCTGTTCGTGCCAGTCTCCAGAGCGTTGGTCGATTCGATCACATACTCGGAGGTCAGAAGGTAGGTTGCGCCATCCTTCGTGACCTCGGCTTTGATCATGCGGAATCCACGTACAGCGCCGGCAGCAAGCGTGTTCGCTTCTGCGGAGACGCGCACGAACATCTCCAGCTCACCCTCGACGGGGAGCGGGTCCATGTTCTCGGTATGAATCTCGCCACCATTCTCGTCCAGGACGGTAATGACGACGGCTTCGGGTGCAGTCAGATCCAGGCCCGAGTCGTCCTGCAGCTGAAATGCGACCGTTACCGGACTGCCGGCGAAGTACGTGTCCACGATTAGCCCGCCTTCGCCAGGATGGCTTCGATCAGCTCGGCAATGCTGCGACCACGGACGCCGAGGGTGTCAGCGATCTCGCGAACGCCGGCAATGCCACGCTGGTCAGCAACCTTCTCCAGGTCTTCGCGGGTGTACTGGGCCGCTTCCTCGACCTTCTGGTGTTCCTTGGTCGCTTCGTTGGCGGTTTCCACGTCGATCAGGGTCGATTCCACCTTGGCCGGCGTGTCCTTGTTCGCGAGGTAGTCGCTGTTGCTGGTGATCTGCGCTTCCGAGTCGCACAGTTCGATGCGGACCAGGGAGCCCAGCTGACGGGCGACGGAGGGAGCCACGGCTTCGACCGAGAGGCTGTTGAGGAACTCGACGCCACCGAAGGTGCCGTTGAAATTACCCCAGCCCTTCTCGACGATCTTGATGCGCTGTGCAGAATTCATGCTTTGTCCTTGTGCAAAAGAAAAAGGGACGGGCGATAAGCCCGCCCCTTTCGGGTTGCTCTAAGCCGATGGCTTAGACGTTGGTGATGCCCTTCAGGCGAGCCATCGAGCGCGTGGACTTGAGGGCCAGGCCCACATACCACTTCAGGCGGTAGCGCCAGGCGTCCTTGTTCTGGACGGTGCCGAGAGCTTCCAGGCGGATGCCCGCAGCTTCGCCACCGTGCAGACCGTGCAGGCCGTCGTCTTCGTTCAGACGCAGCGCGTACACGCTGGTCGTGGCATCGGCGGAACCCTGGGCTTCCGTGCCGATGTAGTCGTTGACGATGATCGGCATGCCGTTGTGGCACAGCATGGGGCGACCGAAGTTCGGCAGGATCAGCTCGGACGGCGAGGTGCCACCAGCTGCGCGGAGCAGCGCACGGTATGCGCGGACGGTGCCCGAACGCATCACGAGGCAGTCAGCGCCGTTCGGCACCATGTCCACCAGCTCGTCGAGCATGGAGAGGGTCAGCGCGGAACCGTTGGCACCCACGACCTGCACCTGGCTCGAACCCAGACCGTTGGAGATCGCGGCGATACCATCGAATTCCTTCGAATGGACCGAGCGGTCGCCGTTGATGAGGGTCTTCTGGAACTTGGTGCGCAGACCCTTCGCCTTCGCGGCGATCTGCAGGGCCACCTGGTCGTTCACATCGCTCTCGGACGAGGCGAGGAACTTGTCGATGTCCACGTCATGCGCCAGGACGCGGAGCGCCGTGGTGACTTCGGTGAACTTCGCAGCACCTTCCGGCACTTCCTCGTTCGGATCCAGGAACTCGGCTTCGACCACACCGTTCTCACGGTTGTAGACGTAAGCCTTACCATCGGTTCGGGTGAACGGCAGCACGGCGAACAGGTCGTCGCGGTCGATCACCTCTTCGATCACGCCACGGACGAGATCGTTGTTCGAAAGCTTGTCAGCTTCCACTTTCAGCAACGGCATTTAAGACACTCCTTGTCTTGTTTCGGTATGTATGTGGTTACGTACTTGTATTGCTACAACCGAACCCGCCAGTTCCCTTTGGCGTGAACTCAGTTAGAAGCCGCTCGACGGGAGCTTGATGGCACCCGCGTTGACGGCAGCTCGGATGCGATCACGGCCCGAGCCCACGTCCACATCAGCCTTGGCACCGTCCTGGTTCTTGGAACCGGAGCCGGCGCGCATCTGCGAGCGGAGCATGTGGTCACGGTCGGGATCGCCATTGACGATCTTCTCCAGCGCCTTTTCGAATTGCAGCGGCGAACCGTTGCCATCGACCAGGACGGAGCGACCAGCGGCACCGACCGGCTTGTCATAGCCGACGACGTTGCCGTCCTTCACTTCGAAATGTCCGCCGTACACCGTGCGAGCCTTGGCCGGGGTCAGCGTGAGCTGATCGCGGACGAAGGACGAGTCACCGAACGAACGGCCAATCGTCAGCTCGATGATCTGGGCACGCGAGGCTTCCAGTTCCGCCGACATCGAGGTGAGCTTCGTGCTCGTCTCGTTGGTCAGCGCTTCCAGCGCCTTGTTGTGCTCGTCGATCATCTGGGTCTTGACGCTTTCGAACTCACCGCGCTTTTCAGCTTCGGTGCGTTGGCGTTCGGCTTCCAGGCGGTCGCTTTCTGCCTTGTCCTTGAGCAGCTGCTTCACTGCCTCGGGATCAATGCCTTCGAACTTCTTCTGGTGTTCGGTCAGGGACTCTTCCAACTCGCGGATGCGGGTCTTCTTGTCCATGACTTCCTTCAGGAGCTTGGCTTCGGCGTCGGACGGGGTGTTCTTGCCACCCTCATTGCCCGGACCACCTGCGCCCTTGCCCTGATCTTCCTTACCAGCCTCGTCCATCAGGCGGCGATTGCGAAACTTGTTGAACATTCCGTGTTTTCCTTGATGCCATTCACTTGGCAATCTCTTGGCCAGTCACTTGGCCGTTAGTTGTTCCCTGGAGTGGGCTTGCCGCCGCTGTTGTCTTTCGACGAGACGGCACCCTGGTTCGAATCCTTCGAACCGTCCTGGGCTGGTGTATGTATGTTCATACCTACACCATTAAGCGAAGTGTAGGCACTGTCGTCCCAGGAATCAATAGCCTTCTGCAATTCCTGTTTCTTCTCTTCTGCCAGCATCGGCCAGATCTTCTCCACGATGCCGGTCATCAGTGCGCGACGCACCTCGATGGGAGCTGCGAGCAAACTCATGCCCTGCGCAATCGCCATGTCGTCGGACAGACCGCGCACGTCGAAGCTCGTGCTGTACTTCACCGTGTTGGTTTCGGGATCGAGCAGGCTGGTCTTCTCGCCGTTCCAGATGCGCACCAGGGTTTCCATGCGGTTGGAGAACTGCTCCATCGCATTGGCCTTGGCCGAGAGCAGCGCGTTCACACGTTCGAAGTCGTATGCCTTTGCTACGCCCGAGCTGTTGTCGATGCCGACCGAGTTGTCCTGCTTGGTGCGCTCACCGGCAAGACCGACCGTGTGGTAGATCTCGTTGATGATCTGGCGGATCGCCGTGATGATCAGGGATGCTTGGCGCGGATCGGGGCTGATGTAGGTGGGGGCTGCGCCGTGCTCACCGTCGAACAGAAGCACCTGGGAAGTGCCCATCTTCATCAGGTTGCGCTTGGCTTCGTCCTCTTCCTTCGCACTGTCTTCCGGCGACAGACCCACGCCCGGCAGCACACCCTGAGCCGGCATGACGAGCTGGCTGAAGGTCTGGTCGTTGATGATCTGGTCCAGGCACGACAGGTAGTTCGCGGTGCCACGGTCCATGTAGGCGATGTCTTCGATCAGCCCAGGGTTGTGGTAGCGAGCGTCCGACTCGACGTGATCGGCCTTGATGACCGGCACGACGCCCAGGTTGTGATCGCCCTTATCGACGAACTCGATCTTGTCCCTGACGGTCTGCTTGAAGACGAACCACTGGGTCTTGGTCCACAGGCGGAAGCGGGACAGCACGCGGCCCGAGCCCGAGAACGGGTTGTCGTCGTCGCGGTAGACCTCTTCGATCAGGATCCACTCCAGCTGGCCGAAGTCGTCGTAGCCCATGTCCAGGACATGCTTGGGGGTGACGATGTACGAGTAGAGGCGCACCGCACCATTCTTCTCGTCGGCAATCGACGCGATCTCGGAGTTGCTGCGCTTGTTGTTGTCCACCACGACCCAGACGCGACCATAGATCGACGTCTTGCGGGCGACCTCGCGTTCGAACTGGGACAGCGTGAGGCCCGTCAGGGTGGCTCGCTCGCGGAAACGCAGCACCTGGTCGGGGACGTCCGGCTTACGCACGGGTGCCACCTTGAACAGATACTTGTTCACCAGGTCCACTACCTCGCGGGTGTGGTTGAAGCGGTAGGCGCGCTCCACACGCTTGGCGTAGGTCGTGTCACCCTCTCGCGTGAAGCGGAAGATGTTCTTCTTGAACCAGGACCGCTCGCTCTTGTAGGTCTCTTCCAAGAACTCCCAGTGTTCCAGCTTCTCCCGGTAGTCCGGGTGACGGCGCTGGGTGAGCGCCGCCATTTCCTTTGGCTTGTAAGTCATCAGACGTCCTTGTCTAGTGTATGTATATGGTTACATACATCTTTGGTCAAAAGCTAACACCCAGGACCGGCGTCTTGCGGGTCGGGAAGTTGTACTCGATGGCGTAGCCGATACCGTCCGCGATGTGCTCCTTGTTGAGCGACTTGTCGATCTCGGTCGTGCCCTCGCGATACGTCACCTGTTCGAAGGCTTCGATGGTCGCCCTGCACTTCTCGTTGACCTTCAGTCGCACCTGGTTGCTGGCACTGCGGAGCAAGGCGTTCACCGAGTTCACGCGGTCCTGCACGAACGGATGCTTCTTGTGATACATGATCCGCTTGAAGCCTCGGCTGCGGAAAATGTCCAGGGCCGATTCACCACGGGCATGCGAGCGCGAACCACCTGCCGGGTCAGGGAAGATGGTGATCTGGCTCATGTTGCGCCAGTAGCGCTTCTCCAGCTCGTCGCAGACCTCGGTCACGTTGGAGTTGAAGAGCACGATCTCATCGACCACCCACAGCTCGCCGTTCGGCTGAGGCTGAAGCACAGCAGCCGACATCGGGGAGATGTTGAAGTCCTGCCCGATCCAGATCGGCAGCTTCGGGTTGAATGGGTAGTTGCCCACATGCCGGCTGCGTTCGAACGGGTAGTAGACGCGGCCCGACATGGTTTCGAAGCTCGCCTCGTACTCCTGACGGAACGTGCGCGGATCCAGGTCGCTGCGTGCCTGCTCGATCTCTCGCATGGGCACGAACGGGGACGCGATGGTCGGGAACTGCCAGCTCGCCCACTCGGGGTTCTTGCGGTTGCGCTGACGGACGCCCTTGGCGTAGTTCTCGTACAGAAGGTTGTGGGACTTGGGCGTGCCGATGAAGAGCGCCCTGCCCTCCGTCGTCGCCAGGGTCGGACGGAGCACCTGCTCCCAGACCTCGGTGCGCATATCCTGGTATTCGTCGAGCACCACGAAGTTCAGACCCACACCGCGCAGGGTGTCAGGTCGGTCGGCACCCTTCAGGGAGATCAGCGCGCCGTTGACCAGGCGCAACTGCAGGAGCGTTTCGTTGTACTTGTCCACCCAATCCGGAGGCGTGGTCGCCTTCAGATCGTTCCACATGATCTCTCGGGCCATGCCGTAGGTCGGGGCCACATACCAGATCTTGTCGCCGGGATTGGCACGCGCACCTTCGCGACGAAGCTCGGACAGTGCGAGCGTCGTCTTGCCAAAGCGTCGGCCTGCAACCAGGGTGCGGAAACGCGCAGGATTGCGATACACCTCCATCTGGGCACGATGGAGGCGCGTGCGTGCTACCTCGCTCATTCTGCTTCCTCTTCCTCGGACTCCGTGTCCGGTTCCGGGAAGGACTCAGCTGCGGCTTCGATCTCTTCGATGGTGGGCGCGGGTGCCTCTTCGTCGGTTTCCTCACCGAACGAGGACGTGCGGTTGCGGAGCGCTGCCTCTTCCTCGGCAGTCATCTCTTCCACGACGATCTTGGTCTTCTCGCCCGTGCCGGCGTCCGGGTTGATCTCCAACAGGCAATACAGCTCTTCGCGGGCGAGCTTCAGTGAAGCGACCGATTCGCGCAGGGCTTTGGCAGTTGCCTGGAGGGACGCAAGCGAATGGCCACCCTCACGGATGACCTTGAACTCGCGACCGAAGGCTTGCAGGAGGTTGAGCTGGATGCCGGCGAGCTGTTCCTTCGCGTAGATCGAACGGAATGCCATCTTCTCGGCGTATTCGCGCTCCATCGCAGCGATCTTCGCCAGGTTCTCTTCACGAACCTTGTCCAGCTTCTCGCCGCCCTTGATCTTGGCAGCGGTCATGTGTCGGGAGACGGTTTCGATGCGGATGCCGAACTTTTCAGCCACCTCTTTCTGGGTGTGGCCGTTGGCATACATCTCTTCGGCCTTCGCCCACTCCTTCGGAGTCAGACGGCGACCGGCGCTTGCAGCTTTTGCACTCATTACAACTCCATCCTTGGAGATATGAAGACGGGATCTACAGCGCGTCCCATCCTTGGGGGCTGTAGATCCCGTCTGTTAGAAAATCCCGGCTCGGTCCATCGGAGGAGAGAAGAGATGGTCTTTGGCGACCGCTGCCGGGGTGTCCTTTGTATGTATGTGCTTACCTATTATACCGGGCACAACACTAAATTTCACACCTAGCTTCAACTTTCTTCCTATTTCGAGCCGGGTCTTCATTCCGGGATCAACGTAACTCTGAGCCGGGTATAATTCTCTACAGTAGCCCTTTAGTTATTAGTCCTGTAGAAACTAAAGAACTACGGTAAATAGAGGGAAATTCACGCCGGCTCCAGCGGTTCGATTCCCATAAGACGGAACCCTAGATCAGTGGGTTTCAGCAGTGACCGGCTCCGGCTCCTGCGTATCTCCTTCCCATCCCGGATCACGTAGCCCTCTTCCAGCATGGGACGCAGCGTGCAGTGCATGCTCGCCTTCGACGTGACCCAGCCGTACTGCACGACCAGGCTCTCAAGCAGCTGGTCGATGTCCAGGACGCTCCCATCGGGATTACCCCGGCACAGAAGCGTCATCACCTGTAGCTGCCGATTCGTCATCTTCATGGCAGGTTCTCCAATTTCAGCGGTTCGTCCGGACGCTGCCAATCGAAGGCTGCCAGAGGCAACCTGGTCGGGATCTCGCGTCCGTGATCAGGGTTTAGGTAGAAGCCATACATGGGCTGGGAGAACGCCAACTGGTTGAGGTTCTTCAGCAGCTCACGCGCCGGCATTGCGTCCACACGGGTCGTGCCGTTCTCGCGGTTCTTGCCGGTCTTCTCCAGGCTGGAATGCTTGAAGTAGAACGTGCGCAGGTCGCTCAGGGCACGCTCCCTGTACGCTTCTGGCATCTTCTCCAGCTCTTCGAGCAGTGCGACTTGATCGACAGGGTTGGAATCGAACCAGCGCGCATACAGACGCGATGCGGGGTCTTTCAGCTTCGGGGGTTCGGGCTCGACGAACTGGAACCCAGCTCGATGAGCAAACTGGTTGAACTTCGACATGGACGACTGGATCTCGCACACACGCCGGCCATCAATGCGGGCAGCCAGGTTGAGCATGCGGTATCCCACGCCCACGCCTCGGAACATGGTGTCGTTGACCGTGCGAGCGTTCAGCCCGAAGGTCCGGTTCAACCACTTGTAGCGGTAGGTGTTGGTGAGCTTGGTGTCCTGACCATCCGGTTTGATGTTCGGGAACGCCTTGTGACGGTCCCTGAGCAGCCCGCGTGGGTAGCACATGACGCACACACCCACCAGGCGCGAGCCGATGCTCACGCGGTAGTAGCGAGCGCCCATGACGTGCCCTTCCGACTTGTAGTGGAACTCGTGCAGCTGAGCCCAGTCCTCGGCGGTGCCTGGCTCGATCACCATCTCGTGCAGCATCGGGAACGCGGGGCGTGCCGTGTCGTCGCGGGTTGCAATCCAGGTCATGCCGGCAGCCACTCGTACTTGGTCAGGTCCACACGCTCGCCGTAGAGCTTCTCCACGGTGAGGGTCGGCCCGAGATACTTGGTCAGGTCCGTGTGCGTCGTCGCCACGACCAGGGTTGCACCACGGGTGCGGGCAGCCTTGGAGATGTTGAACGCCACGATCTTGGCGGTCTCGCGGTCCAGCACGGCTGCGAACTCGTCAGCCACCCAGACATTCGCGCCCGACTCCAGCACTTTGGCTAGGCGGAAGCGGTAACGCTGACCATCGGACAGCTCAGAAGGCTTTCGCACCCATACGTAGGCGTCGTTCAAGCCGGCCTGGCTCATCAGCTCCAGTGCCTCGCGGGTGTCCGAGCCGATCTGATCAACCAGCGGGACATCCAGGAGGGGCACCTCGTCGATGGAGATGACGTTCTTGCCACCCTCGCGCAGCTGCTGGGCCACGTCGCGGAGCAACAGGGACTTGCCCGAGCCGGACTGGCCCGTGATGTAGAGGATGTCGCCGTCGTTGACCTCGATCTCCAGGTCTTCGTAGATCACAAAGCGCTTGTCGGAAAGACCGAGCCCAAAGGACTCGGCCACTTCCAACACGCGGCTGGATTTCTCAACGCGGGTGTCGAAGGACTTGTTAACCCGCAGCAGCATGGCCAGCCTCGATGTCCAGCATCAGCTCCTGGACGAACGCACCGAACGCTTCCCCACCCTTCTTGCCGGTCTTCATCTCGGCCTGGCCCTGGAATCGCGCCAGAGCACGCTCAAACGCGACAGGAAGCGCGCTGAAGCCCAGCACATGATTCACTGCGATGAACTGCGAGCGCTCTTCTGCGGGCTTCTCAGACGTGATGGTGACGGACGTGGTGCGGGCAGCTTCGATAGCGCCCACGAGGGACGAGGTATCGACTTCAGCCAGGTCGGTGAACAGGAACTCCAGCTCCTTGTCGTCGAAGCCGATGGTCTCCAGTTCGAAGCCTTCGTCCTTCAGCGAGTGCAGTTCGCTGTTGATCATGTCCACGTCGAAGTCACCGAGGGCGACACGGTTGTCCGAGAGGCGCGCAGCCTTGGTCTGTGCCGGGGTCAGGTCACTGCGGACGATGACCGGGACTTCCTTCAGACCCAGATGGATCGAAGCCAGGCGACGACCGTGGCCCTTGATGATCACGCCATCGGCGTCCACCACGATGGGCACGTCAAAGCCCTGGGTCTGGATGACCTTCGCCAGCGCCTCGACCTGGGCCGAGGTGTGGATCTTGGGGTTCTTGTCGTAGGGCTTGATGCGATCAATGGCCCACGATTCGATAGTTGGTTTGTACGGCTTCCCTGCCATAACAGCTCCTGAGTTAATCCTTCTGGCTCCAGTTGGAGCAGAGATAGACGAGTGCGTCGCCGGCATTGGCCAGGGAGTCCTGTCCCGTAAAGCCCTGCCGCTTCATCACCGCCTCCATGATTCGGGTCACACGATCCGCGTCTTCGAGGGGAACCTTGAAGCGCATCATCTGGTGCGTCTGAGGTGCCGACGTCACCTCATCCATCGGGCTGGGCTCCTCGGGTTTGGAGAAGCTCAGATCGAGTTCCAGGTCCAGCGAGTCCAGGTCGATGGAATCGCTCTGGAAGATCTCTTTGAGGTCGTTGTCGCTGAAGGGCATGAACTCGGTCACGTCGCCTTCGATGTCCTTGAGCAGGCTCGACAGCTTCAGCGTGTCTTCCAGCCCGTAGTGACGGTTATCGACAACGGCAATCTCCTTCGCACGCTTGTCGTCAATCGGACCAAGGTTGTAGACGTCGATCTGGTCGTAGCCGATGGCAATCGCTGCGCGGGTCGTGTGCTCGCCGGCAATGACTTCCAGCTCGCCTGTCGGTAGCTCGCGCACAACGACGGGGCGGAACAGACCATTGCGGCGAATGCTCTCTTCCAGTCGTCGCTGGTTGTCCGGGGAGACGTGATTCGCGTTCCACGGACTGAATTGCAGATTTTTTGGATCAACGCACTGCGTTTTCACTCAAACGTCCTGTATAATATGTATGTCCATACATAGTCTAAGGCTTATAGGGAAGCGCCACAAGGCAAACATGAACGTCAAGATCGCAATGAATGCGGTCGTCGCCAAGCTGATCACGGATGATCGCGAACTGAAGCTGGCTGTATCCGACCTCCTCTCCTACAACGTCGCGGGCGCTGAGCACTCTCAGTCGTTCCAGACGGGCGGTTGGTCGGGTCGTTCCACTCTCTTCAGCTATGGCACTTCGACCTTCCCTGCTGGCCTGGTCAGCATGGTCTACACCTGGCTGAAGCAGAAGGGCTACAACCCGCAGCTCATCCGGAAGCCTGCCCCTGAACCTCTGGGCAAGCCCGAACCCATCGTCAACGAGTTCGGCAAGTCCGAGGCATACGACTACCAGTACGAGGCTGTCCGGCAGCTCATCCGTCACCGCGCCATCATCGCCCAGGTCGCAACGGGCGGTGGTAAGTCGAACATCGCCTCCATCGCGGTGGGCTGGATCAAGCGCCCGACCCTCTTCCTGACGACGCGCAAGGTGCTCATGCACCAGATGAAGCGCACGTTCCAGAAGTCGCTGAAGTGGCGCGCTCGCAACGGTGAGCCCGAGATGGCCGGCGTGAAGGTCGGTGTCATGGGCGACAGCGAGTTCAACCCTCGCAAGCACATCAACGTCGGCATGGTGCAGACCATCATGGCCAAGCTGACGTCGGACGACCCGAAGGTGGTCGCCCAGATGAAGGCAATCCTCGCCATGTTCGAATTCGTGATCCTCGAAGAGGCCCACGAGTCCAGCGGTGGCGGCTACTACGAGATCATGGGCAACTGCACCAACGCCCACTATCGCCTGGCGCTGACGGCTACCCCGTTCATGCGTGAGGACGAAGAAGCGAACATGCGCTTGATGGCGTGTTCGGGACCGATCGCCATCCACATCACGGAGAAGATGCTGATCGACCGTGGCGTGCTTGCCCGGCCCGAGTTCAAGTTCATCACGCCTCCGCAGAGCCAGAAGGTCCGTCGCAACAGCGACTGGCAGCGCTCCTACAACTACGGGATCGTCAACAACGAGGCTCGCAACGGGATCATCATCGCGGAATCGACGCGAGCTGCCCGTAACAGCCTGTCCGTGATGATTCTGGTGCAGCGCCAGGAGCACGGCAACAACCTGGAAGCCCAGCTCAAGGAAGCCGGTGTCCGCGCCCGCTTCATCTTCGGTAAGTCCGAGCAGGACGAGCGCGACGAAGCCCTCGCCTCCCTGATGTCCGGTGAGCTTCAGGTGCTGATCGGCTCGACCATCCTCGACGTGGGTGTGGACGTGCCGGCAGTGGGCATGGTGATCCTCGCAGGCGGTGGCAAGGCGGAAGTCGCCCTTCGTCAGCGCATCGGTCGAGGACTGCGAAAGAAGCCTGCTGGCATGCCGAACGTCGCCTACATCATCGACTTCATGGATGCCATCAACAAACACCTGGTCGGTCATGCCGCCCAGCGTCGTCAGATCATCGAATCCACCCCTGGATTCGCGGAAAACATCCTGCCTTCTGGCAGGGACTTCAGCTTTACCTACAAACTCAAGTGAGGAAGAACATGGAACAGAAGATCGAGACCCAGAGCGAGCGCAAGACCCTGATGGTGGACGAGAAGACCTACGACAAGGTGTCGGCGGCTGCCAAGCGTGGCGGTTCCGGTGTCACCCGTGGTGTCGTGGTCGCCGCCCTGATCGACCTGGTGGGTCAGGACCAGCTGGATCGCAAGCTGGCCGAAATCGCTGCCGAGGCGAAGGCTGCCCGCGAGAAGAAGTCCGAGCAGCGCTCCAAGCTGTCGGAGCTGGCCGAGGTGCTGAGCCCGGCTGAGATCGAAGCCCTGCTGCGCCAGGCGCGTCAGCGTCAGGGCAGTTAACGTCTCTTGAACTTGGGGTTTTGCGCGTGCTGTATAATATGTATGCGCATACATCACGCGCATCACCCCAAGCAACAAGAGGCAATATGTTTTGGTATCTACACTCTCTTTCCTTCTACGGACTGCCGTAGCGCTCACCTCCCTCAATCCCCAACCTACGCAGGCTGAAATGCACTGCATGTCCGTCACCGCATACGCTGAAGCTCGCGGTGAAGGTGTTGAAGGGATGGCCCTGGTGGTCGAATCCCTCCTCCAACGAAAGCAGATGACCGGGCAGGACGCCTGCTCCATCGCCAATCGCTACTACGACGGCTTCAAACTGATGAAGCGTCGCCCCTCTCCAGCCAAAACGGATACCGAGAACTGGATCCGTGCAAGCGCAGTCACCGCGCTCACCGTCAATGGCGCCATCAACCTGGGCAGCTGCTCGGGCGCAACCCACTTCTATCGCAAGCTTCCAGGTCGCCGGGCACCCTACTGGGCCAAGCCGGAGCATCGCGTGTGCAAGTTGGGCAACCACATCGCCTATCGCTACGTCATGCGCCCCGCTGTGCAAGGTCAGGTTGCAGGGTGAACGCATAGGGAGGGGTAACACCCCTTCCTAGACTGCGCTTACCACAACAACGGAGACACCCAGATGCCAAGGAAGGCTAAGGGCAACAAGAAAGACCAGGCACCACCCAAGCCTGTCAGCATCATCACGCTCCGGTCGAGCAGTCGCGGGTATCACACCGAGGCTTTGCTGTGGGCCAGCCAGGAAGACATGATCCGCGCCCTCAGTGTCTACAGTGCAACGCCGGCCAACGTCGGGGCTGCGTTCGTAGGCTTCTCGCGCAAGGAGAAGAAGGCCAAGTGGGGCAAGCTGCCCTCCAGCGCTCTCCTGGGCGAGTTCCACTTCTACGTGGGCGGCTGGGACATCGAAATCGTTTCGCACGAAGTCACCCATTCCGCCATCCATCGCATGCGTGTGCTCGACCCCGATGGTGAGGATGTCCTGGACGATGGCGTTGCTGCTGACGGGGAGCCCCTGGAAGAAGTGATCGCCTACGAGTCGGGCTTCTGGACGAGCGACATCCATCGCTGGCTGTCTACGACTGATCCAACTGAACGCCCGGTTGATCACGGGCGCTAACGTAAGTATCCACATACGTATAATGTAAAGACACCAACAAGGAGCAACACCGCAATGGAACTGCAGCATTACATCGGCGTCGCGATCTTCCTGATCGTGCTCATCCTCATCTTCCGTCCGAAGGTGGGCAAGCACGAAGAGAAGATCACCGTCGCCACCTACGACATCGCTGTGCCCGACGTCCCGGCATACGCCGACTTCGAACAGTTCGCCTACGGTCGCAAGGCCGGCGAGTCCGAGAACCTGGGCGAAGTGGCCAGCATGTTCATCAACCTGATCGAGGAAGATCTGCCGGCACGTCCGTCGCAGGACAACCCGATCCGCGTCCTGATCCGTCGCCACGGTGAAGACGTGAGTCCCGTGGAGCTGTTCATTGCTCCCACCCCGATGGGCGTGGGCGGTGGCATCGGTTTCCATCCGGTGAAGCAGATCCGCTAAGCGTCAACCAAGACGCTCTATAGAAAAGGCCGGGAAATTCCCCGGCCTTTTTTGTGGCTCACAGACAGGCTTCTGCTTCGCCTCGTCGCTTGGAGAAGGAGCTGATCGAGGGAAGCGTGCGCATCGCAACCTCCGTGCCCGTAGCCGACTTCGTGGCAGAGAGCGTGCTCAGCACCTGGCCCTGCGCACCCGTGCCGGGATTGGGCATCACCAGCGTCCGGTCGTCACCGTTGGGCACGATATGCGCGAACGTGTTCTCTTCCATCCACTTGGGCTGGACGCACTCAAGATAGGTCTGGGGCGACTTGTCCGTGTGCGCAGTGAACAACGGCTTGCGCTGCTGGATCTCTCCGTAGGACACGCAACCCGTCAGCAGGCTACCGATCACAGCGAACGCCACCAATCCCATCTTCAGCTTCATCACCACTCCTGAGTTCTGTTCTATGTAGTTCTATTTTATCGACGCGGTGCATTGCCACCGGGTCGTTCCGTCTGTGTATGTACGCGCATACGTATAATCAATACATACGAACGCACAGAGAGAGCCATGACGGAAGAAGCCCCTACCCCGCGAAACAGCAAAGCCGATCAGGAGGCAGTAGCTGACGCCCTGGTCGATCAGCTGCACAACACGATTCGCACCCAGATCGCTCGACGCAAGATCCGAGTAGCCGACATCGCAAGAAATTATGGCTGCTCACAGGTCTATATCTTCAACCTGTTGAAGAACAAGGAAAACGTATCCCTGCGCGTCTTGGGCAAGCTCGCCCTGGCGATGGGACTGCAGGTGACGCTCGCCTTTGCACCCATCGAAGGCTGGGAAGACCGCGACAACGACATCCCCGGCACGTCGGGCCGAGACCTCGACTCCATCGACCTGGACAACGAGATCCAGGAACTGCTCAGGAACTTCGCATGATCACGCACATCACCATCGTCGTCGCCGTAGATCGCAAGATGGGCATCGGGAAGGACAACGCCCTGCCCTGGCCCCGTCTGTCCAACGACATGAAGCGATTCCGGGCTATCACGCAGGAGATCGGCACGGTCGTCATGGGCAAGAACACTGCCCTGTCGCTGGGCAAGCCTCTGGACGGTCGCATCAACTACGTCCTCTCGCGCACGAACCCCGAGCTGCCCGAGGGCTTCATCGTGGTCGAGTCGGTGGACGAGCTGGACGAGCTGCACCAGGGTCCGATTGCAGTGATCGGCGGCGCTCAGGTCTATGACGAGTTCTTGCCCGTTGCGGACGAGCTGAAGATCACCTGGGTCCACGAGGAGTTCGACTGCGACACACGCCTGCACCTAGCTCCCGAGTTCCTGGAGCGCTTCCACATGACGGAGCAGGATCACCGGCCACCGAATCCGGGTTCGACGATCCAGCTGACCTTCGAGAGCTACCGCTACGCCACCTCCCCCAATGCTGAGGGCGAGTTCGTGGATATGGGACCGCTCTCCGGAGATCCGGTCGAGTTGCTCAAGTCCTGGGCAGCATAGTCATCAGCGAGGTCTACCAGCTCCCGGACAAGCGCCGGGACTGGTGCCCTCTTGTAACGCTCTGGAAGCTCACGCCAGGTCCGTAGAAGCTCTCCGAGATCCAGATCCTCCCTAGGGAACACCAGCATCCCCCGACCGTCACAGACGGCGCACCGTCCGCCCTGCTCACCGTGGCATGGTCCACACGGGATGCACACCCAGAACCGTCTCCCGATGAAGACGCCCTTCCCACAGTGGAAGCACACGGCCCCTTCCTGATCCATCGAGACACACCGCCCATAGCAGTTGTCGCAGAAGGCAGGTGGCCCCAGCAGGTAGTAGTTCACTCTCCGTCCCATGTGCGAAGGGTAAGCCTGCCCTGTCTCAATCTGCGAGCGTCACCTGGTCGCCTGTATAAGGACAGCCTGGTCGGTGGTCGCCAGCGGTAGGTCAGCCGGTCAATGGGTCGGTTGGTCTCCGGTCGCCTGTATAAGGACTGCCGGGAACCTGGTGCCGGGGTGCCTGTATAAGGTTACGTGGAAATCGTCGCACTTCGGAGGCATCCGGCTGGCGATGTTGCGCGATTTCTAGGACTTCGAAAACGAAAAAGTGAGCTAGATTTCTCTAGCTCACTCTCTCATTGTTTGCTTTGTTCGCTTACGCTTCCAGTGCGAAGCGCTCCCATTCTGCGCGCTTGCTGTCAAGCAAAGCGAAAGACTTGTCAGACACGTCAGAGCTGATCCAGTTGAGCGCACGCAGCGCCTTGAGACTGCTAGAGGCTTGCGTGGGAGCGGTCGAGCTGCCAATGGGGAGTTTCTTCAAAAGCGCATTGGTCACGCCTTTGGTCTGCAATTCGCCAGCATCACGCAGAATGCTGATCGAAGCGTAAAGCGTCACATTGGGCTTCTCACGCTGCAACACTTCGCGCCAATGGCAACCCTTGCCGAGTGCAGTCACGACAGCTTGCAGCTTGTCCTGCGCGTAGATAGCGGCGCGCATGGCGTAGGAGTGGTCAACGTGCGCAGTGTAGGCGGCGAGAATCTTCTCATCCTTCAGCATGCCGACCCACTTATCAGCGCGACGCTTTGCGTTCTTTGCGCTTGTCACTTCGTCGCTGCTCTTATTCTTGTCTGCAATGATCGCAGCAAGCTTGTCAGACTGCGCAGCGTAGTCTGCGCGGAAGTCGATAGCGTCAGCGACAGTAGCAGCGGCGACGGTCTTAGCAGCGGTCTTAGCGGTCTTAGCCATTTTAGTATTCCCTTTGGTTTGGTTTGGGTTAGTGCGGTCTTGCCCGACCGCACAAACATAGTATGCGCATACATACTTCCCGTCAACAGATTTATTCAACTTTTTTTGATGGAAAAAACATGGTGTATGTATTGACATACTATGCAAGTGCATGTTAGTCGCGTGCGCGCTTTCATTCTCTCTCAGTGCATGCTTTTTGCTGCGCTGCATATAGACGTCTATACGTCTGTGTGATAGTCGCGCACTCCTACGTGCGATGCTCCTATGCGACGCGCACGAGCAATCCATGGTTTTCCCACCGAGCACCGGTTTAACCAACGTCTTTCCACCGGGAGCAGGAAAGCCCTGGTGGCCGCCAAACCTAGAGGGAAACCTATGGGACGCCAACTTACCTATAGGGGCACCCATAGCCGGGTAATCCATGGGTCAACCTGCCCTATGCCCAAAAGAAAGCCCAGAGGTGATCTGGGCTTGCTGACTACGGTGGACAGGGCAACTGCAGGAGATTGAGATTTAGCATGGGCTAAGGACGCTCTTTCGCTTCATGGTGCGTTGGGCGCGACGATCCAGGTTTCGGGCTTTCTCACGCTGTCGATGGCGGTGATGCGCTTCGACAAGTTCCAACGCAGAGTAGTTGGTCGTGTAACCACCATTGAATCGTTTGCTAGCTTTCATGCTATCTCTCCATCTCCATGTGTCTCTTATGTCGGGTGTCATCGCAGCTGTGAACTCGTTCAAAGTTCTTTGCGATGTGTGAATTTTGCGCTTATGCGCTATTTCCGAGAACAAATGGAACTAGGTAGAAGTCGATTTCCAGGAGAGACCCTATCAACGTAACTCTAGGGCGAATGCCTGTCTGAAACGCCCTGTATCGAGCCCTAAGCGCCTCCTAGGGTTTCTCTATATCTGCGTCGCTCTGTAGGGCTGCGTGCGCTGTGTGACGCTGTAGGCCGCGTTTAGGAAGACCGTCCTAGGCCAGGTGTAGGAGAACCCATGGGTTAGCCGGCGACACAGTAGAAGAGCGCCCATAGGACGCTCTGTATCGCTCAGTATTGAACGCGCTGCAATGACAGCATCAGTTCACTGATTCGCTGCGCGAGCGCGTCGCGTGACTCGTACATCTCGCATGCAACGCGCTCTTTTTCGATGTCGTCGCTATTGCAGTAAGCGTGCAGATCACGAGTGTCGAGAAGTCCATCGGGTGATTTCTCACTCATCGAGTCGTAGACGTTCAGCGTATACATCGTTTCGTCGCTGTCGATCCACTGGTCATCAATCATCGTGTGCTGTGCTGCGATCACATGCACGACATAGCGTTCTTGAATCAGCATGAACGCGAAATTGTAAAAATCATCATGGTCTTGCACGTTTGCGACAGTGAAAGCTTTCATAGTTGCATGCTCTTGCGTTGTGAGTGAGCAAGCAGTGTCGCGTTGGATGCGAAACCCGACTATCGGCACGTTGAAGGTTGTCATGCCGGAGTAACCATGGGTGATCTGCAGACAAGAGAAAGCGCCTACAAGAGGCGCTCTCGCTATCAGACGTCGAGGTCGATCTCAAAGTCAGACCATGAATCGCGCTTGTCGAACTCAGCGTAAGCCTGCATGAGGGCGCTCGATGCTTGCACGACATTCAGACCCAGCTGTAGGCATGCGTTGCGACTGATCTGCACGTCGTAGAACAGGTCATTGAGGTCGTCATCTTCACGAACGAGGTCAAGCGTCGCGAAGCGAACACCATCGCTCGTGACTTGAAAGGTCGTCGTATCGTTCGCTTCGTCGATGATGATTTCGAAAAGAACCTTGATCTGCATAGCGTTTTGCTCTGTGAGTGAGTGTGTAAGCATCATCTGTGAGGTCGCAACGCCCGAGAATCGGCACGATGCCGGTGATTCCATGGGTTATCCATGCGCTCGATGCGAGAAGAGCGACGCTAGGTCGCTCTGTAGGTTCAGTCGTTCTCGCGATCAATAACCATGCGTTCGACGACGTGTTCCATCGCTGCTGCGATGCTGTCGTGCGTCTCATCGAGGAGCACGCAGTTGACTTGAGAGAACACGTCAACACCTTGGTCGAACGAGAGCACGCGATACTGTCGCGTTTCGAGGTTCTGAAGGAGGAAATAGTGATTTCCTTCATAGATCTTCGCTTGCACGCTGTAGGTTGTGTCAGCGTCATCGACGACCTCAGCGTTGAAATCTTGCGCGAGCAAGTAGCGAACCAGCGCGATGTGATTCGTGTCGATGTCGTTCGTGTCAATCTTCGCTGCAATCTTCATACGTAGGTCTCATGTGAGTGTGCGTCGCTGCATTGCGACGAGACACATGATCGAGTTGGACGCGAGTTCCGAGAATCGGTGTGTTTGAGGACTCATGCCGGCGAATCCATGGGTTGCCCAGGAGGTGCGCATGAGAAGAGCGACACGAGGTCGCTCTATAGGACTCAGAGGGCTTCGAGCACGTCTTCGTCAACACCAGCTTCGCAACAGTTGAACTCGAAAACACCAGCTGCGAGAGACTTCATGTGCTCACGAGCGCGCTGTGCAAGTTCCAGCTGCTGCTCTTTAGGACGTTCTGCGATTGCTTCGCTGAGGTGATAGCTCAAGCGCACGAAGAGGTCATACTGCTCGCCCTCACTCTCTTGAAACGCGAAGAGCGCGAGGTCGTAATCGACGTAGACGAGAGTGTTGTTGAGGAACTTTTCGACGTACTGCTGAGCGTTCATAGGTCTATTTCTCTGTGAGTGAGTCGCTATCTGCGACACACGCATGATCGTGTTGGATCTGATTTCCGACTATCGGCACTCTTGAGGCCAGGATCACCCATGGTCTATCCATGGCTTGCCCTGACTCTCACCCAAAACAAAGGCCCGATGGCACTCACTCCATCGAGCCTCTGTCCCAGCTGACTTGTCTCCCCTACTGAGTCCTGGTCATTCTCAGTAGGGCACAACTAATAAGGTGGTCATGTCCTTGTGGTCCCTTGGCCGCTTACAGGGCGACTGCGTGGATGCCGGCTTCACCGTTCATGGCGCGCTTCATCAGCTCAGCCACGAGTTCTTCGGTCGTCAGGGCGCTGACACTGGTGGTCGCTTCCACTGCCGGACCCTGGTTCGCATGGTCGTCGAAGGTCTCCAGGACATCGAGGATCTCCTCCGCGATACCGTCGATGCGGGGCGTCACCAGGTCGTTCGGACGCTTGCTGGGCTGACCCATCACGATGGGACGCAGCAGATCCTGCAGCAGTGCCAGCTGGACGTTGCCTTCCTCGTCACCCTTGGCCTTGCGGAACTTGGCGAGCATCCCGGCGACCTGGTGGAGATACGCACCGTGCATCAGCACTTCCTCGGCGTGATGAGCCAGCTCCTGACGCAGCTCGTTCTCGGTCATGTTGCGGACCATCTCACCGTGCATCAACAACTGGTCTTTCTTCTGCTGCTCGTTCATGGCTCTGTTTCTCTCTGTGCGCTGCGCGCTTTGTGTTTGTGTGCTTAGTGTATGTATGCGCTCACATATCGTCAAGCGCATACGTATGGGATCTACTTGGCAGTGCGTGACTCGTGGCGGTGCATGAAGACGATCAGGCCGATCCACATGACCAGGCCAATCACCCCACCCACGGCCATCATTGCATCGACCTCGCTGGTGTTCATCAGGACACAGAGGGCCAAGATGAGATAGAGGCTCAGCAGCACCACGTCCAACAGGTTGGCACCTCCCTTCTTGGCCGGCTTCCAACCCTGTGCCATGCGGTAGACATCACCTGTGGCCTGAAAACGGGTCATGCCTGCCTCGATAGGAATGCCGGCGTACTGGTGTGCAATCACGTTCATAGCGTTTGCTCGCTGCGTTGTGTGTATGTGCATACATAGTAGCGCATCAGCAACAACCGACAATCGGCACGTCATAGGACTATTGGCGGCCCCTCCATGGGTTATCCATGGCTCACCCTAGGGCGGCTCCACCCAAAAAAGTGCCCCTGCGAGCGGGCAAGCTCCAGGGGCGTGGTCGAACAATAATCAGAGCCCAAAGGGAGGCCGAGGACGGGAGTCTTTGGCCCACCTACCCTGTTACTGCAGACAGGGTGATTTTAGTCGGTTTCGCGGAAGGGGGCCACCTTGTACTGGTCGTGGATCTGGACGAACCAGGTCTCGGTGATGAAATCGAGGATGCTATGCACCAGGCGCAGGTCAAGCGTCCCCTGGTCCTCGTCCGTGGTCTCCTGGTGAATGCCCATCCAGTCGTTCCGGAAGGACAGAGGAAACAGGACTTTGGTGCCATTGATGGTCAGCTCCATCAGGACAATATCCGGGTCACGCATCAGATCACCATTGGACTCGCCGTAGCTGGCAATGGAGTACGTGGGCTGGCCATAGTGGTTGCTGATGACCTCGACCAACACATCCATCATGCCCTGGGACTTGAACCGCGTATTCCGGCGATGACCTTCCATCAGCAGATCGAACTGCTCATAGGCCCAGGTCATACGGCCAAAGGTTCTGTCTTGTGTGGCCAGCTGCTCGATGGCAGTGATCACTTTATGGTCCGTCATGCTGTGCTCCGTTGTCAGTTGCTGCGATGAGCAAATGATGATTGTGGCGCATGACCCCGACTATCTGGGAGAGATCAGATACCTGCCCTAGGCTGGGCCATGGTTGTGCCATGGGCTCACCTGCGGTCTATCCATGGTCTGCTGATGGTTGGCCCACCGGCCCTATGGTTTGTGGCTGCTCTACGTGTATAGAGAGATAGAGATATGCACGCTTGTCCCTAGAGCCTATGGGAAAACCTATGGTCGGCCATCCATCAACCTATGGCACCTTGGCTGCTGGTCCACCCTAGTCCCAGTGATCATGTCCCTAGTTTTGATTAGTTATAGGGAAATATAGAACCCGTAGGCCGCCTATTTCCCAAGAATCACTGCTCAATAAACCTATTTGTTATGGCCGTCTAAATAGATACGTTTACTTTTGGCCATCCAGAACATGCTCAAAACAGCCAAAAACCATGTTGACGTACTGTTTGAGGGGTTAATGACTAATTTCCCTATGCTAATAAACATGAGGGAATGGCCAACCAGTGTGCCTAGTGCCAAGGCCAACCGCTCCCATGGTTCAACCATGGATAGACCTAGGGGAGAGTGACGGTTGGCTCATGGGATGGCCGGCTATGGGAGAGCCATGGTTGAGCAGAGGAGGTGCCAATACAGGGGAAACCATGGATAGACCATGGGCAAGCCTAGGGCCGGGTTGGCACCACTATCCCTATAGGGAACCAGGTCATCTGGAGCCGGGAGTATCTCTTTCTCTATGGAAGTGCCTATCTGATGCCGGAGCTATCTGACTGACCTAGTACATGTGCTACGTAGGCCAGGATTAGGAAGACCGTGTTTGCTCCGGATGAGCGACAGCTCGGAAACTAGGCAATCTGAGAACTCAGGATATGACGCCCCCTACCCCGTGACGATGCACTGAGTAGGGACACATCCCGGCCTTCAGACTGCCTTGGGGAGTTTGACTCCCTCCCGGTGGTGATCCACAGGGGCAACCTTCAACCTCATGCCATTGCGACAGTCACTGTTGTTCCTCGGTGCGCATGAGCCTGGGCAAGCCAGAACAGGTAACACCGTGTCACTCACCCGCCTCGCTGTCGCACCTATCGGTGACGCCCGAGTCCTGTCTGCGGGAAATCCTTCATCAGGGTCATTGCTACAAGAGCTGCCAGTGGCCGAACGTATGGGTGCCGATAAACCGCTAGCTGACCTGAGTATGTTAGCGCGTACATACCGTGGCGGGCAATGCTGGATAGAGCATGGGTCGGCCGGACTTGGGAGCGCCTGGACATGGAGGGGCCATGGGAAACCCTTGCAATATATGTGGCGCGGGCCGGCACCGTCATTTGCCCTTCCCTTCCACAGGCACCTCGGCTCTCCCATCCCTCTATACCCCGGCCTGTCTCTTCCCATACCCCTATGCGTAGGCCATCCCTACTGCTACTCCCCATAGCTCTCTCCCCTAGGGTGTGTGTGCTCCTCTATCCCTTCTTCCCTATACCCACAAGTCTTCTCCTGCATCCCTATAGCCGGACACAATACCGACCTCGACCTGGTGCGATTCGTGTGTGTCTGTGTCGTTCTCTATGCGTGGGATGAGCGCTCGTTCTTTGTATCGTTCGTGCTGCTTATCTCTATGCGAGAAACGCGCTAGATCGACGCGAGAGACATTTCCCTTATGCGAGCGCTGTGCTGCTACTCGTTCTATGCGGGGAACGTCACAGTGATCGTTTTAGCGTTCGACGATGTTGACGATATGGGTGTGTTTCTCATGCGGGAGTGTTGATTTCGCGGAAAGCGTGTCAAGTTCCCTTTACATGTGTTGGCGATCGAGGCGTTTGCGAATTTAAGTTATTGATCCGGCAGGTTTATTTGGAATTTTGGTGGGTTCGATACAAATAATTTCTGTAACGGAGGGACTTAACAGATTCGTTGAGTGACCGCTTTGCAGGAATTGACCAACTTGCGCCCTTACATCAACACCTATAAGGCTTAAACATGAATCAACATTTCAGTAGTAACGACCCGAACCACCGCATCCAGATGGCACACGTCAAGGAGCTGTCCACCGACAAGCTCAGTGGCGAGTCCTTCAAGTACACCTTCCATGACGTGAAGAAGCTCTGGGAGGGACACTATGGCGGTCCATCGGGCTGGGCACAGAAGACCGCCAAGGAGCGCGACGATTACCTTCAGGGATTGAAGGACTGTGCCAACGCAGTGAAGAAGATCGCGGAGATGGAGCCGGACATGGGACACAAGCGCAGCATGCTTGCTTGTTACCACGGGACCATCTGGATCTATGCCTGGATCAGCCACCTGACCGTCGACGGTCAGTTCTGCGATGACCTCTTGGACGCAGTTGGCTCCTAACCAAAAGAAAGCCCGGTCATGTGCCGGGCTTCTCTGTGTAAGGGTGGATGGTCAGTCGTAGTCTTGAACCTCGCACTGGATCGCCCTGTCGAGGATCAGTCGCATCTTGTCGCCTTCATCCCGCTCGCGGTCAGTGCCACCCTGTAGACGCTGGGAGATCAGCTTGAGCTTGTCGAAGTCCTCAGCCTCGATGCAGTAGTCGATGTAGATCCTGGTGGGTTCCCCGATTGTTGGCTCGGGTGCATCGAGTATCCGGCGAATGTCCTCGTTCGGGTCTGTCGAAAGCTCGCCCACCTTCAATAGTGCTGGGTCATCCCAAACGCCTTGAATCCTCGCCCTGATGGCTTGAAGCTTCTCGTCCTGGCTCAGCGTCACTTGATGCTCCTTAGCTGCCCCTGTGTAAGGCATTCCATGTGCCCGCTCTTCCAGCCAGGCACTCCCTCTTTGTCTGCGTAGACCCGTTCGGTCCCCAGGTAGCCGTCGAACCGGACCCAGGGTGCTTCAGAGGTGCTCTGCACGACGGTTCCACACATGCCAGGTTCGATCCACTTGGGATCGTCCCGGTCGATGGACGCTACACAGACGCGATCACCTGCTTTGAACTTTACCATCGCCCCTCCCCTGCCGCTGGCTTGAGCTTGGGAACACTGTCAGCGTCGCCATAGCTGACGTTGAGGTTCCTGACGATCTGCTCCACCACGCTGCGCTTGACCTCATGGCCGTTGGTTTTGTTGAACTCGCTGATGACCCGCTGGACGATCCAGTCGAGGTTCAACTCATGGGTCGTCTGACGAGCACGCTCCTGCACCGCCTCCTTGATCCACTCCTTCACCTCGGCCTTCGTGATGCCCAGGTCAGCAATGTGTTGGCGCAGGGCGAGCGTGATCTCCCGGCGTCCTACCTCGTCAGCCTTCATGCGTTCAGCGCCTTCTTGATTGCTGTCTGCACCTCACGACGGCCACGGTAGCTCGCCTCCCTGGCGATCTCCTTGAACAGTTCGGAGGCAGTGGGTGCCTTGAAGAACGTGTGGAACAGATCGTTCTCGTGCTTCCACCACGGTTCGGTGGGATTACCAGCTGGCCAGGTCTCCTTGAAACCGAGAGCCTTCATCACTTCCGGGCTGAGCTTGGGTTCGTTGGACTCACTCATGCTCGATCACCTGGTCATCATCGACGCGCTTGAGGATCTCGATCTTGGGCATCTCGACGGGATCGTAGGTCAGCGCGGTGTTCTTCAGCGCTTCCATGCCGGCACGTTGGATCGTCTGCACAACGTAGGCATCGACTTCCGATTTTGCGCTTTCGACCGTTTTCTCCATGTGTTCGTCGAACATGTCCGCGACGAACTTCATGTTGCCCGTCATCTGGGCGCGTGCAGTGGACGCCTTCAGCTGTAGGGCTGCCTTCTGTTTGATGGGCAGCTTCAGCTCACCCAGCATCTTGTGCAGCTCATCCACCTCGCTGAGTGCGGTCTCCAGGCGCTTTCTGACCTCGCCCGCGAACTGCTTGGTTCGGGACTGTGGCGGTGCCAGCTCCGGGACATAGCCATTACCACCAGGCTCGCGATAGCGGAGCGTGCATTGGCTACCCATGCCTACGTTGGGGCTGGACACGAAATGCGCCCACTGGGCTTCGCTCAGATCCACCTCGATGTAGGGCTTGGTCGCTGCATGCACCCAATCGGTAGACAGGTCACGACGAATGGAGCTGCTCGCGATCCGAATACGGATGAAGTGCTGATGGTTGAAGTCCGACCCGTACAGATTGGTCATCCCACTGATGCGAGACGCTCCGATCTGCGCGTAGGCCGGGTGTTCGTAGATCAGCCCACCCATCGGGCCAGCCTCTTCACGAACGGTCGGTTCCAGGAAAATGCGCTTCATGGCTTATGCCTCTTTGCCATTGGTTTCGTTGTACTTCGCGACACGCCAATTGACGTGCTCGGGCTGGATTTCGTCGGGGTTGGATCCGCACAGGTAGACCTGGGCCGGCTCAACCTCATTCAGGGCTTTGCCACGCTGATGAACCAGGGTGATTTCGCTGGGCGGGAGATCCTCCACCACGTCGTCGTCGTAGTTGACGACCAGGACATCCATTGCTTCAGAGGTGGCGACAAACTGGACGACTCCAGCTTGGATCGTGACCACCACGGCGGGCAGCTTCTTCTCAGTGTCGGCGGGCATTCCAGTTCCTTCGTTGTTTCCCGCGATGCGGGTGCTTGTGTTGGTCGTTGAAATGGATCTTGGGCAGGCTGATGACCGAGTAGTCCGGCTTGCGAGGGACGACTTTGGAGAACTCGACGATCTCCACAGCTGCCTTGGCCATCGCTTCAGCAAGCCCCTTCATGGACCCGCTCAGGTCGTCGATGATCAGGATGCGGTGCTTCACTGCTCACCCCACTGCTTCTGCGGGCCGGCTTCGTCCCAGCGCATCACGAAGTTCTCCAGCCAGTCGCGCTGCTCCGAGGTCAGGTAGTCGAGCCACAGAAGCTCGTCAGCGCTGACCCAGGGGAGGCCCTGCTCCTCGCACCAGGCTTTGAACTCGTCGTAGAGGGATTGCCCGTCCATCAGTGAACCCTCACGAACTCGAAGGACTCACGGGCCGGGTTCAGCGGGCGACCCACGCGGTCATCGAAGCCATCGCAGTAGATGCGGTAGCACAGCTCACCCCGATAGTCCTTCTGGAACTCCCGGACGGTGAAGGTGAAGTCGCGGGCGATGGTGCCCATCTTCGGTTCCCAGTTCAGGTAGCGAAGCTTGCGACCTACGTTGTGCTTCATCTCCTCGGGCACGTCGTTCGGATCCACGTACAGCCCGAGATCCTTCATCAGGGACTTGACGTTCACGACATGAACCTCTGGGCGACGATGTTGATGGACGCGGCGATCACGAGAGCGCTCGCGGAGTACAGGAGCACGCACAGGGCGCGGACCAGGCGGGTTTCGTTCTGCTGGGACATGTCAATGAGCCTCCTGGGCGTTCGTGCGGTCTCGATAGAACTTCAGCAAGCTGTCCACGACGTCCTCCACGTCACTCTCGGACACCTGCGGGCGCATGGATTCCACGACTTGCTCCAGCGCTTCGCGGAAGCCCTTGTCGTAGTTGTAGGCTTCGATGGGTTCGTCCAGGTCGTCGTAGAGCGTCAGATCGAGGGGAATGGCGTCCTTGATCGCCTGCATGCAGTCGCGGGTCGTCTCGCCCTTCAGAATCGCCTGGATGTAGTCGCAGTCTTCCTTCTCAGCGTCGCTGAGGAGATCCCATGCCACGCGCTCCCAGCTTTGATGGTTCACGGATCCATCCTTGAGCAAGGGAGTGACCATCAGGGACTCTCCTTCATTGCTCGGACCCATCGCGTAAACCTTGCCTTCGGTGCGATAGAGGTTCTTCATGCAACCTCCGGAACAAGCTTCGGACGAGCTGCGATGCGAGCTTCCTCGGCAGTGATCATTTCCATGCTCGGGGGTGCGGGGAAGCCAACGATGTCGTCCTGGAACACGCGACAGGCGATGCACGCGAGATTGGGATACTTCTCAAGCGTGGCGCGATCCTCGAAGGTGGAACGGCTGTAGACGTTCTCGATGGATTCGACTTCGCTGATCTGGTTCTTGGTCTTGAGGAAGAACGCAGAGCTACCCAGGTGGACTTCGTACTCACAGGTCTCGTCGTCGTAACCCACGATGCAGAGCTGCTGACCATTGGGAAGATCGGCGCGGACTTCGTAATCCACGACACGAGCCGGGTTGCTGTCGATGAACGAGTAGGACTTCAGCATTTCTTCCCACTGGGCATCAGTGAGAGGCGCGAACTTGGGATCCAGCAGGAACAGGAGGTCGCGGTCGAAGATCTCCTGAAGGTCGTCCTCGCAGATACCCCAGTCACGGATGTCCTGGCGGGTGTCGGCACCCTGGATGTTGAACATGTCATCAACGTCTTCCGGAGCATCGACGGGCACGCAGTAGAGCTTCTGCTCGCCATCCACGGAGACGAGGAAGTAGTTGTAGCTCAGGCCCACGGTGCGGTAGCGGTCGGGCATCTCGACAAGGATGGCTTTGATCTTCATCGCTTGCTCGTGGACTTCTTTCACTGCTCGCTCGTACTTGGTCATGTCTCTTCTCTCGTTGCGCGTCGTGCGCTTCTCAGTGCGAGCAGATTAAGAACGGCTCACACACCCGACTATCGGCACGTAATAGGCGCACGACGCTCTCTGTCTCGCTCTGCGCGTCGCGTGACGCTCAAGCTAGACAGTGATGTGATTTCTAGGGGAAGCGCTTAGCGCTCGTTCTACGCAGTCACAGACATCGCCCTGAAAGACGTGTCGCGCTGCGTCTCTTCTCTACCTGGTGAACCCAAGGCTGAACTGATCAGCCAATGTCACGTCATGGAAAACGTGACAAGTTGGCTTACCAGAGACCCTGCAGTGGGTTGACGATCACTTCGACCACCTCGGGCTCATTGAGGTAGCCAGGCCATGCCTTCCCACCCATGCTGTAGACCCGTTGGAGCACTGCTCGGGCGTCGCCATACCCAGTTGGGTTGCTCTCGACTTGCTTCATCAGTTTCTTGTTGTGGATCTGACGGGTCTCAAACTTGATGACGGGTGCCTCTACCACCGTGCAGAACGCAATGTCCTGGCCCGTGTGGTAATGCCGGTAGACCATCAGCCCACCGCCAGGGCTCGTGTAGACCGTATCGAACCCTCGACCGCGAATGTACTTCTCCAGGTTCAGCCACTTCGCCTCACCGAACTGGATCGTCACGTCGTCCGGCCTGGCCTTTGGGGCTCGGAGGAACGCTGGCATCGTCTGCCTGCCCAACTGGTAGACGCGAGCAAGCACAACACGGATGTCGTCGTGCTTCTCCGGGTCTCGCTCGATCAGGGACATGGTGTTCCCGTTGGCGACATCCCGGTGGTCGAACTTCATCAGCGGGAAGTCGATCTTGAACCTGATCGCGAGACCCAGCTCAAGGTGACGATAGACGTTGGAGTCAATCGTCACTCCTTCCAGGGCGAACCCTTTCGCGGCAAGGAGCTTCTCGATCAGTGCCCACTCATCTTGGCCCAGGTGCAGCATCACCAGCGCCCCTCGCTCGGGTTGTCGGTCGGCTTGGGCTTCTTGAAGACGATCCTCTGGTTCTGCTCGCGATACATCCGACGTTTGTAGCGCTCCGCTTCCGTCAGCTTGGACTTGGGCTCATAGAGCGGCAGGAAGACATTCGGGTCAGCCTCCAGGAACTCCGGAATGGGCAGCTCAGCCTTGCCATACACCCAGCGCAAGGCAGCCTTGGGGTAAAGGAGCGTCTGCAGGCCGTGGGCGTCGTAGACAGCCTCAATAGCCTTGCCATTGGGACCGCCACTGGTGTCGAAGTAGACCGCGATTGAGTCCGCTGCGTCGATGCGGATCGACTTCAGCTGGATCGTGATGTTGTCGTCCTCGTGAAAGTAGTCCTCGACCACCGACATGTTCGGGTGGATCTTGCTCTTCTTCAGGGCGAAGCCGTACTCAGCCAACTTCTCTGCGAGCTGCACCCAGTCGGCGCACATGAACTTGATTACCATTGCCCCTCCAGAGGGTTCGTCTCGACAGCCATCGACATCGTTGCGGTGGCGAATTTCATATCGGGTCCATCATCGAGACTGGACTCCCAGGTAGCTTCAAAGGCCAGGCGACGGACGACTTCAAAGAAGTCCTGGGCGAACTTGTCGTAGGTGTCGCGCTGCTGCGGGAACAGGAGCGTCAGATCGTGCCCGTTGATGCCATCGTTGTTGACGACCCGATGTATGACCTCAGCCGTCAGCGACACGCCTTTGAAGCTGCCGTGCTCACGCCGGAAGCTGATCGTTCCAGGCCAATCGGGGCTGGGCGCGCTCTTGAGGATCGCGAAGTGCGTGTCCTTGCAAGCAGCCTCCAGGTTCTTCCCGTTGATGCGGACTTGGAGCTTCTTGTACTTGATCACCACTGACCCTCCAGCGGGTTCGTCGGGCGTGCTGGTTCAGCAGGCTTCGCGAAGCCATAGCGCTCGCTGAACCGCTTGACCATTTCAGGGTTACGCTCCATCTGGTCCAGGCGGGCTTTCAGCTCCTCGACCTCGATCTTCTTCCTCAAGTCTTTCTCGTAAGCCGCCTTCTTGACCGCCTCAATCGAGCCCTCCTCGATCTCTCCGAACTCGTCGAAGATCATCGAGATACCCTTCATTCCACGGATCTCCGACTTCTTGCTCGGAAGGCCAATGGCTTTCGCAGCCTCTGCCAGCTCGTCGTAGATCTCCTTGGCCGGCTTGGGCTTGGGCAGATGGGTGGTCTCGTCCTTACCAGGCGAAGCCAGGCCCATCAGCTCGTGAATGCTCTTGCGCTTAGGCATAGGAATGCCGGGCGCACCGATCTTGATGAGGGCGTAATCATTCAGCGCCCTGCGCAGATCCCTATCCGGACCCTCGTCGTAGATGTCCGGGTAGTGGATGTGCAGATCCCAGTGCTCTGTGTCTCCGCCCATCGCAGCCATTGCTGCCGAGTCGATCCGGATGTTCCGCTTGAACTCACCCGTGAACGTCGCGTAGCGCATCTGGATCTGGATGTAGCCGTCGCTCAGCTTCTCCTCCAGGATGTTGAACCCGCACTGATCAACCACAGCGCGCAGCTTCTCAAGGGAAATGTTGTATCGCGTGGTCATCACCAACGTCCTGCGAGTGGGTTGGAAAGCATCTCCTGACGGGCGCGCTCAGCTGTCTCTTCCGCGAGCGCAGCAGCCTTCATCTGGAGGACTTCTCGGTTCGAATGACTGACGTCCTTCAACTTCGCGACGGCAGTGCGGTAACGGATCGCGTTCGACTTGGGTCCGTCCAGCTCCATCGGGAGGTCAGCTTCAATGACGGTCTTGCCGTCGTACTCTTCGACGTTTGGCCAGCGGACGTCGATGTACTTGCCGCCATGACTGCCGAAGTTGATGAGGATCTGTGTCGGATCGACGTGCTCGTACTGAACCTTGGCCCATCGCAGCACAGTGAGCAGCTGGTCATAGGTGCAGGTGACTGTCGTCCTTTGGTTATGTCGCGCCTTCATTTGCGAGGCGGAACGTATTTCTCGACCACTTCACCGATACGCTGCGTGGTCATGTTGATTTCTACGATCACCCACGGGTATTCGCCCTTGCGCGGACGATAGGTGTGCTCGGCGGGTTGGATCCAAATGGGAGTGGCGGGACTCCGGACGGAGCTGCCGATAAACATCGCGTGATGGTGCATGTCTCTCTCCTCCGCAGGGAGCGCGCATGTATGCACATACGCACTCCCCAAGCCAGGTTTAGAACGCGGAGGCTTCGATGCGACCACGCGACTCACGACGGATCACGTCGCCCAGGAGCGTCAGAACGTCCTTGTGCTTGGTGCCCTCGGCATCGTTGAAGTTGATCACTTCGTCCTGGCCGCCCTTCGTGAACTTGGCGACGGCCTTGTCCAGGATGGACTCGGCACCATTGGAGCTGTCAGCGTTGTCGCCATACAGTTCGAAGTCGGCGCGACGCAGTGCGCCCACGGTGCAGAAGCACTTCGCGTTCAGCGCTTCGGAGTGGACGCCGGTGCGACCATTGCCCTTCTTGTCGGTGGCGTAGGAGCCCTTGATCCAACGGGCCGGGTTCTTCAGGATCAGGAATGCGCCGACGAGAGCCTGGAGCTTGGCGTTCTTGAGCTTCTTCAGCTTGGCGATCTGTTCGGGCTTGAGGATGTTCTTCGACATGGTAAAACTCTCTTCTCTTCAGTGATTTATGGTTGATGGCTAGTTGAAGGACGCGACACGACCCGCCATCTGGGTCAGCGCGTTGCGGTGGTTACTGATACGCATGGCTGCACATCTGCTTGCCATCGGTGCCCAGGCGTGGTGTCAGGCTCTGTCCGGGGACGGAGATGTACTGGCAGCCGGTCTGCGGGTCGTTGACGATGCGAAAGCCCGCGATTTCGTTCTGGCGTTCAGCTCGTGCCTTAGCCTGGCGAGCTGCGAAGCCCTTCGGGTCTTTCCACTGCTGGTATTGCGGGATCGCAATGGCAGCCAGGATCGCGATGATCGCCACGACGATCATCAGCTCGATGAGGGTGAAGCCTTTCGCCTTCATGCCTTCACCCGCTTGCCACGGTAGAAGCCAGCCGGGATGCGGCGAGCAACATTTGCGGGCTGCCAGTGGTATGCGATGCCGTCGATCACGCCGCTCTGACCAGGGAACAGCAGGCCACGGATCTTGTTGTCGTCAGCATCGAACCACTCGGGCGGCAGGTTGTAGATGCCCAGCTCGCTCTGTGCCGTCGCGATAGCCTGGTTCAGATCGACCCACTCCTCCACCTCGGCGGGGGATTGGTCGCGATCAGCGAGCAAGTCCGCGATGTACTTGTTGCTCGCCTCGGCTGCCAGGATCAGGCGGATGGCGGTCTGCTTGGAAAGCCTCACGAAGCGCTCTCCTCACTCAGGACGAAGGCTTCGACCAGCTCGTCCAGACCTTCCTGATTCGCCAGGAAGTTGATGAAGCGACCCGCGACACCATCGGTGCGCTGAATCACTGCCATCGTGCCAGCAACCTTGATCGCCTGGATCTCGGTCAGCTTCACGGTCTTGGTTGCACGAACGCCTTTCGGCATGTCCATCTCCTCTCTCAGTTCAGGTGGTAGATCGTGTTGCGGGTCTCAGCGATCTTCTTGGCGAAGTCCACGGAGACAACGGTGCTCGTCCGGATCCACGAGCCGCTGGGGAAGCGGTCGTCTTCGAAGACCCGTCCATGCAGAACGTGGTTGACACCGACCCGTTGAAGGGTCCAGTTCTTGATCGTGCGAACGGGCTTAGTGGAGCCGGTCACGCTGGATCTCCTTGATGTAAAGCATCGCGTCGTCATAGGCGTCGAGGGCTTCCTCGCTCTTGTCAGCAGCGCGGGCACGACGCAGCGCCTGCAATGCCTGCTCCAGCGTGATCGTGTGCAGGTTCACTGCGCTCACGATGACCTGGTGGCGTCCGTAGAGGTTCAGCGCGCCAGTGATGACTGCGATGGTTTCGCTATCGAAGTCGCTGGTCTTGATCAGGTCGCGTGCGCTGTAGGTCGCGGTCTGTTCGAAGTTGTTTGGTAGGCTCATGTCAGGACTCGGGTTGTCGTATGTACGCGCTGCGATATGTCAGCGCGTACATACTATTAACGACGCAACAACCCTGCTATGCGTGGGTCGAGGGTCTTACGCGGCTTTCTTCGCGGACGCGGTGCGCTTTTCCTTCGCAGTCTTCACCGGGAGGTTCAGACGAGCGTTGAGGTCCGCGACCTTGCTGACCGGGAGCTGGCGATTGGCAGCCTCCGGAATCTCCACGAAGGGCTTCACTTCCGGCCAGGACTCCAGGAGTTGCTTGTAGGTGTTGAAGCCGGCCAACGCAGCTTCCACCTCCTGCAACGCCTTCGAGAAGTCCGTCTTGTAATCGCGGTCTTCAGCATCGAGGGCGTTGCAACGCGCCTCCAGCTTCGCCCCGATGCTCGTCTTCTCCAGGAAGCGGTGGCCGCTGCCATAGTGGGCGTTCACGTTGCCGGGCAAGTAGTCAGCCAGGGCGTAGTTGTGGGCGTAGCCATTGATGACCACAGACACGTTCGCGGAGACCGGCAGGAAGCCGCTCGGGAGCTGCGACATCAACTTGCGCGTCGCCTCGGGGTAGATCAGGTTGTAAAGGTCCAGCGCCAACGCATTGCGCTTCGCCTTCAGCTGCTTCGCCGTATCGCCAAAGCGATGGTCCAGCACCTTGCGAGCGATGTCCTTGCGGACGGAGATGCTCAGCTTGGCGTTCAAGTTCTTGGACATAGGTCTCCCCTTAGTCGTGGTCGTATTCTTCGACTTCGACGCCTGCCGAGGTCACGGTGATCTTGGCGTGGCTGCCAAAGATGGCCTGGAGGGTGTCCTCCATCGGGCCGGACGTCAGCAGGTTCTCCAGCTCGTTGAGGGCCAGGTGGGTATCGGCGCTCACTTCCTCGCACTGGCGGTAGCTGGTCACTTCCAGCCAGCCTTCGCCGTAGTGATGGTTCTCGCGCTCGTCCACGACCGAGTAGTTGAGGCCGTTCACGCTGAACACGCACTCCTCGCCATCGTTGAAGTACGGCACATACTGGGTCCAGCACAGCGCCTTCACTTCCGGATGGTCAGCGAGGAAGCCCTGCAGGATGGGGCCGATGCGACCCTGGAGCTTCTCCTGGAGTTCGGCCTGCATGCGAGCCTGTTCGGCCACCAGTGCGCCCACTTCCTTCAGGGCTACAGTCTTGATTTCATCCAACATATTCCTCAGTCCTCGTCGTGATTGAATGTGATCGCCATGCGGCGCTTTTGTGTGCCACTCATCCAGCCCTCGATAGGCATGGTCTTGAGCCAGTCCTCCATCGTCGGGATGAAGCCGAGGTCTTGGATGATGTGTTCCTCTGCGATGTCGCGGGTGGACACCTTCTTGCCATCGGAATTCGTGATCAACGTGCCAAAGACACGTTCGACCAGGTAGCAGCCCCAGGCGCTGTGCAACATGGCACGATGCCGGACATCGGGGACTGCGATCTTGGAGCTGTCGATGAACTCATGGATGGGCATGTAGTCCTCGATCTGCCCGCCATACTTCTTCTGGGTGACGCGAGCGTGGAGATGCGGCTTCACAGCGCCTCCTTCGGATCCAACTCGATTTCGTACAGGGTCTTGAGACTGCCTTCCGTCCTGCGACCCGAGAAGGACACCTTCATCCGCTTTGCGGGAGCGCCGGGAGGAAGATCAACGATCAGCGGGCGTGTCTTGCGAGGGCAAAGTCCCGCATCCATTCCAAGACCCTTGAATACCTTCACCAGCTGCTTGCGGGTGACGAGGGTCTTCATGCGCTCACCTGCTTGTTCAGCAGATCCTGCAGGACGCGGCTGCGACGCTTGCTGTAACGGACAGCGATGCGCTGGGCGAACTCGTCAGCGTCCACGGTCTCGTTGTGCTTGATGAGGTGGCCGTAGTCGCCCAGGAGGAACTGGAGCGTGATCTTGTCCTGCTCCGGCATCTTGGGCAGACCGACCGTGTGGACGCCCTTGTGGACGCGAGTGATCTGGACCGTGGCCATTACTGCTGCCCCTGCGGGGTGAGCCACTGGTCAGCGATGCAGCTGATACCCTCGTTGTGGGCGTAGCAAGTCACGCCACGCTTCGTGTCGTGCCACACAGTCGGGGCACCCACGTTCCACTCGACCATGTTGACGTTGTAGGGAACGTCAGCGACTGCGCTCTGGGAGCAAGCAGTCAGAAACAGGCAATAACCCACCACGAGCGTCAGCGCTCGGCTCAGATAACGGTTCATTCTCTTCTCTCTGGGTTGAAGCGCTAGCGCGCTTTCTCTATGTGCGCACAGTATGCGCATACATACTCGTAATTGCAACAGCTGGCACTAGGCACAAACACTATCTACCTACCCTCCAGAATCCGACGCGATTCGCTGATATTGGCCAACACACTCAGCTGGCCGAGGTAACGCTTGACGATCCGCTTGGCACGCTTGAGGTCGTTACCCTCCAGTGCCTCACCCTGCTCGATTCGCTCGGCATAGTGGGTGATGGGAAGCCTGTGGAAGTGTTCGATCACATCCGTTCGTGCTGCGTCCGGAATCATTTCCTTCCGGGCGTCACGACACAGTGCGAGCACTGCCCTTTCCACTGCCCTAGCGTTCGTCTCAAGAAGCTCCAGAACCTTAGCTCGGTCCCACATTTCTCGATCCTCTCTCACCCGCAGCACTCTTGCTGCGTGCGATCAGTTTCGATGTGGTAGCTACTTCCGAGAACAGCTGGATCGAACGTGCCTGGTCACTGCCTCAGCCCTGCCCCACGTCGTACTTCTCAAGGAAGAGGTTGCAGTTGAAGGCCATCTTGATGAAATAGGCGTCGGTCTTCAGGCGGTTGAGGTGGCCTTCCCAGCGGGCGTCAGTCATCCAGCCAGGTCGTGCGGCTTCAAGGCCGGCGTGGAACTGCAGGTGCCAGCGCATGTGCTGGGCCAGGTCGAGGGGCTCACCACCATGATATTCGTGGTGATGCACGTCGAAGCGCCCCTTGTATTCCTCGCCATCGGCAAAGACCACGGTGAAATCGGTCTTGTCGTAGCTGCCGTCCTTGGGTGCGAAGCCGGCGATCTGACGCAGGCGGGCTTTCGCGTCCTCCCAAGACGTCACCGTCCACGACTTGCCCGCGTAGAAACCCTCGGCGGGTGCAATGACGATGGTCGCCATCTGAATCTTGCTCACGTTACCTCCTTCCAGTCTGCTTTCCATTTGTCGTCCCAGGTCTTGTAGGGATGACGCTCATAGGTCTTACCTTCGAACTCGACCCGCTTGCCCTTCCCGAAAATCTTCGGGTGTGCCTGGTCGATCTTCTGGTTCAGAAGCTCCTGCTCCGTGTAGGGCAGCTTGCCCTCGCGCTTCAGACCCTCTTCGATGCTGTCCACGCGGCGCATAGCAGCACGGAGATCCGCCCTACCCTTGTTCGGGTTGTTGCCGTCATAGCGGTCGCAGAAGTCACTACAGGACTTCAGCTCAGCCTTGGCCTTCTCCAGCTCTTCCAGCGTGTAGTAGTTCGTCGTCATGGGTTGCTCCCGTTGCTTCATGTCTATTTTCTCAAGACACAGAAAAGCCAGCTAGCGCTGGCTCAAGGGTCTCTGTTGGCTCTCTGTAGAGGGCGGTTCCTATCCACCGCCAAGTCACAGCTGTCACCACCGCTGGCAACTTTCGAGAGTAGGGCGTGCCATTCACCCCTTCCCATCCTTGGGCAGAGAATTCGTTACTTGTTCTTGGTGGTCTTGGCTTCCTTCGCCTCGGGCTTCATGCACCAGTCGAAGTAGATGTCCGCAGTTTGGGTCGCAGACGCATCCGGGTTCTTGTAGACGACATCGACCAGGTTGGCCAGATGGTCATAGGCGACCTGATCCTTCTCGGTGCCAGAGTTCTGCTTGTTGAGGCGATCAAGCATTTCAAACTTAGGCACGCCCTCGTCACGTTCCTTGGCGACGAACTGCATGAAGCGGGCGATGCTCGTGCAGTAGTCGCGATCCGGCTTGGCGGCTACGTTGGTGACGGCGAGAGTGGCAATGAGGGCGATGATGAGGCGACGCATGTGTGTTCCTGAAATTGGCTGAAGAGACCAGGGGCTTTCGCCCCTGGCGTCCGTTGGTGTGAGGGTTAGGCAGCAGCTGCGGTTGCGGCGGGGGTGCAGGCTTCGATGCACTGGACGATCATGCTGTCCGCGCGGATCTTGATCGCCTTGCCCACACGCTCCGCGACCTTCAGGACGGGGAACAGCTGCATGAGCTGATTCGCCTGGCTGCGGGCGGTGCCGATGGTGTAGCCGTTCGCCTGGAGGTGCTCGGTCAGCTCCTTCGACGAGGCTTCGCCCTTCTGCATCAGGAACTCCAGGCCCAGGCGGGTGTAGACCTGCACCTTGTCCTTGTTGTTGCGGAAGCGCACCAGGTTCACGCCCTTGTCCGCGACCTTCTTCGCGAGCCCGTCCATGTCCTTCAGGGCCGTCTGGACCGCTTCGTCGCTGTCCTCGCCCACGGTCAGGGTCATCGCCGCCTTGAGCAGCTCCGGATCCTTGTTGAAGGCGTTGGTGAGGATCTCGGAGGGCTTGTCGCCCGTGAGGCGCGGGGTGCGCTCAGCCTTCGCCTTCTTGACGGCCTCGATGGTCGTCACCTTGTCAGCGGGCTGTTCCTCGTAGTGCTTGCGCTGCTCTTCGGCAAGCTCGGCGTGCTCTTCGATGCGCTCCAGCTCCTCGATGGTGAGGTCAGCTTCCGGCGTCTTGGCTTCGACGACTTCGGTCGTCGTGGTCTTGTCGTCGTTGGTGCCCGTCACTTCTTCCAGGAGGGCTTCCAGCTCGGCGTCGAGCAGGCTCGGGTTGTTGCTCATGGTTGAATCCTCTCTTCTCTCGTTTTGGGTGCGTCGCTCTCTGCGACAAGTGAATGATGTATGCAGATACATAGGGGCATCAACACTAAAACGCAGGCACGTTGTAGGGACTGTGCCGACGCTCTGTAACGCTCTCTAAGCGCGTCGCGTCTCTTATGCGTGCGACGTGTCGCAATTGCAGCGCGTTACGCTAGCAGCGCGTTACGTGAAGCGAGAAACAGAAAAGCCGACTGCAACGTCAAACGCTACAGTCGGCTCATGGGAGAGAACTTCTCAGGCTGCGATGGGCAGCTTGTAGTAGCCGAGGTCGATGCCCTTCCAGAGGCACTGCATCATGCAGTCCACGTCGTACATCGCCGCGTGAGCCTTGGACGGGTCATACGGGACGTTCAACGCCCAGCACAGCTCGCCCAGGTTAGGACTCTTGCCGGTCGGGGTTGCCCAGCGTCCGTTCTCCATCGTGCAGAAGGAGTCGATGTTCGGAACCTCCAGCCCGATGCGTGCCAGCTCCAGGCCAATGAACGGGCCGTCGAACATGACATTGTGTGCCACGAAGACCTTAGCCAGGCCCAGAGCCTTGGCAACGATGGGCGCAACCTTCTCCCAGGTGGGACACTCACGCAGATCTTCCAACACGATCCCGTGGACGGCAGTTGCTGCCGGTGGAATCGTGCGCAGCGGGTTGATGCGCTGCTCAATCTCCTTCACCTTTCGGCGGGTGTCGAAGTCCCAGATCTGGAAGGCGACTTCAATGATTCGGTCGCCCTTCTCGCTGTCGAAGCCAGTGGTTTCGACGTCACCTCCAACAATCAAACGCATTAGTTCAGTTCCTTGTAGCCCAGGCGGGCAAACGATTCGATATAGCCATCGAAGCGACCGCGAGCCACTTCGTAGGGGTTGAGTTCTTCGGAGAAGTCCAAGACCTTCGTGCTACTCCAGGTCATGCGCGTCGTCTCCGACCAGTTCAGCTTGTGCAGCTTCACCACTGGCTCACCGAACGTGTACTCCAGGCAGTACAGGCACCCATCGCTGATGAACAGCCGGCGAGCAGTTGCCTCGCCGGTCTTGTCCGCGAACTCCTTGCTTGCCTCGGAGATCATGTCGAACAGATCGTCGGTGATGAGGCCAGAAACAGCCTGGAAGAGCGTCTGAAGGCTGCTGCGAGCCTGCTCCACCGAGATAATGCCGGTCTGGTAATCGACGACGATCCGCTCAAGCGTGTCGAGCGCCTTACGGTTCAACTCGTCAACAAGCGTGTGGGATTCGCTCACGTCCAGCTCCTTACAGGTAAGCGCCAGTCAGATCACCGGCATCGGTAAGCACGCCCAGGCCGACACCGCACTTGAACACGCCTGACAGGAACTCCTCGTACTGGTCACGAGTGATCAGTTCCGCGAACTTGCTGTCAGCCTTGGCCATGTCGTCGTAGGTGACGTGCATGGAGATGGTGCTCAAGATGGTGGCCTCGACGGCACCGTCAGCAGTGATGGCGACGTTGGTGACTTTTCCTTTGATCATGTCTCTAACCTTCCTAGTGCAACGTGTTCGAAGCCTTGGCTTCGATAGTGTCGAGGGCGTCTTCGATGACGCGAATGCAGATCGCAATGCGGCGGTCGTGGTCGATGACATGCTTGGCGATGCCATGCACGCGGATCGAATGCGGCAATGCACGCACGAGACCCTCGGCCACGTAGTCGAAATGACGGATGTAATGCAGGCAGGACGGGGCCTTGCCTTCGGTCTCGGCAATCTCGATGCCGGGACGGACGTGGATCAGCTGCGCGAAGTAGAGCTGGGTCAGTTCGACAGCGCGCTGGAAATGGCGCTCGACGACGGATCGCTCCTCAATCGTGCCCAGGGTGGCACGCTGAATGTCGGTCAGCGTGTACGCAGCAACGTCCATCGGGGTGCGGTCGGCAATGAAGATGCCGGTCGCAGCTGCGTACTGACCCGCCAAGAATTCAAGAACGCTGTCTTGGATCTTGAGACGCGCCTGGAAGTCGAGGTTTTCCTTGGGGTCTACGCCCTGCTCTTTCAGGAAGCCGCTGACGTTGGTCTCCAGGAACTCAAGATCGAACTCCTTGGCCAGGTCTTTGGCGAGGGTGGTCTTGCCCACCCGATGTGCTCCAATGAAACCGATCATGCGATTTCTACCTTTACTCGCTCGACGCTGAGGGTGCGGGGGTCGCGACCCTTAGCGATCATTTCGTCTCGTAGGTTGTTCACCCGGCTCTTCGTGCTCCACATGTCTTTCCCAGCGGCGGAATGCCACCGCTGGTGAAAGTCGTCCCAGAGCCGGAACTTGATGTCGATGGCCCACTTGGAGCGCTTGACGGCGCTCTGGGTCATACCGCGACTTCGCCCTTGATCGCCGGGTGCGGGTCGTAACCCTCGAACTTGAAGTCCTCGAAGCGCATCTGTGCAGGATCCGTCACGACGTCACGGGTGATGCGGTTGATCGAGAGCTGCGGGTATGCCTTCGGGGCGCGGGTCAGCTGCTCCTTCACCTGCTCGATGTGGTTCGAATAGATGTGGGCGTCGCCAATGATATGTATGAACTTACCGACCTTGAGGCCCGTGATAAAGGCGATGATGTGGGTCAGCAGCGCATACGAGGCGATGTTGAACGGGATGCCCAGGAACATGTCACCGCTGCGCTGATACAGCTGGCAGCTCAGCTCGCCATTGCGAACGTAGAACTGGAACATGACGTGGCACGGTGCCAGGGCCATCGCCGGAATGTCAGCAGGGTTCCAGGCGCTCACGACCAGGCGACGGCTGTTCGGGAACTCGCGGATCTCCTTGATCACATTGGCGATCTGGTCGATGGGCGATGCCTCGACCGTGAAGAGCTTGCTGTTCTCGCGTGCCTCGTCCTCGTGGGCGTGGATCTCGGGCTTGCCAGCCCAACGACGCCACTGCTTGCCATAGACCGGACCAAGCTCACCCGATTCGCTGGCCCACTCGTCCCAGATGGTGACGTCGTTCGCCTGGAGGTAGCCGACGTTCGTGTAGCCGTTGAGCATCCAGATCAGCTCATGGATGATCGACTTGAGGTGGAGCTTCTTGGTCGTGACCAGCGGGAAAGCCTTCGCCAGGTCGAACGACATGCGCAAGCCGAACTGACTGATGGTGCCGATGTTCGTGCGGTCTTCGGACTCGATGCCATTGGCAAGAACGAATGCCAGTGCGCGCTCGTACTCACCGGATTCGCTATCGAAGATGGCGGGATTGATGTGCAGATCCTTCATAACCCACCCTTAGTTCGCGCCAGTGGAACCGAAACCGCCGTTACCGCGATCCGTCGCCTCGTCGAAGTTCTCGACCTCGATCAGCTGCGGGCACACGACCGGCGTCAGCATGAACTGGGCGATACGGTCGCCACGGGCGATGTAGATGTCATTGTTGGAGCGGTTCAGCAGGGACACCTTGAGCGGCCCCTGGTAGTCGCTGTCGATCACGCCGACGCCGTTCGCCATCACCAGGCCACGGGTGCCGAGACCACTGCGGGGAACGATCAGACCCACGAAACCGGGGTTCTTGATCCAGATGTTGATGCCCGTGTCCATCATGTGCTGCTCGCCAGCGAGAAGCTCGATGTCCTCGGTCGCACGCAGGTCGATGGCAGCGGCGCCATCGGAGCCACGAGCCGGCAGACCGAAGTCAGCGTAGAGCGCCTTGTCACGAACGATGGTCGAAATCGGGTGGGTGTAAACGCGGTCGAGGGCCGCGCCAAATGCGTGGTGATTCACTTCTCTTCTCTCCTGATATTGCAGGGGAGGTGGTCCCTCCCCTGCTGTCTTAGCGCTTATGCTGCGCTTGTCTCGTCATTATACGTATGTTGATACATATTTTGACAGGGACGTTCAAAGTTCCCGGAGGTAAGCCCCGAGTTTGTCCGCCCCGCCTACCAGCTTCCCGTTGTGAAGGATCTGGGGAACGCTGCGTGCGCCCGTCTGCTCGTAGAACTTGGCCCGTTCAGCGTCATCGTCCAGGCTGATTTCAGTCCAGGTGATGCCCTTCTGCTTGAGCATGTTCTTGGCCATCGTGCAATAGGGGCAGATGGTCTTCGTGTAGACGATCCACTCCGGCTTTGCCGAGACGACCGGCTCGTCCAGCTCCGCGAACACGTCGCCCCAGGTGCCCTGGGTGGCAGCCTTGGCATACTCGGTGCCACGCTGTTCGAAGAAGTTGACGTGCTCCACCGCGTTCAGCATTTCGTCCAGCCACGGCAGCGGGTTCTCCTTCACCTTGAAGATGCCCTTGTAGCCCAGCTGGATCAGGCGACGGTCTGCGATGTAGCGGATGTACTGCTTGATTTCCTCGGCAGTCATGCCCTTCACGCCACCCATTTCGAACGCCAGGTCGATGAAGGCGTCCTCGTGGGCAACCACGTCACGGCATGCCTGCTCGATCTGAGCCCGCAGCTGTGCGTCGTTGACCTCGGGGTTCTCGCGCAGGACATCGTGGAACAGCCGGATGATGTTCTCGCAGTGGTGCGACTCGTCACGAACCGACCAGGTGATGATCTGGCCCATGCCCTTCATCTTGTTGAAGCGCGGGAAGTTCAGCAGCATGGCGAACGAGGCGAACAGCTGGAGACCCTCGGTGAAGGCACCGAAGACAGCCATCGACAGAGCCAGCTCACGCACGTCCTTCGGCTCGTAGAAGCCCTGGAGATACTCCCACTTCTCCTTCATTTCGCGATACTTGAGGAACGCCTCGTACTCCACTTCCGGCAGACCCAGCGTGTCGATCAGATGGGAGTAAGCCGCGATGTGAATCGTCTCCATGTTGTTGAAGGCGTTCAGCATCATCTGGATCTCGGTGGGCTTGAACCACTTCAGATACAGGCTGTGGTAGCTCTTGCTGATCTCCACGTCCGACTGCACGAAGAAACGGAAGATGTGGTTGAGCAGGTTCTGTTCGGACGGGCTCAGGTTGCGACGCCAGTCCTGCACGTCGTCAGCCATCGGCACCTCTTCGGGTAGCCAGTGCATCTTCTGCTGGGTGTGCCAAGCCTCGTAGGCCCACGGGAAGGAGAACGGCTTGTAGGCCGTCCTCTCAGTGAACAGGGTCTTCCCTGCAGGGATGGTGGGGTTGTAGGTCACAGCGAGAACCTCAGAGCAGCGCGAGCCACAGCACGGAAGATGATGTCCTTCACCTTCTGCACTTCCGGAAGTTCGTCGTAGCTCACGAGGCACGGGTGCGTCTTCGCCTCAGAGTCCTTGACGGGGCCATAGACCCAGCCCTCAGCGATCTTCTGAGCGCTCCAACTCGCATGCAGCTCCACCGGGGACAGACCCGACTTCGCAGCGAGCACGCCATTGCGAGCGCTTTCCTTCTGCCAGGCGGGTGCGATGGACCAGGGCACCTGGCTCTCGTCACCGATGCTGATGCAGTATTCGCGATTGGCTTCGTGTGCCATGCGCGCCGCGTTCTCGTACTGGAACGCCTGCTTGTTGCAGAGCTGATAGCCCTCCAGCGCCCAGATCTTCCGGATCGCATCCTTGCGTGCCAGCGTTCGGCCCAGGTCAGCGTCGAAGTTCGCAGGCGACGCGCATGCGCTCTCGCCCGTGACGGTGAAGCCGTTGCGCAGCTTCAGGGTGCAGATCGTCAGCGTAGTGCCCTCGGGGACGTAGTAGTCCTCCTTGGAGACCAAACCCTCGATATGCTTCTCAGTGACACGCGGGGCGTCCAAGCCCTTTGCTGCCAGATAGTCGTGAATTTCCTGCTCGTTCATTTCTTCAACTTCCTTATTGGCAAGCCAAGCACTCGTCGTACTTGGTCTCTTCGGTGGTGGATTCGCTCTTCTGAGCGACCTTGACGTTCACTGCCTCGGCACGCTTCACAGCGGTCGAACGGCAGTAGTAGAGCGACTTCACGCCGGACTTCCATGCGTACATGTGCAGGTCGTGTAGCTCGCGCTTGTGGGTGTCGGCATGCAGGAACAGGTTCAGCGACTGCGACTGGCAGATGTAAGGCTGACGCTCTGCTGCGTGCTTGATCATCCAGCGCTGGTCGATTTCGAACGCCGTGCGGAAGATCTTCTTCTCCTCATCGCTGAGGAAGTCCAGGTGCTGCACGCTGCCCTTGTTGGCAACGATCGACTGCCAGGTGGCTTCATCGTTCTTGCCATGCAGGTCGAGGCGCTGGGCCAGATACGGGTTGCGGACGATGAAGCTGCCCGAGAGCGTCTTCTGGAGGAAGGCGTTCGTGCTGCGTGCCTCGGTGCTCGGGCTGGTCGTGCCAGCGATCACGCTGATCGAGGCAGTCGGGGCGTGGGCGAGCATGTTGGAGAAGCGACCGACCATGCCGGCGTCCACAGCATCGGGGTTGGAGCCGCGCTCTTCAGCCAGCTTCAGGTTCGCAGCGTCAGCCTGCACCTTGATCCGCGAGTGCATCTCCTTGTTGATCAGGGATGCGAGGTCGCTCTCGATGGCGACACCCATCTTCTGCAGATAGGCGTGGAAGCCCATGACACCCAAGCCAACCGAGCGCTCACGCTTGGCAGCGTAGACGGCACGCGACATTTCGGGCGGGGCGTTCTGGATGAAGTCCTCCAGCACGTTGTCCAGGAAGCGCAGGATGTCTTCGATGAACTGCGGGTTGTCCTTCCACTCGTCCCACTTCTCCAGGTTCACAGACGACAGACAGCAGACCGCCGTGCGCATGTTGCCCAGGTGGTCCTTGCCAGTGAACAGGGTGATTTCGGCGCAGAGGTTCGACTGCTTGACGAACAAGCCCAACTTCTTGTGATGGGCCGGGATGGCACGGTTCACGTTGTCGATGAAGAGCATGTACGGCTCGCCCGTCTCCATACGGAGGTCGAGCATGCGGCTCCACAGATTGCGTGCCTTGATGGTGCGAACGGTATGACCGTCCTTCGGGCTCACCAGGTCGTAGTCCGTGCCCTTCTCCACCGCAAACATGAAGCCGTCGTCCACGACAGCGCCGTTGTGGATGTTGAGCGCCTTACGGTTGGGGTCGCCACCAGTCGGCTTGCGGATCTCCAGGAACTCGTCGATTTCGGGGTGCTTGGTCTGCAGGTAGACCGCTGCACTGCCACGACGCAGGCTGCCCTGGCTGATCGCGAGGGTCATCGAGTCCTGGACCTTGATGAACGGGATGATGCCGGTGGTCTGACCGTTGTGACCAACCTTCTCACCCATCGAGCGCACTTCGCCCCAATAGGTGCCAATGCCGCCGCCCTTGCTGGCCAGCCAGGCGTTCTCGTTGATCGAGTCCAGGATGCCCGGCATCGAGTCCTGCACGTCGTTGAGGAAGCAGCTGATCGGCATGCCACGGGTGGTGCCACCGTTGCTCAGCACGGGCGTCGCCGGCATGAACCACAGTTGGCTGATGTAGTCGTAGAGGCGCTGGGCGTGTGCTTCGTCGTCGGCGTAGTAGCCGGCCACACGGGCGAACAGTTCCTGGTAGGACTCGCCCTTCAGCAGGTAGGAGCGTTCCAGGGTCTCCTTGCCGAAGGCAGTCAGGAGTGCGTCGCGTAGGGGGTCAAGCTTGATCTTGGCGCGCATGTCCACGGCGCGCTGCTTAATTGGGGAATTCATGTCTTTCCGTTTCGTCGTTGAAAGGGCTAGGGAGTGTATGTGCATACATCTCCCTGCCCTGACAGTGGTTGAGCCATTTCTGGCCTTACAGTGCTAGCTCAGTCGGCCCGCAACGCTGCGATAGACAGCAGCCATGCGGTTGAACTCAGCGGTCTTGGTAGCTGCGTGAATGACCGCTACCGCGTCAGCCATGTGCTCGGCCTGCCCCACCGTGATCGACATCTGACCCTTCTTTTTGGACATGGGCCAGTTGATCGTCGGGTATTTGCCGGAAGCCCAGGCGATGATTTCGTCCTTGTCGGCGTACTTGTCGCCCACTGCTTCCTTCACCTCGCGGGGCAACACCTGGATCAGGGGCTGGTCGATGGCAGCGAGCGTGCCCACCGCGATACCCAACGCCCAGGAGGCTCGTGCTGACTGCGTGCCCGTGGGGACTTCGCAGCAGACCAGGTGGATGCCGTGCTCTTCGACTGCCTGGCGAACGCCGGTCACAATCTCGCGGGCTCGTCGCAGATCGTCAGAGTTCTTGCGGACGACCTTCTTGCTCTCTTTGTCTGCCTCCGTCTTGATCAGCTCCACTCGCGTCACCGCGATGTGGGCGTCAGAAATGACAGTGCCCGACAGGTCAACTTCTGCAAACGCCATCCCGGTGTGTGCAAAAGCCGCGTCGAGCCCCAATACCTTCAACTTCATGTTGCCTCTCCGTGGTGTGTATGTCGTTACATACACTCTATGTTAGCGACCCTCTTTGATGAAGTAGCGCGGCTCGTACTCGGCAAATTCAGTCAGCTTGCGAAAGGCTTCCATTGCCTGCTCTGCCTGACCTCGATGCTTGAAACCGGCCATCTTGTGATCCTCCAAGAGCTTGCCCATGAACGTCGTCATGGGCGGTCGCTTCTCAAAGGTTCTCCACACTTCAAAGCGGTCGCGTTTGCTGGGGTTGTTGTGCCTGTCCCTGCTCCAGGCTGGTTCGCGCTGATACATCGTTGGGACTAAAAGAAAGCGCCCCGAAGGGCGCTCTCTCGTGCCGTTCGTGTTAGTTCGGCAAGACCATCATCGTGTTGCTGTCCTTGCCGAGCTGGGTGACAGGCAACTTGCCGTCCCACTTCTCGATCCAGTTCAGCTGTGCGACGCCGGGGTTCTCACGCAGGGCCTTACCACGCAGGGCGATGGCTTGGGCTTCGGCTTCCGCCAACTTCAACCGGGACTGGGCCTGACCATCAGCGACAGCGACTTCCTTCTCGGCTTCGGCCTTTGCCTGGGCCACTTCGTTCTGACGCTGCTCGGCCATCTGGGTTGCCTGGATCTTGGCGTTGATCGAACCGACCACGTTCGGCGGCAGACGCAGCTCACCAATCCAGTAGACCTTCTCGACCACGATGCCGACCGGACCAACTTCGTTCTGCACGTCCGCTTGGACCGACTCGATCAGTGCCGTCTTGCCCTTGCCATAGACCGACTCGATGTCGAGGCTGCCCGCCTGTTTGACCAATGCGTCACGAACCATATTGCGCAGGTAGGTGTCCGTGATTTCGTCGATGCCCTTCCGATACTTCTGGAAGATCGTCGTCACCTTGGTCGGGTCGATGTGGTAGGTGATGCCGACGTCGGCGTTGACCGTCAGACCCTGAGCCGTCTGGAAGCTGATCGACTCGTCCAGGTTCTCGCGCTGCTGCCACGTTGCGGTCTGGGTGAACGTCGGGAACGTGTAAAGCTCCTCGTTCCAGCCCACCCAGTAGCGACCCGGCTGGAGTTCCTGCATCTGCACGCCCTTGTCGGAGCCGTACAGGTTGAACTTCACACCCACGTTGCCAGCGGGAACCTTCGAACAGGCGGCGACCAGGAGAACGAACGTCGCGACCATCAACTTCAGGAACATCTTCTTCATTGAATTGCCTTGTGTATGTATGTGTTTACGTACTTTCAGAACCCGAAATAAGCGGCAGCGATGCGCTTGCCGAAACTCCGGACTCCCCAATAGATCATGCTGATGGAACCTACGACGCCCACGATCACTTCAGCGTCATCCTTGGCCGAGACGAGTCCCGGCGCCACGAACAGGAACCAGATCACCAAAGTCCAGAAGTAAACGTGTCCGTTACGCCAGAACTTCAGCTTGTTGCCCTTTCCTTCCTGCATATCACTCTCCAGGTTTGCTCTCCTTCTCTTTCAACCATCCGATGTCGCCTCGTGCGATAGCAGCCATGATTTCAACCACGAACCACTCGGTCGAATCGGCATCCGGATCGCGCTTCGCCTGCCTGGCGAAGAACAGACCCACACTCTTTGCTTCTTCCTTCAGCTTGTCGCCCCTCGGGAGAGGCTCGTGCTCGTAAGGATTGAAGTTGACGTTCACAGCCAGCCCATACGACCGTCAGCGACTGCGCGAATGACTTCAGCCACGAACCAGTCCGTCTCGTTGATGTCCGGGAGGGCTTCCGTCTTCGCCTTCACGTAGCCCGATGCGAACGTGGCGTGCAGCTTCAGCGCTTCGCCTTTGGGGAGGCCCGTCACCATGTACGGGTTCTCGGCTACGTTCAGCGGCTTGAAGGTGATGGGCTCCGGCTTGGCATGTGCGACAAGCTTGGCGATCTTCACTTCAGCCTTCGCCTCAACGGCCTTGCGGGGAGCGGCGCGGAGACAGCCGCAGGACTTCGTGTTGCCGCCACGCAGATTCTTGGCGAGGACGACGGTCTTGTTGCCACAGTCGCAGACGCAGTGCCATTTGCCACCGTAAGCGGGATGGATGTGCGACAGCGAGGTCACGACCAGTCGGCCAAAGCGCTGACCCGTCATGTTGATGACGTGGCGACCAGCGTGAGATACGGCAAAACGTGCGTGCTTCATTCCTTAGATCCTCTAGTTCTCGGTGTTCGTGTTGATGGTGGTCGTGGTCACAAATCGTCGCCTTCGTCGTAGAAGTGCCACATGTAGGGGATGTCGCAGACCGTTCCGATGTACTCGCCATCGGGAACGCTGTGACCAGTGCCGGCGCAGGCGATGTAGCGATTGACGGTCGGGTTATCCGTCTCGACTTCAGCCCAGAGGCAAGTCACACCGCTCGGGTCTTTGCCGACGTGCATGACTTGCGCGCCCTTGTGAATCAGCAGCGTCGTGCCATGTACGCTCAGCGGAAACTTGAAGATGGTCTTGCTCACTGCACATACCTCTTTTTCTTGTAGTCGTAGCCAATGGCCTTGTAGAACTTCCAGATCGAGTCGTGCTCCGCGATAGGCTTCAGCTCAGCAGGCGCTGGAATCTCAAGCCGCTTCGCAATCTCCTGGTCACGTTCCCAGCGGCTCATCGCGTCATCCATCGTGTGAACGCTGCACCACTCAACCTTTGCAGCGCTCTCCTTGGTCCAGAGAGGGCGACAGTCTTTGTCCATCGGGAAGCGGCGATGCAGCTCACGACGACGAAAGGCGCTGATCGAGGTGATCTGCCGGTAGAACCCATCCTCGACAACTTCAGGCGTTGTGACGACGTGGTATTCCGACTCCCTGCCTGGTCGAACGTGCTCGATCCACCACTTCATTCCGTTTCCAGCCTGGTCAACGTCGCCTTGTTCTTCTCGTAGTAGGCGGGCGTCACGAAGTACACTTTCTCGGAGAACGTCGTGCCTCCAATGGTTGCCCCGATGCGCTCTCCTGCCCCACCTTCCAGCTTCCAGTCGGACATGTAGCCCAGCGTCCGGTCGTAGTCGTGACCGAAGATGCAGGGGTGGACGTTCAATTCACCCACGTTGGAGAAGAACGATTCCCTCGTGACCGGGATAAGGCTCTTCAAGCGCTCGGGGAGAATCTGGAGAACCTCTTGTGCAGTCAGCTTGCTCACGTCCGCTCCTTTTCGCGTTCTTCCAAGCGCGTGACGCGCTCCAACAGGTCGATCAACAGTTCTTGCTTGGCGTATTCATCGACCGGGTGTTCGTGGTCGCATACCGGGCAGACGTGCGCATTGCGGATGATTTCTTCGGGCGTGGGACTTGCCATCCCGTTCTCACCCTTGCACTTCTCGCAGTAGCGATAGGTCACGCAGCCTCCTCGATGATCGACTGACCGCCACTCTTTCGAACGGTGATGTGATCGCGCACCCAGTCACCAATGTCGTTGTGGCTGATCGTGAGCACGGTGCCGGTGGTTCGAGCCTTGTCTTCCAGGATGCCCATCAGACGTTCCAGACCCGACACGTCGAGTGCGTCGTCCACTTCGTCAGCCACGAACAGCTTCAGAGGCTTGTGGGCACGACTCGCCACCAGGTCTTGCAGTGCCATCGCGGTCGCAATACGGACCTTGCGCTGCTCACCACCGGACAGACCCTCGAAGTCCTCGTCGCCGTGCTTGTTGTCAACGTCGATGTGGAACTTCTCGCGCAGCTCGCCCTTCTCGGTCTCACCCACGGTCAGCCAGGTCGCTTCGATGTTTCCATCCGACAGAGCGCCCAGATACGTGGCAGTCCGGTCGTTGAGGAACGGAGTCACGCTATCGAGCAGCTCGCCACGGATACCGTTGGGCGCGAACACTGCGACGGCAGCCTTGGCGACCTCCACCGCTTCGTTCTTGAGATCCAGCTCCTCGCGGGTGGCTTTGCGAACGTCCAGAACCCGGTCGAGTTCCTCGCTGCGCTTCTCCACTTCCTTCTCCCACGGGTTCGTGGCAGCTTTCAGCTCCTCCACGCGCTCGCGGATCGTCTTCGCCAGGGTCAGGGTGGTCTTGATGTCCGCCACGACCGAATCGAACGCCGTCAGCTCGCTCTGTGCGACTGTGAGCGCTGCCAGTAGCTTCGACGTGTCGAGCTTCGCGATTGCTGCCCGATGCGCGTCTAGCGCTTTCTGATGCGTCTCACGCGCTTCCTCGTATTCAGCGTCGAGTGACGCGCAGACAGCACGATGCTCATCCGCAGCGAGCGAGTTCTCCAGGTCAACTTCCTCGATCTGGCGCTTGTGCAGCTCTTCCAACTCCCGGATCGAGGCTTCGTCAGCTGCGATCAGGGAAATCAGGGTGTCGCGTTCCGTCTTCAGCTCACCCGCCTGCTTGGCGATGGTGGTCTTGCGAGCAGCCAGGTCGCCTTCCTCGTAGGTCTTGGAGCACTCACCACAGGCGGTGCCCACCTTGTCGTTGAGGTGCTTCAGCTCGTGAGCCAGGTTGCCCAGTTGCTTGGTGGCGTGTTCCAGCTTCACCTTGTTCTTGCCGACGTTCACAGCCAGCGCAGCAGAACCTGCAGGCGGGAGCGGACGGGGCTTGGGATAGGCAGCTGCCGGGTATGACGGGGCCACCGGAGCAATCGGAGCGGGTGGCGGGGAAGCCACTGACGCAATGTCCGCCTTGATGGACTCGATGCGAGCCTCCAGCCCTGCACGAGCTTCGGGGGTCGCCTTCTCCTTCAGACCCTTCGCCTTGGTCAGCGCGTCATTCACCGACTTCTCGGCTGTGGCGATCTGACCGGCGTTCTCGGATGCCCAGCCGGTGACGTTCTCGCGAGCCTCTTCAATCTGAAGCTCCAGAGCGCCCTGGGTGCGTTCCTGGGTCTCGTAGCGCGTCGCCACTACCAGGGCAGCCTTCTCAGCCTCCTGGGCGCGTTTGCGGGCGATCTCGTAGGCAGCCTCAAGGGCTTTGCCACCCGCAGCCTCTTCGACAAGCTCCTTCAGCTCCTTGTCGGTCATCGCCGGGAGGTTGGGCATGCAGCCCTGCCCCGCGTAGATGGACGCCATGAAGACTTCCTGGCTACAGCCGAGAATCTTCTCCAGCTGTTCCTGGGTGAGCTTGTCGGTGCCGAGGGTCAGGTCGCTCTCGCCCTTGAACAGGTGCAGGCGGCTCTTGCCCTTCGTGTGCTTGCGGTAACGGGTGACGGTGTAGACGTCCTCACCCTCGCGAAACTTGACCTCGACGCGGCAGTTCTTCTTGGCGGTGCGATTGACCACCTTGTCGCCAGAGCGACCGCGTGCAGTGATTCCGTAGAGTGCCCAGCTCAGGGCATCAACGACGCTGGACTTGCCGGCACCGTTGCTGTTCGCGCTGGAATCGTCCTCGTTGATGCCCTGGATCAGGAGCAGTCCACGATTCTCCAGATTCAGCGTGCCCTCTTTGATCGAAAGGAAGTTCTCGATCTGAAGGGTCTCAATGGTGATCTGACTCACCGCTCTCTCCTCGTGCGTATGCGCTTACATACTATTATCGACAAAAGACGACTGCCGACTATCGGTGCATCTCTCAAGAAAGGGCTCTCGTCGGGGCTGCTAAGCCCCAGGGGCAAGAGGTCCAAACCAGGGTTCCGAGTGTTCAGCGCATCGGGTAGCGCAAGCACGAGAGCCCTTTCTTGATCCCACTGATGCGCTCAGTGGGGAAGCGTATTGCCGTCAAGACCCCAGCTTGTGCAGGTATCGACGTTCCAGCTGGTCAGCGACTTCACGTAGGCGTTGGACGACCCACTGCATGCTGCTGACCTCTTTGCCCAGCGTGGCAAAATGAACTGCGTTCTTGATGACCCCATTGAACATGCTGTGGCTCATCCGACCGCGTGCTGGTCGAAGATCACGCTTGGGGTTCATCAGTCATCCTCTCCATCATCGCGCTCTGGACCCGGATCTTGGAAGCAGTTGTACTGGTCATCCCAATCGCCAAAGTGCAGCTCGTCCGGGAAGATGTCGGTGCCCTGCTCCGCTTGCTCGACCCGGTATTGCAACGCAAAGCGGTCGATTCGTGCCTTCTCATCAGCGACCCACTCGTCAAGCGTTATGGGTCTAGGGCCAATGCTCTCTTCCATTCCTGCCATTCCTCGTATTGAGCGCACCAGGTCATGTGGGGCTGCTCGGGGTCTCGCCCGTTCATGGAGGGAGCGAACCCGCCGCAGTTGCAGTAGTGCTTGAAGGACTTCAGCTGCTCAGCTTCTGTGCGGGTCACGTTCTTCTCTCCGTGCGTGCTTTGCTGCTACATGCTTATTATATGTATGTTGATACTTATTTTGTCGTCCCCGCGAAAATAATTCGCAGGGACGTGTTGCTTACCAGCTCATGCGCACGACGTAGTGACCCTCGGGCAGGATGCCCTTGTTGCACAGGTCATTGAGGAAGATGCCCAGGTTGTAGCACTCGAAACCGCCCGACTCGACCGCTTCTGCGATGGTCTCTTCGTCCCACTGGTCCAGCTCCTCACGCTTGACGTCGTGGGCATAGTCCGTGTCGTTGGGCGACTCCAGCATCTCCAGCTTCTTGCCGTAGGCGAGTTCGAAGATACCCTCCATACCCAGCGTGCCCTTCTCGCGGTTGAACGAGTAGGTCAGCCAGCTACAGTCGATGGTGGTTTTGACGTCGTGAGCCAGCTTGTCGATGGTGACGGGCTTCTGCTCGGTGTTCTCGCTCATTGGGTTTCCTTTTCGACTACGTACTTGAGGGCTTCGCGCTGCACGAGGGTCTGTGCGAGCGTGAGGGATTGGTATTCGGAGACACCCTGGAGGACTTCGGCAATCTCCCGGACGCGGCCATTGGGGAGGATCGAGGTCGTCGCCCATTCGATCAGCTCAGCGCATGCCTCACCCACATGCTCCTTCGCCATCGCCTGAGCCTTCGCCATCGCCTCGACGTACATATTGGTGCTCATGCAGCCTGTGCCTCGTTGTATTTCAGGGCGGCGTTCCAGGCGATCCAGCGGTCATTGACCCGGAAGTCGCAGTAGCCGCCATCGAAGTTCTGACGGAAGGACATTGGCTTGCCCCGGAGCTTGCACGTCTTGTAGCCGCTCGTGGTCTGGAGCCAAGCCTCGAATGCCTCACGGCTGGGGTGGTCGAAGCGCTTAGCCATTGGGGTGAGTCCTGCGCCAGATTTCGTCAGCGCGGGTCAGCTCCTCAGTGCCCTTGCCCACCATGTCCACGACAGCCTCGGCCAACGAGGGGAATGACTTGCTCGCGGTGAAGCAGTGCCCGTCCGGCATGACCACCGACCAGAACCAGCGATCAGAGGGCGCAATCGAGCGGGTGACGCTCAGCTTGCACTGCGGGTGGAGGCGCTCGCAGCGCTCGACGCACTTTGCCTCCTGGCGATTGGCCAGGCGCACAGCAGACGCTGCCAACAGGGATCGACCGTGACCACCAACACCGTGAGGAACCAGGGCACCCGCGTCGTTGAGGTTGATCAGCGCCTTGATCGAACGGACCAGGTGCGCGTCGTCGCCACGGAAGTCGTCAAAGATGGGCTGCTCAGTCATTGCCCTTCCCGTCTGCCAGTGCCAACAGCACTTCGGTCACGTTGTTGCCAAGCTTGTGATGATCCGGCGTGAGGACGTGGTTCCAGATGTGGTCGGACTTGGAGTGCTCCATCAGCGTCCGCCACATGAGAGCGTCATGGGCCATCAGCTCGATGAAGTGGAGGAAGGCAGTGCCCTTGCCCAGACGTGCAGCGAAGACAGCGACCTCGCTCTTCGTGGCACCCGCTTCTGTGGAGACCAGTGGCGTGGGCTCGCGCTCTTGCTTCAGGGCGCGGAGCATTGCAGCAGCCTCACGACAGCAGCCGTAGGCGTCGAGCTTGCCCAAGCGGCGAGCCAGGGCTTCGATTTCGTTATTCGTGATCATTGGAGATTGCCTTCAGTTCACCCTTCGAAAGGGCAAGAGCGACGTTGATCGTGTTGAACCAGTCGCAGTGAGTCCGGTCGTCAACCGTGTGGCCCTGTCCTACGACGCGAGCCTTGCTCATTTCGAGCCACACGCGATTGAGCTGGACATACCAGGACGGCGCTTCCAGCCAGTCGTAAGGCGGAATGGTTTCCTGCGTGGGAGCCAGCAGAGCCAGCAGGCGCTTGTTGGAGTCATCGAGCGCTTTGTTCATCGCCTTCAGCCACTCGACGTCTTCGATTGCCGGCTGCTTCAGGAATTCCTCAGCCTCGCGGGCCAGGCTGAAGTAGCTGTAGGTGTTGAAGGCTGCCTGCATGCGCTTGATGAACTTGCGCGGGACCAGCACGTTGTCGTTGTCAGCCACGGATGGCCTCCAGGATGAAGTGAAGGATCGTGCAGAAGCCCATGCACATCAGTCGCTCCTTCCAGTGGTGGAGCTTGTGGGCGCGTTCGTCGGGCTTGCCCAGGTGGGTGTGATGCGGTTCGTCGCAGTGGTGGTCGTCGCCGGTCTGCGTGAACACGAAGCCATTGTCAGAGCGCGAGCCCATCAGACAGCCTCCTGTGCCGGCTTGTGGGCGTAGGCGCTGTGCTGGCAGAACATGTGGAAGAAGTACGCAGCTGCCATCACCGGATGCCCATACCAAGCCAGGAACGAGCAGATCGACAGGTCATAGACCACGTTCATCCACTCGGGGACGGACGGACCCTGCTTCGCCATCGCGACCTTGATCTCCGGCACGAACACGAAGAGGGTCAGGATGACCGTCACCCAGAAGTAGAACTTGAAGAGGTATCGCGCCCCTTCGATGTCGTAGGTGTAGCCGGCGACCATCGCAGCAGCGAAGGCACCGTTCAGCAGGAACCACAGAATTGCGCGCTTAGCCTTCATTGGCCGTTTCCTTCTTGAAGTTGTGACGGCAGCCGAGGCAGCGCTTCGTCTCGTCGGAGTTGCCACAGCCGCCACAAGCGACCAAGCCAAGCTGCGCTTCCAGCTCTGTGACCCGACGTGCAATCGGGCGATGGGAACGCAGGAACTGGACTTCACGCTCCAGGAAGGACGTGCGGGCATCGAGCGACTTGCTCAGGTAGTCCGCCATCCAGTCCATACGCTCGTGGTGGGGCAAGTCGGTGGGACACAGCGCGTGCGCCTGGGAGACCATTCGTGCGGTGATGGCGCTCATTGCTTGAGTTCCTTCACCTGGTCGATCAGATGCGCGTGGCCACGGAACTGGACACCCTTCTTGCCACCGGACAGACCCAACACCGTCAGCCAGCGTTCGAAGTAGGCATTCAGCTCAGCCGAACGCTCATGCTTCCCGTCGTGATACGTGAGGAAGTCCTTGTAGTTCTGCACCTTGTCCGCGATCAGCATCTTTTTGACGTGGAGCAGCGGACCCGGATCGGGAGCACCGTTGAACATGATCCCGAGGGGCGACGAGAACACCTTGTCCGACAGCCAGGCGTTCGCCTTGTTGCGGTATTCCATCGCGACCGCCACGACCCGCAGCGAGTCCGTCATGGTCGTCAGCTCGCGAAGGTTGCCCTTCAGGGCTGCGTCTGACTGGAGCATCGGGTGCAGGCACCAGGCGCGCTGTGTGATCGCACTCGCCTTCAGTGCTTCGAGGATGATCAGACCCTCGTCGATGTGGTTGATCAGCGGAACACCGCTGCGCTCAGCCACCTTCTTGCCGTAGAAGCGCTTGACCGCCTTGTATTCCTTGAAGCTCATGCCGCCTGTGCCTCCTTCAGGATGTCCACGCACAGGGCATGGGCTGCTGCCGGGAGGCTGCGCTTCGTCACGAACTCCTTGATCGAGTTCTCGATGGAGTGTCCACCGCTCGGTGCCGGCGTGGTCGCACGGGTCATCACGGTCTTCTTCATGGCGTGAATCACGACGCCTGCGGCCCCGTAACCCAGCAAGCCCAGGCGGATCGTCTCCAGCTCGGACTCCGTAGCCACCTCGATCTTGACGCGGACGAAGTTGCCATTGACCTCCAGCAGCCCCTCCTCGTCCTCGACGTTATCCACGTCCATGAACTTGGGTGCCGTGGTCTCGTAGTGCTTCACCTGGTCGTCGGTGACGATCAGATAGCCAGCCTTCGAATTCACGTCGCCCCACGTCTGATGCGTGAGAGCGCCCACGGAATACACCTCGTCGCCCATGTGTCGGTGATGGTGGTAGTGACCGCAGAACACGCGATTGAAGCCAGTGCCGGACAGACCCTCATGCGTCAGCCCGTGCTCGGGCAGATGGGGCAGCACGCCGTCGATGGGTGCATGGATGACGGCATCGAGCCAGGGCTCCTGGTCGAACTCACGCTCGTCGAAGGTCAGCTCGTCGCGCCAGGACATCATGGCTTCGATCAGATCCTTGGTCGTGGCATACCAGGGGAACAGGACGACCTTGTGGTCATCGCTGAGGTCCACGACCATCGGTTCGTGTGCGACCTTCACGCCCAGGGCTTCCAAGGCAGTGACGGCGTTGCCCACGCGCATGGACTCGTTGCGCTCCAGGTCGTGATTGCCGGGGATGACGTAGATTTCGAACCCTTCCGCAACCAGCTCGCGGAACAGATCCATGACCGGGTTCAGGACGCTTGGAGCGACCTCGCCCCGCTTGTGGAAGGTGTCACCCGCCAAGAACAGCTTGTTGCCACCGGCTGCCTTGACCGCTGCTGCGTGCTCACGCATGGCGTCGAGGGTGGCTTGCAGACGACTGTTCACGCCCTTGTCGTTGACAGTGGCGAAAGCAGTGAACGAATGGAAATGGTGGTCTGACGATACCCCAAACGGCTTGCTCATTCTCTTCTCTCCTGCGCTATGTATGCGCTTACGTACTATTGTACTTATAGAAACGTCAGCGTCTACGTCCCAGCTTCACTTCCCTGCTCAGTTGCCTGAAGTGATGCACTGGGAGATACCGCTGATCCGACCCGCCTCGCCCGCCGTAGTCCCGGCGCTGATACTTGGTGCGGTCGAAGAAATTCTCGATGGGCGTGATGAAGAGCCAGTTCAGCTTCCTCACCCACACCGCGATGCTTTTGCACCCTCGACGCCTGGCCATTTGGAGATGGTCGTCGTCGATGGCCCATGCAGCTGTCTCGTCTTTCAGAGCCTCACTGATGGACTTGAACTTGTTGGACCCCTCGCGCACCGTTTTGAAGATGTCACCAGGGGTCCGAAACGCGCAGTAGACAGGAGCGCTCGACAGTTCGAAGAACGCTCCATAGACCCGCTTACCCTTACGAACCAGCTCCACTTTCGATTCTCTCCATGTAGATCACCGTGCAGGTGGTCTCCCGGTTGAATCGGTGGGGTCCATAGTTCTTTCGCATCACCTCTTCCAGGTCGAGATCCTCGCCCTCGACAGCTGCTGCAATCGAAAGATGGTTATCGACGCCAAACTTCTCGTTCATCGCCGCAAAGGAGCCGGTGTGAACTTGCTTGACGACTGCCCTGCCGATTTCTTCACCGCCTGCCATGCTCAGCGCGACGGTTTGACCTTCGACCACCCTGGCTCCCCAGGCTGCTCCAACACGGAACGTGTTGAAGTCGCCATGAAGCCCAGCTGGGTCGCGAAACTCGATCCTCACAAGGAAGCTCTCACATTCCAGGAGTCCGAGCTTCGCGCCCACCTTGTTCTCTTCCAGTCGTGTGAGGATGCCGCGAATGGAACACTCCACGTTGCCGCATCGCTCGCACAAGGATTCGAACTGCTCCAGCACCTGACGCCTCTCAAGCGTGTATTTGCCGGACTCCAACCTCTTCAATCGCTTCATCAGGGACTCCCGTCTTGTGATGTTTCTAGTTCACAAAACGGGAGCTGATGGCGTCAAGGTTGGTTACGTCGCTTTTTTCGCTTTCGCTGCATCTTTCGCAGCGACGATCACGGCAACGAGTTCCTTGTACGTCATTTCCGCCTCCAACTTACGAGCCAGCGGGCCGACGTGGTAGCTCTTGCCTTCCCAGATGACATACGAGCCGGACGTCTCGATGTAGCCCTTGGCCTTCATGTACTCCAGGGTGCCTTCGAACACGTCGAACTTGCCCGTGCCGTCTTCCATGAACTTGAAGTCCCACTCGGCGCTCAGGAACGGACGGTTGACCTTGTTCTTCTTGCAGACGGCGGTGATCGCCTGGCCCTCGACTTCCTTGGTCTTCTTGTCCTTCTCCACGCGACGCGAGAGCTGGATGCGAACCGAAGCGAAGAACTCGGGAGCGTTGCCACCCGGCGTCGTCGTGGGATCGCCGTATGCGACGCCCGGCTTCTGACGCTGCTGATTGAGGAAGATGAGGCAGATGTTCAGCTCGCTGGCGTGCTGCATCAGAGCCGGGAAGGACGTCGAAGTCGCCTTCGCGAGTGCCAGGTTGTCGTGCATGCCCATGCTGCTCGACTCGCGCATTTCACCCTTGTCGTCCATCAGCTTGGACTGCGGGACCATCGAGGCGAGCGAATCGAAGACTGCCACGATGGGAGCCTCGTCGGGGATTGCCTTCTTCGCACGAATGGCACGGGCCAGCTTCACCGTGTCGTCGATGGACTGTTCGAACGTGCGGGGCATCTTGTAGACCCAGCGACCCGGCGTCGGGTCGAGACCCAGCGCGACGCCCAGACCAATGTCGAAGGAGCGCTCGTGGTCGTTGAACATGGCGATGCCGCCCATCTGCTGCGCCGACTTCATCACGGCGGTTGCGATAGCGGTCTTGCCTGCGCTGGGCGGGCCGAAGATTTCGATCAGACGGCCACCCGGAAGACCCTTCTCCAGGTCTCCCGAGATAGCCTCATTCAGGGGAGCGTAGCCGGTGTCCAACCATACGGTGACTTCCTGCTGCTCGTCGTTTTCGCCAATTGCTGCGGCGACCAGGGACGCGAGATCCAATTCCTTGCTCATGCTTTCTTCTACCGTTTGTTATTGAAGGGAGAGACGAACTCTTCGTACTTCTGGAGGATCGACATCAGGCCCATCTCCGCGCAGAACTCCTTGAAGGCGTCCTCGTCGTACATCGCAGGCAGGCTCCGCATCGCTTCACGCGGAATGTCCACTTCCATCAGGTTCATCATTCGCTGGTTGCGTGCGAAGTTCGCCTGCTTCTCCTCGCTCTTGGTCAGCTCGGTGACGTGCTTGCGAACACGCGACAGTGGGGTGCTCTTGGGGATGGTCGGTTCGAACTCCGGCCAACGCTCCAGGAGATCCGCGTAGTCCTTGAACTCAGCGGTCAGAGCCTCTGCGCCCTTGTCGCCAATGCCACCGACGCCAGGGAGGTTGTCGCCCTTGTCACCACGCAGGCACTTGCCGAACAGGAAAGCGTTCGGGTCCGCGTAGCCAGTGAAGGTCTGGAAGTTCTCCAGGACGACCAACTTCTCTTTGTTGCGGTCGAACCAGTTGACGTTCTCGCTCACGAGCTGGAGCCAGTCCTGGTCGTTCGTGACGACCGTGACCTTGCCGGTCTTGCTGAGACGAGTAGCCAGGTAGCCGGCCATGTCATCAGCCTCGTAGCGCTTGGCGAACAACTGACGGATGCCAAGGAGCTGGAGAGCCTTCTGCACTTGCGGGCGCTGCGGCTTCAGTGCTTCCTTGATCTTGACCAGCTCGGCGTTGTCATCACGGGTGCCCTTGTATTCGGGGTATTCCTCGTGACGCCAGGTCGGACTGGAATCCCACAAGAACGTGGGCTTGGCGTTGGGGAAAGTCTTCTGCAGGTAGCGTGCGCTAGCCAGGGTGCCGAAGATCGCGGTTGTTTCGACGTCGCCGGACATCAGACGCCGTTCGCTTCCCGCCTGGGCTGCGAACATGACGTTGTTGGCGTCGATCAACAGATGGTGATCCATGTTTCTCCTCCAGAGAGAAAGAACCCCGCGCTGGGCGGGGTTCCTTCGTTCGGCTCTTAGGCCAGGCCGTTTTCCATCAGGAGAGCGTCCAGCTCGTCCAGCTCAGCGGATGCAGCACCCGTCGAGTCGATGGTCATCGGCTCCACCTTCGACAGGCTCGCAGCGCTGGCGTCGATCACACGCTCCGCTGCCGGGGCAGCAGTCGAGGTCTTGGCGGGCGACACGTCCTTCACTGCGCGGCTCGGTGCCGGGAGCAGCTCCTGGTTCGCGTGACCCAGGCGGGCGAAGTTGACACCAGTGACAGCACGCAGGTTGGTCAGCGCCTTCTGCAGACCCGCCTCGTACTCCTGAGCCGCGTAAGCATCCAGGTCACGGGCCTTCGACATCACCGAGGCATCCACCGGACGAGCCTTCGGGCTTGCCATCACGGTGTACTTCGTGTCGCGACCGCTGCCGGTCTTGGTGATCACGAAGTCGTAGCCCTCTTCCAGGCTGAAGACGTCGATGCTGTGCTGCTCGGCGTATTCCTCGGCAATCGCCAGGATCATGTCGAACACGGACGGCGGCAGTTCCATCAGCACCGGCTCGGTCTTCGCATTGGCATGCGAGCCGTTCAGGTAGATGGAGTTGATCAGCACGCGACGCGACGGACGGGCTTCGTCCAGGATCTTCGTGACGGTCTCGTCCAGGCCCGGCTGTGCAGCGGTTTCAGCCATCGCAGCGCAGACGTCGCACGGCTTGCCGAAGGTTTCCTGGGTGCAGATGTAGACCGCCTTGACGCTGCCGTCTTCCGCCTTGATGAAGTGCTGACCGAAGTCGTGGAAGAACTTGCCCACCGGGTCGCTGTTCCAGTTCGGGAGCACGCGCACAATGTTCTTGTCCGACGTCAGCTTTGCCGGCTTCTCGGTGTTGCCACCCTTCGCTGCCAGTGCCTGACGCTTCTTCTTGATGAGATCCAACAGTCCGCTCATTTGGGTATTTCCTTGTTGTAGTGTTTGAGTGTTTGCAGTGGCACTCGACTACGCGGGTTTTCGCTTCGTCGTCATGCTCGTGCATCGTATGCGTTTTGTATGTATCCGCATACGTATTTTTCTAGGCAGAGCTTAGGTGTGTGATCGCGACAGGGCTTCTGCCCGAGCCTGGCGCAATTCGCGTGCGGCGTCGGCACGAGAGTCGCCAAGAACGCGAACCTCGCCCTTCATCTCCTCACGCTTGTTGAAGGCTGCTTGAATCAGCATGTCCTTCCGATGCCGGAATGCTTCTGCATATCCCTTTGCGATCCCGGCGATCATCTTCGCCTCGTTGTACGCCATGACCGCAGCTTTCATCTGCGTGTCCTGCGACACCTTGGCCTTGATCTGTCCTTCCGTGGCTTTCGTGCCCATCGCTGCGGCTTCGTCGCGATACTTGCGATCCAGCTTGGCTTCGGTCACTTCGACGAGGTGCTCAAACTTGCTTGCCTGATGCTCTGCTCGGGCCGCCTGCTCCGCGTAGTACGCGAAGAGCCCTGCTTGACGCATCATTCCCGCATCCAGATCCAAGGGGTTGATGTTGAGGTCGCCCTTGGCGAGGTTGGGGTCAATGAACTTTTCCACTTTGCTTCTCCATTCGTTCCATCATGTGAGCACATCGTTTGTATGTATGTGCTCACATATTATACCCGTTACGAAATTAGCTCGGCGGCCCGGATGAAGATTGCGTCGAGAGTTTCTTGTTTCGCAGGGTCGAACGCGACCATGCCGGGATTGATGCCAAGGATGATGCTCGCGTCCAGCTTGCGGTCGAACACCACCTTCCCAGCCAGGTCCATGATGGATCCACGTTCGTCAGGGCATAGCGTGCGCGAGACGTTCGAACCCAAGGCGATGATCAGCCCCGGCTTGAGGATCTCGATCTCCTTGTCCAGCCAGGGCCGTGACGCGGAAATCTCCTCGTTCGTGATCGTCTTGTCCTTCTTCGGCACCTTGAGGAACGAGGTGATGTAGAGGTCGTTCGTGGTCAGCCCAGCTGCCTTGATCGCCTCCTTCACCGGCAGTGCCGAGTCAGATTCGAACAGCTTGCCCTTCTTCTCGTCCTTCGACGATGGAGCCTCCAGGATCACCATGATCTTGGGTTTGGAGCCGAGCTTAGGCAGCGGTGGCGCTCCCAGTGCGTCTCGCATCTCCAGCAGCGTCCGTTTGAGGATGTCCAACACCGGCCCGTCACAGACGATGGGTCGATCCACCCTGACAGACGCCGCGATCAGACCAGGTAGGCGCTCCAGCTGAGCCTTCACGCGATCAGGGTGCCTGGCTGGCAAAGCTCCAGGCGTGATCGAAGCGAACGCTCCCACCTCCTCCAGGAACTCCCGTTGGCGCTTGTTGCACTTGCCAGGCACATGCTTGTCGAAGTGAGCCCGGTCAATGAACTTGCCGCCCGCAAGCTCCCTGCCATCCAGCACCGCCTTCTCGGAGATCTCCGACAGCCCCTTCACTCGGGAGATGGGCGCTACGAGAGCGTCACCCACCCGCTTGAAGCCATAGGTCGATTCGTTGACGTCGGGCGGGAGGATTTCAATGCCCCGCTTGGCTGCATCCGCAACCAGGCCAGCCAGCTTGTCCTCCTTGTGGATTTCCAGTGACGCAGCGTAAAAGGCGTGGGGGTAGTGAACCTTCAGATACATCGTCCAGACGGAGATGATCGAGTAGGCAACCGAGTGGCTCTTGTTGAAGGCGTAGCCCGCGAACAGCACGATCTTGTCCCACAGCTCCTTAGCCTGGTCTTCACCCATGCCGGCGACATCGACGCAGCCTCGGACGAACTTGTCGCCCTGCTCTGCCATCTTGTCCTTGTCCTTCTTGCCGATGGCCTTACGGACGTTATCTGCTTCCGCGAGGGTGAATCCCGCAAGGTCGCGGGTGAGCTGCATAACCTGTTCCTGGTAGACGATGACGCCCTTGGTCGCCTTGAGCGCGGGCTCCATCGCTGGATGCTCGTAGTGCTCCATGACGATGCCCTGGCGGACGTTCACGTAGTCGTCCAGCAGCCCTGAGTCCAAGGGGCCAGGTCGGAACAACGCAGTCGCAGCAGCAAGCTCTTCGAAGGTCAGGGGCTCGTACTTCGCCATGTCCTTGAGCAGCTTTCGCATGCCGCCCGATTCGAACTGGAAGACGCCGACAGTCTCGCCCCGCCCGAAGGCAGCCATCGTCTTCTCGTCGTCCAGGTGGAGATCGAGCAGGTTTATCCGCTCGCCATAGTCATGGAAGATCTTGTCGATCGCTCGACGCAGGATGTCCAGGTTGGAGAGGCCCAGCACGTCGATCTTGACCAGCCCCTGCTCCTCGACCACGCGCTTGTCCCAGTTGACCACAGTGTCTTCCCCGCGATCCTCGACGACAGCCATGCCCTTGATGGGTCGGCCAGCCACGATCACACCGGCAGCATGCGTGCCCATACTTCGCATCGTGCCCTCGACACGCTGGGCGATGTCGAACGCCTGCGGGTGTTTCTTCTGGTAGGTCTGAAGCTCGGGCATCTTGTCCAGGGCTTCAGCCAGGCTCATCGACTGCCCGTGCTCCTTCGGGATGTAGGAGCTGCAGGCGTAGTCCCGGTCAGGGATGTCCAGAGCCTTGCCCACCTCACGCAGCGCAGACGGGGCACCCAGCGTGTTGTAGTTGGAGATCGACGCTACAGCCGCCTTCCCGTAGGTCTCGCGGAGGTAGGTGATGATTTCGTGCCGGCGCTCAGACATGAAGTCCAGGTCGGCGTCGGGAAGATCGAGACGGCTCGGGTTGATGAAGCGTTCGAACAGGAGGTCGAAGCGGATCGGGTCCACCTCAGTAATACCGATCACGTAGGCGATAAGACTGCCGCCCACAGATCCTCGACCAGGACCGACCGCGATCCCGTTGTCCTTGGCCCAGCGACAGATGTCTGCCACGAGCAGGAAGTAGCCACAGAAGCCCAGCTCCTTCAGGACCATCAGCTCGGTCTTGAGGCGTGCCTGGTAGACGGGCAGCAGCGAAGGATCGGGCTTGTAGCCCAGCACAGGCTTGTCGATGCGGTCGCTCCAGTATTTCTTGCACTGCCTGACCAGCTCGACAAACTCGTCCTCTGCCATCTTCGGGATGGAGATGTCCGCCTTGGTCCAGCGATACGAGAGCATGGGTGTCGGGTCGATGGGTAGCACCGTTCCCCAAGCCAGACCCATCTCAGTAGCCAGGTCGAGACTTCCCATCACCCCTTCCATCAGGGTGTCGAAGTCGCGGATGTGGAGTCCGGCGATCTGCTTCGGGGTCGCACCGTGGGAGTAGCGAAGGTTCCTAGTGATGGCGTTCACCACGTCACGAGCTTTCGCGTCCTCCTCGGTCGCATACATCGCCATGCCGTTGATGATGACGCCATCGCTGCCGACAATCGTATGCTCCAGGACTCGTGCGTTCTGTCGAGCGAATACCGGGGACGCTACTGCGACAAGCTCTAGCACAAGCTGAGACGCGCTTACGTCGTCGCGCATACGCTCAATGAATGCTGTCACGTCGTCGTCAGACATGACGCTAGAAAACGCGCTCAGAGCGTCGCCCGTGGTGACGACGAAGTTGCCCGTCTGCACAAGGCGACGGAAGGCGAACCAGTCGAAGAATCGACCGATCTTCTTGGCGCTCTCGCACTCGGACAGCGCAGCCAGGAGATCCACGAAGCCCTGAGCCTCTTTCACGTAGACCTTCGGGTAGAAGAACTTGCCCTCGTGATCCCAATGCTGGACTCGGAGGGTGCAGCCGGTGATCACTTCCACACCAGCTTTCTTGGACGACTTAGCTAGGTCGATGACTGCGGACACGGACATCGTGTCTGCGATGGCGACGTGGGTATAACCCACCTCCTTGGCCTGCTTGAGCAGATCGTCCGGCTGGAGAATCGACTCGCCTACTGAGAAGTGGGTGCGAGCGCCCCACATGGTCTTATTCACGGGGACACCATATTCACGCCCACGAACTCCAGGGCGTCCTTTGTCAGTTTGTAGTTGGAGGTCAGCGATGCGACCGACCATTCCGCGCCGTCAGCGGTTCGGAGCAGCTCGTTCACACGACTGATGTGTTCCTTACGTGGGACCAGGTGCGATCCCAGGGTCTCGCGCAGCTCGTGGTAAGCCTGCACAAACATCGCCGGGAACTTCACCTCACCCTTGAACGGGTTCGCACCTGAAACGATGCTGCCCAGGTCAAAGCCCTTCTTGTTCCAGCGATCAACAGCTTCCGCAGCCTTCTTCGCAAGGGTCACGGTCTCGCCCGTGCTCGTGAGCACGATGGTCGGGGTGATCTTGGCTTCAGTCTTGGCGGGCTTCTTGGTCGCGAGCTTGCGAGTCGTGCGGACATGAGCAATGGCCATATCGAGCGCGGTCTTGGGCTTCGCTTCACCTTCAGCACGGAGAGCTGCGATTTCTTTACGAACTTCCTCCACCTTTTCCGAACATGCTTTGAAGAACTGGCAGTTGGAGCAGTAAGCGTCAGCGGCGTCGTGGAGGACTACGCTTCCGAAGCAATCAAGTTGGTCAGACATTTACACCTAGCCCAGAAACAGTTGTGCCTTGCGCTCGATTTCGTGGCGGCTACGACGCGCCACGCTCGGGTGAATTTCCATGAGGGAAGCAACGAAACTCAGGGTCAGCTCCTTTCTGGCTCGGGTGGCATAGCCGGCGTTACGACGCAGCTGTGCCCCACGTTGGTATTTGTCGAACTGGTTCAGGACCACTTCGGGCGGGTTGATCACGCACTCCAGGAGCTGACGGGCGTCGGCACTCAATGCCTTCACCAACTTGTCCGTGGAATCCGCATAGGTCACAAGCTCTTCCGGCGTCAGCTCGTCCGAAGCGATCACTGCCCAGAGGCTTTCGCCTTCTTCGTCGTCAGCACGCTGATCCGGATGGAGCACGGAGCCATGAAGGACGGCCTGCTCGTCTCGCGTGACCAGGCGCTGCAAGTTCTTCCAGCTGGCCTGAATGAAGAAGTTGATGAAGGACGCACCCTTCTCGTCGTCGTAGGACTGGTCGCAACGGACGAAGGTCAGAGCCAGCTCTTGCTCGATGTCGTCCAGGTCGTAGGGGGCACCAGTGGCCATCACACGAACCATGAACTTGTTGGCGAGCTTGTTGATGAGCGGGTAATACTGCTCGACCGTCCTCTTCTCGGAGTGGTGGGTCTTGCGGACCCACACCTCCGACGTTGCTTGGACGTTTGTCTGCTCGGTCATGGTTTCGACCTCAGCCGAACATGCGCTGCATGACGCTGGTCGCGAACGCTGCCGACTGGGGCGGCAGACGATTGATGTAGGCACAGGTGATGCCGTACTTGTAGTCGCTGCGAGCCAGGCCCAAGCGGGCTGCAAACTGGAGCGAACGCGGGGACAGCGGGTTCGTGACCTCGCGGCGGTCGAACGAGTTGCGCATCATCTTGGCGAACTCGACCAGCTTCTGTGCGACTTCCTTCGCCACGGTGGTCTTGCCCATGAGAAGAGCGATTTCCTGCTTCTCTTCCATGTAGTCCTTCTTCATCACGATGCCAAAGCGCTCGTAGTTCGCCGCGTTCTGGATCTGGGTGCCGGCGTACAGACCCGACTCGTCACCCGAGCCGTTCGTGTTTCCCGTCGCAACGAAGCGGAAGTCGGGGTGGGGTTTGACCACCTTGTTCGCTGCCTTGATACGCAGGGGCTTGCCTTCCAGCACAGCCTGGTAGATCGAGCAGACCATCGGGGAGGCGAAGTCGTACTCGTCGGCGTTGTAGATCAGACCGTGTTCCATCGCGAACGGAAGCGGGCCGTCTTCCCAGACCATCTCGCCGTTCTTGACGCGCCACTGGCCTTCGATGTCGGCTTCTTCGGTGTTCGCGGTGTGCTGGACGCGGAGGTAGCCACGACCCGTGCGGGCTGCGCACTCTTCGAACAGGGAGGACTTGCCCACGCCCGAGTGACCCCACATGAGGATCGGGATGTTCATCTCCAAGGCCATCATCACCGTCTTGGTGTCGGCAATGTCGAAGACGTACTTGGAGTCGGCGTCGGGGACGTGAGCCTCGATCTCCGGACGATGACACAGCGAAACCTTGATGGCTTCGCCCAGAGCGTTCATGGCAGCCTTCGCGGTCGCGGGGAAGCCGAACAGCTCATGGAGAGCGCCGGTCTTCTTCTCGGGGCCAGCAGTGGTGGGAGCGACGGTCACGGACTTCGCAGCCGCGCCCTTCTTCATGTCGATCTGAGCCTGGGCTTCCGGGGAGAGCGTCGGGGCCAAGGGATACTTCTCCTTGTACGCCTCCAGGGTCATCTCCGGATGGTCTTTCGACAGGTGAACTGCGATTGCGTGGGTGGTAGCACCGCACTCCTGGCAAGTGATAGCAGCCATTGGGTCTCTCCTCTCTTCTCTCTGAATTGTTCGCGCTGCGCGCTTTATGTATGTACGTACATACTCTAAGCGTCGCAGCGCGGGGTTTCAATACTGGTTCGTCAGGTAACAACGATTTTCTTGAGCAGTGCCAGGATGCGCTCCGGGATCTCCTCGACGCGACCGATGACCTCGGCGTTCTTGTAGAACTCCTTGACGGAGTGATCCATCAAGCCAAGGCCGTAGATCTCCAGTCCAGCACGCTCCATCTCCTTGATGACCTTCTTCAGGTGGGAGCCGAGACCGTGCGCGCAGTAAGCAGCGGGTGCGCCATCGGACATGACGATCATCACCTTTCGTGCTTCCTTCTGGGCAACCAGGCGAGTCGCTGCCTGTTCGATAGATTCACCATCGACGTTGTTGCGGAGGATGCCGTAAAGCTCGGGCATGTATGCCAGCGCTTTCTTCTGGGAGTCGTTGAAGCGCTCCTTGAACTCCTTCAGGACGTAGAGTGCGAGCGGTTCCACGCGACCGTATTTGAAGCCACCTGTGCCGCCTTCCCAGATCGCCTTGTAGACCTCGCCTGCTCGTTTGAAGCCCAGCGAGTCCGCAATGCGGTCGTCGAGCGTGGAGAACGCCACGATTTCACAAGCCACGCCGATGCGTTGCAGCAGGGTCGCGAAGATATAGGCAGCGACGCACGCAGCTTCGATCTTGCCACCGGACATTGAGCCCGAAGCGTCGATGACCAGCTGCACTGCGACCGACTTGGTAGTGGTCTCTAGCTTCGTGCGGAACACGCGGTCGTCGCCAGAGATCAGCTTGTGCAGTCCAGCTCGATGGAGCTTGCCCTTCTTCTGGGCAGGCAACCAACGGGCAGCACTGCGGGCGCGGAACACACGCTCGACCTCGGACTGAAGACCCGGCGACATGCTTTCCGCCTGGCGGGGAATCTTGCTTCCGGAGAGGGTCTTCCCGTCCCACTGGTTCGGGTAGGGCAGCCTGCCGACGTAATCCCCGTCTCGACTGTAGGGCAGATACTTGCTGGGCGACTTCGAAAGGTGCGCAGCCAGGTCAGACGAGATTGCCTCGGACATGGTGTCATCCATGTCCTTCACATCATCGGTGTCGAACGCTGCGACGGCGGACTCTTCACGCGAATGTCCACCAAGACCGCCCGTGCCTTCGTTCGGCTCGTCGTCCTCTTCCTCTTCTTCGTCCTCGTCGTCGTAGTCGTCAGCACCCGTGCCGCCGTCTCCGTCACCCTCGCCGTCACCGCCCTCGCCTTCCCTGGAGTCCTCACCCTCTTCGGACTCGTCCTTCTTTTCCTCGGACTCTTCCTCGTCACCACCCTCACCCTCTTCGGACTCTTCGGGCTTCTCTTCGGGCTTGGGCTTTTCCTTCTTCTCGGGCTTGGACTTCTCGCCCTCTTCCTCTTCGGATTTCTTTGCGGGCTTGCCGGACTTGGTGCCGGAGCTGGACGACTTACCACCGCCCTTGCCCGACGCAGACTTTTTCTTCCCACCGCCACCGGAGTCACCCGGCTCGCCTTCACCCTCGGACTCTTCGGACTCTTCGTGCATGGCATCGAAGATCGCCTGGGCGACGCTGACAGCGGTCGTGGTGGAGTTGACGGACTTGATCTCCTTCTCCATCGACTGCAGCACGGTTCCGACCTTCCCCATCAACGGCCACTTGCCGTCCATGAAGTTCGCGAACTCGGTGTAGCCATAGAGCGCACGGATCGCAGCTGCAATGAGGATGCCGGCGAACTTGTACTGATCGGCACCTGCTGCGACTGCCTTCTCGTAGGTGGGAGCGATCATGCGGCTGATCGCGAAGATGCGCGTGTCGCCCAGGTTGCGGCCCGACCCGTAGAACTTGTCGGCCATGCGCTTCTCGATCATGCAGTCTTCGAGAATGTTCCAATAGGCGTGCTTCTCTTCGCTCTTGCCCTTCTTGTGCAGCTCCTTGATGACGTAAGCCATGTCGGTGAAGAGCAGATGCGCGACCTCGTGATCCAAGAAGCCCTGGATCGCAATCATCAGATCGCGGGGTGCATCATCGGGAAGCGACGGCAGGGTCACGCACTGCGGCTGACCGTCTTTGTTGTACGCGACGTGGGCCTTCAGACCCTCCTGGCGGACTTCGATGTTCGAATCCGTCAGGGCGCGAGTGACTCGCCCAATCGTCTCGCGCAGATACTGCACATCCTGCAAACCAGTGGCCATTCTCTCTTCTCTCCGTTATGCGTCGCGCTCGCATTGAATATGTATGCGCGTACATACGAGTATAACGAGAGACAAGCAGGGGCATCTAGTCCCCTGCTCACATTGCCTACCGATTGCCTGTTACAGGACTTTCGTAGCGAGAGGGATCAGCAACGAGAACGCAGCGGTCAGCGCGTGCGCTCCCAGCAAGCGGACGTGAGGCGTCAACGCATGGGTTGCAAAGAGAACTACTGCCGAGGTGCTCTGGACGATATACATCAGTCCGACCTTCGGGTGCTTCGCGACGGTGAGCATCAGCCCATCCATGTCGCGGCTTTGAATCTGGGTGCTTTCGGAGAGAACTTCCTCCAGGGCGTCCGTAGACAATTCCCACGGCTGCATCTGCTGGTTGGGCAAAGCGTCCATCGTGTCCCACTTCAACTGCTTCATATTTTTCTTCCTTCAGGGGTCAACCAAGTTTCTTGTTATGCGTTGCGTAAGAAATTGTAGGAAGCTTGTCGTAAGGAAGGTATTGGCATTTCATGCAGTAGGAAAAGGACTACAAGCTCCCATACGGTGACGTAGTTGGTCACTTTTCAGCCGAGTCACATGGTCGCGAGTTCGATCAACCCAAGAGCGACGGACACGGCACATAGGGCGGCTTTGTTTCGCACCCCTAATCGGTCACTGGCCATGTTGAGGTGCGCATTGACGGTGCGCATGGAAATCCCAAGGCGTTCAGCAACTTCCTCGGCAGTGAGTCCTTGGGCGGATAACTCAACGACCGCAACCTGCTGAGGCGTCAAAATTTCGACGCTCGATTTCACTCCGTCATCCTCTCGACTGAGGGCGTAGTGCATGTGCCCAAAAAAGGCATACATGTCGTTCTCCCTCTGCATCGCGTGCCAGAGAGGAATGTCAGCTTTCGTGGCAAGACACATGATCATCCAGTTCCGAGCGGTGTGTCGGTCCTGGAGGATGACGCCGGAATGGATCCCGTTCTGTCTCCACAGATTTATCGCGCACGGTTCTTCGGTGAGGACTTGCAGCGCTGTGTTGTAGACAGCCTGCCCGTCATCACGCCATGCGGTTACAGGAGCAGTGCTCCAGAGAATGTCGTAAGCATCTTTGCCTCGATTCTCTTTCCATATCTGGATGCGCTGTTCCCAGGCACCCGTAGGCATGTTGTCGAACGTATAGATATGACCGGAAGCGCGGCGGCCTATCACCGCCAGAAACTCATAACCGAGGTTCGTTGCGATCCGATAAGCGTGTTCCCTAAGCCGATTTCCATCCTCGGAAGCCAGTCCGGAGATGTCCCTAGGCATGGGGCAGCCCTCCGTAAGAACCGGAAATTGTGAGGCTTTTCTCTTGTATAAGTCTTTTGGGACGGGGCGAAAAGTCTTGCGATTTACTCGTTGTTAAGCGAACTAACTATTGGTAACGTAGTCCCCGCATATAATCAGTACGTACATACATCGTCACACGGAGAGAAGATTTCATGCCTGCGAACCCGGTATCCAACTACCTGAAAGCGAAGATCGAAGCGACCGGCAAGACGCTCAAGGAGTTGGGAGCGGAAGCCGGCTTCAAGCAAGCGAACGCTTTCGTCCTCCTCAAGAGCGGCGACATGCGTCTGCCGATGGACCGCATCCCTGGCGTTGCGAAGGCCATCGAGGCTGACGAGAAGGAACTCTTCGAACTCGCCCTGAAGCACTACGAGCCCACCGTCTACAAGATGATGCAGAAGCACTACGCAGCCGGCGCAGTCGATCCTGAAGAGGTGAAGCTCCTGGCTGAGATAAAGCGCGCCATCGGCGGCAAGAGCATCAAGCACGATGCCAAGACGCGCTCTCTCATCCAGGAGGTTGTGAAGAACGTCTACGTCGGCGCAGCGCTCAAGAAGGCTTAATTGATCGTCTTCTGGCGATGCTTGCGAAACCAATCTAGCGTCGCTCCCAACTCGTAACGAACGATTCGGCCCGTCTGGATAAAAGGCGGGCCTTTTCTTTGCCAGCGGTTGTTGATGAACCACTTCTCGCTCAGTCCGAGCAGTGCGGCAATCTCTTCGGTCGTCAAAGGCATGTCAGGCGCAGTCCTGGCCATGCGCTCCACACGCTCGTCCAGCGTGAGCGTTCTCAGTGCTCCCAT